GAAGCAGAAGCAGAAGCAGAAGCAGAAGCAGAAGCAGAAGCAGAAGCAGAAGCAGAAGCAGAAGCAGAAGCAGAAGCAGAAGCAGAAGCAGAAGCAGAAGCAGAAGCAGAAGCAGAAGCAGAAGCAGAAGCAGCAGGAGCAGGAGCAGGAGCAGGAGAAGCAGATGAATATGAAGAAGGTGTTGGTGGTGATGATAAAGAAGCTATAAAGTATTTAATTGAAACTAATTGGGATAAAAAAAAATCTGGATACAATGGCGAGGAATACTTCACTAGCAATGAATTCCCCAATTGGAGGGCCATATTTTCCCCAGAACACAATACATACTACTTTTTCAATACAAACACCAAAATATCACAGTGGAAATTACCTGTGGAGGATGTTGATATGGGGGATAAGAAAGAGGGGAGTTTGAAGATTATGCTTAATAAAATAAAAGGTAGTGGATCACCATCTTCATCACCATCTTCATCGCCACCTTCTTCCGTCGACTATGAAAATCCGGTACATGGTGATGAAGATGGTGTTGCTGTTGTTGATGATAGTCCTGAGGATCATGCAGGGTCGACAAAGGAACTACAAACTGGATCAAATGGTGGTAAAGTCAACCATTTTAGAAAAAGACAGACTTGGACTAAACGGCAACAGGTATTGCAAGGTTTGGGGGATATCGACTACGTAATGGATGGAAAATCAGTATCCGAGCCAAGTCAACATGAATACGAACGAATGCAACAGAATGCGAAGCAGAGAATTCAATCTAAATTAAGCCCCCGGAGACATAAACTACCGGCAAAAGAAAGGAATAGTAGAGCGATAAAGACTCTAGAAATGAGACCGAGTGAAAAAAATGTAGCCCTACTTCGACAAAAAGGATTAAAAAAATTAACTAATAAAATAGCGGGACAGTTCAACAAGTCTTCTAGAGAATTTCCTGGATTAATAAAAGATAAGTGTGAAAATATTTTAAAAAATATGAATTTAATATTATCTCTACATGCAAAAATTAAAAAGATTAATATTGGTTCAAATGAAAATCTTAAAAACTTCCCTAAAAGATTTGAATCACTGTTAAAAAAATATAATTATGTCGACCATAAAAAGAAGGCATTACCAATTAATATGTTATTACCCCCCAAGAATGCGAATTTTAATAAATTATACCTCGATGAAACAATATGGGTTGAAATAGTGAAAAATATTCGGGAAACTATTGATTTTGTACAATCAAATAAATTACAATTAATTTTAAACGAACCACATATGATATCTTCTGATAGTTTAACAATTTATATAAAAAAATTTTTCGGAAATAATGATGATGGATTATATACATCAACTATTATAAAAATGCAATTAAACCTTTTTCACTTATCAATATTAAACCAATATTTTATTGCGACAGATATTTTTAGTAAATTTAGTTCATTTATAGAAATAATGACTGAACCGTTGCAAACTTTTAAAACACTTTATCCTGATATAGATTTAAGTTTTATGGAAAACATGGATGAGCTATTAATTGATTATGATATGAAATTATTTAAAATAATGAATATTATAACTGAAATTAATTCGGCATTGGTAAAATTAAGTGAAACATTTGATTCATTAACCGATGGTAATAAACTAGAAGAAATAGCAAAATATTATGATTTTATCTCTCTATATTTTAAAGAATTTAATATATTATATGATACTATATATAATGGAATATTGAGTAAACTTAAAGAATTATATAACGTAGCTTCTGAATATAATGGTTCATCTTTGGGTCCTAATGTGAAAAGCATTTTAAAGTTAACGGCCAAATGGATTGACCCCCTTGAAACTATAATTAAATTATTTGAAACTGTCAAAAGCTATATAGAATACTATTTAAATAAGAAAGGTGAAAGCAGTAAGGCAGGGAAATCGCGTGGGCAAGTGGATTTCTTAACAAATCCATTTCATTCAAAGTTCTCACCGGATGAATTTAATATATCTGTTAAACCCCTTTCACTTGAAGGTGGTGGGGGATGTAAAATACATAAATCTTGGTTCTCAAATGAAAAAGATAAAAAATTAATATTACATTTAAAAAAAATGCTAAAATACCAATATGTTAATAAAAATATTGAATTAAAAAAATCAGGGTTATCTGATACGGTAATTAATAATAGTGAAAAATTAAAAGCCGACCTTAATGAATGTATTGACCAATTATTTAAAAAAAAAACAAAACCACGTTCAAGTAGTTCAAGTAGTTCAAGTAGTTCTGGACAAGCAGGCCAGGATGGTCAATCAACACAAGCAGGCCAGGATGGTCAATCAACACAAGCAGGCCAGGATGGTCAATCAACACAAGCAGGCCAGGATGGTCAATCAACACAAGCAGGCCAGGATGGTCAATTAAGACAATCAGGTCATGATGGTCAATCAAGACAATCAGGTCATGATGGTCAATCAAGACAAGCAGGCCAGGATGGTCAATCAAGACAATCAGGTCAGGATGGTCAATCAAGACAAGCAGGTCAGGATGATCGATTAATGAATGAACAAACTAAACAGTATCAACAATCTAATATATCTGAAAAATCAACAGATACTGATAAAAAACATGAGAAAAGTGGAACATCATTATTATCAAGAATATTTGGTGAAGAAGATACTAAAACTATTTTAGAAAATCAAGAAGAAAGTGATAAAATAATTAAAGAAGGATTAAATAAAGAATTAGATAAACAACAAATAATAGTGGATTTATTTAAAAAATCAAAAGATGGTATAATTAAATTAACTGATAAAGAATTAGAAGAACTATTAATAGAACAAATAAAGACAACACATAAATATAATTTATTAAAGAAAAAAACATTTAAATTAATTGAAAAAAATCCTGAAAAGATGGAAGAAGAAAATATAGAAAATAAAGAAAAAATTAAATTATTAGAAGGAAAAGTATTTGAAATATTAATACAATTATTAGATAATAATTCAAATAAATTATCATCCAAAAATATAAATTTAAGAAAATTAAATAATGATTTATTAAAATATATTAAATTAATTAAAGGTGATGATAATGATATAAGTTTAATGAATACTGAAAAATATATAGATATATTAGAATCTATTGATAATGATTCTAATATTAATAATAAAAGTAAAAATAAAAGTAAGAGTAAAAATAAAAATAAAAATAAAAATAAAAATAAGAGTAAAAGTAAGAAAGCATATGATTTTATGAAAAAATCATTAAAAAAAAAACTAAATAATAATAAAAAAACGATTAATAAAAAAAATAATAAGGGCAATAAGGAGGATACTAAATCAAACAATAAAAAAACAATTAATAAAAAATTAATTAATAAAGTAAATAATAAAAAATCAATTAATAAAAGAGAACATAAAGCACAGAAGATAAATAAATTTAAAAAAATTAAAAAATCGCCTAAACAACTAATAAAAACACCTAAAAAAAATAGTGTTTTACCATATCAAATGCCAGATGAAATATTAAAACCCAATACAGAAAAACCTATTGAAAATTATAATTTAAAATATGATAAATCTGATACATTAGATACATTTAATAACCCATATACATTTAATAAACCATATACATTTAATAATCCAGATATATTAGATAAATCAGATACATTAGATACATTTGAATCATATAAAAAATAATATGTTAATTAATATTTAATTTTTTAAATTAAAAATATGTTAAATATATATATATATATGGTTAATAAAAATAGATTAACAAAAAGAAAAGATGTCAAAAGAATATCTAGAAAGTCAGGTAGAAAAAAATTAACTAATAAGAAAAAAAGAACACAGCGTGGTGGAGCAAAAGAAGATAAATTAAGTCATATAATTCGAAATGTGTTTTCAAGTAATGTAATTGAATATTTACCAACGACAGGGATATTTATAAATGATTTACAAAATAAATATGTTCATATGGTAGATATAAAAGAACTTAAAAAACTTATAGATAGTAATAAATATTTAATGACATCTAATATTATATCAAATATCTATAAAAATAAAGAGATCATGAAAATGAGTGATATATATGGTAATATAGATTTAACGATATTAAATTCATCATTAAGTGAAAATATTAAGATATTATTTCAACATATAATTGATTATAATATGGATAGATATGTAAAAAAAAATATAGATATATATTCTGTAATAACATATAATAATTTATATGATGATGCATTCGAGACTGAAATAAATATGATATTAATGGATAAATTATTTGATATAAGAGATTTAGAAACTATTTTAAAAAAATCATCTAGAATATTATCATCAGATAAAACATTTAAACAAATAATATTATCAAAACTTCAAAATTGTTCTAAAAAACCAATATCACTTTTTGATTTATTTACCGGAGATATATCATTTAGTAGTAATAAGAAATGTGCGCCGCCTAAAGATGTATTATTAAAGTTTGATAAACAAAATTTAGTATTTTTAGCGGATGATTTAATTGATATACCTAAAAAAGATAAAATTAAATTATTAATATTTTATGAACATAGATTAGCATTATTATCTAAATATTTTTCATTAGAAGTATTAAGAAGAAAAAATACAAATAAATCTATTATTATGAAATTATTAAAAAAAATATATAATTTAGATAAAAATGAGAATAAAAAAGAACAATCTGGAGGTGATAATTATTTAGATCCTAAACAAGATACATTAACACCAGGAACATTAGATAAACAAGCTACATTAGCACCAGGAACATTAGATAAACAAGATACATTAGCACCGGGAACATTAGATAAACCAGATACATTAACACCAGGAACATTAAAACAAGATACATTAACACCAGGAATATCTGATAAACAAGATACATTAACACCAGGAACATTAAAACAAGATACATTAGCACCAGGACTATCTGATAAACAAGATACATTAACACCAGGAACATTAAAACAAGATACATTAGCACCCGGAATATCTGATAAACCAGATACATTAGCACCTGGTTCAACATCAGACATGAATATTAAACCAGAACCATTTTCAAGTAAATCAACATTACAAAATAATTTAATGGCTGATAATCAAAATCCGGATGGATTACCTGACAAACGTTTACCAACAGAATTTAATAGAATGAATCCAGGTTCTAGAAAATATGATAAGTTTTATCCATATAATGATGTTGACTCACCAAATAAAATGAGTAAAGAACTTAATCCTGATAAATATGATTCACCTCGGTTAGAAGGTAATGAAAACCCAGATTTATTTAAACATCGTAGTCCATTAAATCAACCAACACCTTTTAAATCACCTGAAAAATATGATATTAAATTAGAAGATAAATTAGAAGAAAATAATAATGAACCAAAACAAAGTAATAGTATATTTGATTCAATATTTAATTCAAAAAATAAAAATAAGAATGAATTTAAAGGTAAAGAGGATGAATTAAAATTAAAAGAGGATGAATTAAAAGATAAAGAGAATGAATTGAAAGGAAAAGAGGATGAATTAAAAGCAAAAGAGAATGAATTAAATGAAAAAGAAAAGGAAAAGGAAAAAGAAAAAGAAAAAGAAAATAATTTAAATAATAATGAAATTGATTTAGAAGAAGAAAGATTAGAGGATAATGAGATAAAAGAAAAAATAGATAAAATAATAAAAAATATAAATGTTCATAAAGTGGTAAAAGATGCGGAATATGAATTAGAAAAAGAACTACCAATATCTGAAAAAAAAACAGAAACAAAAAAAGAAGTAGATAATTTTAGTGAACAATTATCATTAAATAGTAGATGTAAGTCATTAAATAATAATATAATGAATTCGAATGAATTAAAAGTGAGTTATGATTCTATAGAATTATTAGATAAGTGTCCAGAAGAGATGTATGAAGAAATAATAAGGGAAAGAATAAGTAAATTAAATTATTTGTAATTATAAGGAAAATCCGAAATTTTCATCATTACAATATTCATCATTGAATATATCATTATCATTTAATAAAGTATTTAAATTTTCACCGATATCTTCAATATAATCATTTTGTATGACATCTAATTCAGTTAATCCTTGAATTAGTTTATCTTCGTCTAATAATAGTTCGGTTAATCCAGTGCCAGATTTAATAGTTTGACCCATCATGATATTACTAGATACACCTTTTAATTTATCTTTTTCACCGAACATACCAGCTTTAATAAATTGATCAGTAGTATCTTCAAAAGATGATTTAGCTAATGGTCCTACATCACCTCTATTAATGCCTTGTCTATTAATTGCTGTTAAGTATCCTCTATTAGTCATAGTATCAACTAATAGTTCAATATGCCTACTATTAATATATTCACCAGCATCATCACATACAGAACTAATTTCTTCTATTAATATATTTCTAGCTGCTTCAACACCTAATTTTTCATATATTTCATTAATATCATTTGAATATGTTTTAGTAAAATCTACATATTTAGAATTGAAAACTTCTAATAAATTAATACCATCAGATTCTAAAATATATTCAGTTTTATTAATAAATTCGCCATCTTCTTTAATAATAGTTTTTTGTTCAGGAATTACAAGATTTTTAATATTTGTTATACCTCTAATTACAACATTATCTAATAAATCATTCATAATGTTTTTAAATACAGTAATTACTTCACTTTGATCATATAATCCATTAATATGTTCATCACCAGTCATTTCAGCTACTATAGATATTCTACCAATTAATTCTTTAGAATTATCATCTGAGAAATAATATTTAATTTTTTCATCAACATTATAATATTTCATAATTGCTAAATATATATCGTCCATAATTACATTATTTTCCATCATAATTTGTTTATCAAATACAAATCTAATAATGAATGGTGTAGTATTTTCAAAATCTATATCACCATGTTGTAATTTATTAAATTCATTATACATAGATAACATTTCTTGATCTTCTTCTATAACGGTTTCGAATAAATTATTATTAGGATCAAAATATATTTGATTATTTTTAACTAAATCTTTTAATCCAATATATTCTAATTTATTTTTAACATATTGAGTTTTATTTCTATCAAAATTATATTCGTCTGTTAAATATATTATAGTAGATGGTGATTTAATATTTTTACTTAAATGTAATAATTCAGTTAATCGAGGGATACCTCTAGTAACATTAGATTTAGCAGATACTCCAGCAAAGTGGAAAGTATTAAGAGTCATCTGTGTAGCCGGTTCACCAATACTTTGAGCAGCCATAACACCAACCATTTCACCAGGTGATATCTTTGATTTTTCAAATAGATATAAAATATTTTGAAATATCTCATCATATTCTTCTTTTAATATATTAAATTTAGTAATTAATAATTTAGGATTTAAATGAATATCAATTAATATATGAATTATTTTATTATTTTTAAATATATCTGTAACTACTAATTGTTCTTTTAATTCTTTATTTTTTTCTAAAATATATAATGGAGATATATTAGATATAATATCTTTATCTTTTTGATAACATTTATTTTCACATAATCTATTTATATCAATAGGATATAATATATTATTTTCTAATTTATTATTAATATTATATAAATAATTCTTATGTTCTAAGATAGTTGTAAAACTATCATTTAATTTATCTAAATATTTATTATCTTTTTTCATATCTTCAATAACAGAATCTTCTAATATTTTAGACCAATTTGTATCATTAGAGAATAAGAATGTATTACATAATCCATTAGTATCTAGTTTATTAATTAATAAACTTTGTGATTCAATATTAATACCTTCCATACCATCTTCACCATATATAAATTGATATATACAACCAGTGCTGTTTCTAACAGATAAATCATAATCAACATATAAATCTTCCATAGATTTAACTAATTTTCGTTGAATATATCCAGTAGCTGCAGTTTTACATGCTGTATCAATTAATCCTTCACGACCCCCCATAGCATGAAAGAAGAATTCTTGAGGTGATTGTCCAGATATAAATGAATTTTCTACAAAACCTCTTGCTTCAGAAGAATCATCATATTTATAATAATGAGGTAATGTTCTATCATTAAATCCATTAGGAATACGTTTACCATCAACATTTTGTTGACCTAAACATGCCACCATCTGAGCAATATTAGTGGTTTTACCTTTAGATCCAGAATTAACCATATTTACTGCTCTATTTTTTTGGTCTAAATCTCTTAAACCAATTTTACCAGTATCATTTAATAAACTATTTAATATTGAATTAACTTTTTGTTCAAAATATACATCATTTGATAATCCAGAATAATTTTCAAATACATTTAAATGTATTTCTTGCATTAATTCATTTAATTGTTTTTTATTTTCTTGAATTTTAGTATTAATTTCATCATTCACAGATTGTTCAGCTATAATATCACCAATACCAACAGAAAATCCTTCTATTAATAGAAAATATGTTACAATTTTTTGTAAATCATTAATAAAATCACACGCTCTATCAGATCCATAATCATTATATATTGTATGAATTAATCCTTTAGAAGTTTTAGTAAAAGCATTCTTATCTAAACAACCTTGAATTAATACACCATTTTTAATAATAATTTTATTTAATTGATCATTAAATTCATCTTTAATATTATTATCATATGAAGAATTATCCATAATTAAATTAAGATTATTTGGTAAAATATATGATAAAATCGCTTTACCAGACCATAATTTAATATCTTCACCATTAATATTTAATATTCTAGATGGTTCTGGGATAATACCATTAAATGTAGATAGATTACAAATAATATTCATCATTTGAACTCTATTGAAATATGTTGATTCATCTACAATTATATTAGATTTCTCAGCTCCTTTCTTTACAGGATAAATATTTGTATTTTCATTATAATAATATGAATCATCAGATTTATTAATATAATTTATTTTTTCAGATTTAGTTAATTTATTAATACCTAATAATGTATCTTGAACTATAGTGATAATAGGTTTATTTTCTCTAGGAGAAACAATTTGATATTTAACAGATACTAAATTTTTAAGTTCACATACAGAAGTAATAGATTGTGGAACATGCATATTCATTTCATCACCATCAAAATCAGCATTATAAGGTGGAGTAACACTAACATTTAATCTGAAAGTATTACCTTTCATTACTTTAACTCTGTGAGCCATCATACTCATTTTATGTAAGGAAGGTTGCCTATTAAATAATACATAGTCTCCATCCATTAAATTTCTATTAACTACAAATCCATTTTCTAATGTAATATTTTTAACATTAGTTTTAGATAATGTAATAGTTGTTCCATTATTATCAATAATACTTTTAATTCCAGGCCATATATCAAAACCTTTTTCTAATAAATCATTTAATTTATTAATATTAATATTATTTACTTTTTCAGGATAAGTTAAATTATTCGCTATTTTTGTAGGAACACCTAATTCATCTAAATCTAAATTAGGATCAGGAGTAATTACACTTCTTGCTGAGAAATCTACACGTTTCCCCATTAAATTATTTCTAATACGTCCTTCTTTACCTTTTAATCTTTGTCTAATCGCTTTTAAAGGTCTTCCCGATCTATGTTCTGCTTGATTAATACCTCCTGGTAATTCATTATCAATTAATGTCGCTACATGATATTGTAAATTCATACTATAGATATTTACATCCGTATTAGGATCACCATTTGGTGGTGTTAGTTTATCTCTAATAGTTTTATTAACTTTAATAATATTAAATAATTTATGTGTTAAATCATCTTCCATTCTCTGTGAATTATCTTGTTTTACAGAAGGTCTGACAGCAGGTGGTGGTATAGGTAATACAGTGCAAATCAACCATTCTGGACGACACCATAATTCAGAAAATCCTAAATATTTACAATCTTCATCAGTAATTTTTTCTAATATAGATTTAACTTGTTCAATTTTTAATAATTGTAATTTAATACTTGATGAATTACTATCATCAATTTCTAATTTAGTCCATTTAGCTTGGATACCTTCTATATTAGATACTTTATATCTATCAGGTTGTTTACATCCACAGCCATCAATATTTGATTCACCACATCTTTTTACTTTTGAACATAATTCATTTATTTCATTAAATCTAATTTTAGGTTGTTTTTTAAGAATATTTTGAACTAAATTATCTTCTTTATTAATAAGTAATTTAGAACAATTAATACATACACAATTTAATATTTTTGGAATCATATTAATTAAATGATAATGATATACAGGTTTAGCTAATTCTAAATGACCAAAATGACCAGGACAATGTATATTCTTTTGATGACATGTCCCACATACTTTACCCATTTCAGTTGAACCCATACGAATATCAAATAAACCCTTAACTACAGGTGTTTCTTTATCATATGTTTCATATTTAGTAATTTCTACAACAGATCTACTCCTAATTTCATCCGGACTCATTATACTGAACTGAACACCTTTAATATTTCTCGTTTCAGGTTCAAATAATTCCATTATATATAATTATAATATATTATATTCTTTTTTTTAAATCAAATTTATATATATATTATACTCTTTTTTTTAAATAAATTTAGTATAATTACCTAAATTATTATTAATATATTTTCAAATTTAAATTTGATTATAATTTAAAAATATAATTATAATTAATATAACATGAGTCATCAAATGATTACACGTTCTCAAAAAAATATAATTGATGATAATAATAATAATAATAATAATAATAATAATAATAATGATAATGATCCTGAAATATTAGATGATAATGATGATATAGATGAACATGGAAATATTAAAGGATTAATTGATTATAATTATGATAAAAAAAACAAAAAAAATAAAAAAAACATTAAATTACCTAAAATGAAAAAAGGTAAAAGAAATAAAGGTAAATCTAAAATAGGTGAAATGTGTTTATCTTATATGTTAATGAATATGATGAATAATAATTCTATGAAAGTTATTAAAATACCTAATAGTCAATCTATTAATTTAGATTTAAATGAAGGTTCTGATAATGAATTAAATGATGAATCTGATATTGAATTAGATGAATCTGAAGAATTAGATGAATCTGAAGAAAATTTATCAGAATCTAATATAACTATATTATCTAATCCTTTAACTGAAAATGATGATGAAGAAGATTCAGATTCTGATGTATCTGATTATGATGAATTAGATGAAGAATTTATGGAAGTTGAAGATAATATGGATTATGATGATGATGAAAATATTAATTATTTTCATAAATTAGAAAAAAATAAAAAAGAAAATTTATTAGAAGAAATTAAAAAAATTAGTGAAATAAATGATTTAAATATGCCATTAAAATTTAAAATTTATGAATCTAATATGGATTTAAATACTAAAGCAATAGCTATAAAAAATATAGATAAATTAAGTGAAATGGATGTATCTACAGGTGAATATTCTAAAATGGATAAATGGATTTCAGGTTTAATATCTATACCTTTTAATAAATATGTTAATCTACCTATTAATAATGATAATACTATAGAAGAAAAAAGAGATTTTATATTAAATACTAAATCAACATTAGATAAATCTATATATGGTCATAATGATGCTAAAACACATATATTACAAGTAATTGGTAAATGGATTAAAAATCCCATGTCTCAAGGTAATGTTTTGGCATTACAAGGACCTATGGGTAATGGTAAAACTACATTAGTAAAAGAAGGGATATCTAAAGCTATAGGTCGTCCATTTTCATTTATTGCATTAGGTGGTCAATCAGATTCTTCTATATTCGAAGGTCATTCTTATACATATGAAGGTTCTCATTGGGGTAGAATTATTGATATTCTTATTGAAAGTAAATGTATGAATCCTGTAATATATTTTGATGAATTAGATAAAGTTAGTGAATCTCATAAAGGTGAAGAAATTATTCATATGTTAACTCATCTAACTGATCCTTCTCAAAACTCTCTATTTCAAGATAATTATTATCCTGGTATTAATATTGATTTATCTAAAGTATTATTTATATTCTCATTTAATGATGAATCTAAAATTAATAGAATTCTTAAAGATAGAATGTATGTAATTAATACTAAAGGATTTAATACTAAAGATAAAATTAAAATTTGTAGAGAATATATTTATCCTGAATTATATGATACATATTTATTTAAACATGATGATATTATTATTAATAATGATGTATTAGAATATATTATTGAAAAACATACTAATAAAGAAGAAGGTGTTAGAAATTTAAAAAGATGTATTGAAAGTATTATTAGTAAAATTAATATTTATTATTTAACTAATAATTCTGAGAATATTGATTTAAATTTTAAAATAAAAGATTTTAAATTACCCTATAATATTAATAAAGAAGATGTTGATATATTCTTAAAGATTAATAATTCTGATCAACCTCCTCAACATATGTATATGTAATTATAAATTCCATATAGGGTATATGTAATTATATTTAGCTTATAGTAATTAATATTTTTTATTAAAATATTTTATATTAATATATAAATGATTATAAATATTGATCAAAATGTATTTATTGTTATAGTATTTCAGATATTATTATCAATAGCTTTATTTGTTAAAAAACCTTCTCAATTATTTAATTCGGATGGTTCTGTTAAATCATATGGCACTGGTAAAGAACAAACATTATATCCAGTATTTTTAGTTATTTTAATACCTAGTATTGTATTATATGTTTTTTTAGTTAGTAAAAATAATAAGTTCGTTTGAATAAAATTATTCTCTATATAATATTTAATTATGTCAAGACCTAAATTAACTGATATTAAAACCGTATCTTTTTTTAATAATATTAATAAAAATATTCATTTAGATAATCCAATTGATATTAAACCTAAACCTAAATTTACAGGTAGATTTGATTATTTAATTATTCATTTAATTATTTTTTCTGTAATAGTATTATTCATATATTTACTTTATAAAAGATATAAAAATAGAGAAATTAATAAATTAATATATAATCATAAAATAAATAAATTATATAATAATATACATAACCATAATGAGTGAATATTTAGATTTAATAAGTATTTTTTTTAATGAAAAACATTTATATTTATCAAGTGATAAACATGTTAGATGTAATGGTTGTGATGATCATAAAAAATTTATAGAAAATAATTCTGAAATTATAATGAGTTGTGGTGAAACTAGTTCAGATGAATCTAAATGTGGTAATAAAATTAGAATTATCTTACCTATTTATAAATCTGATAAAGATTTAAGATATTTTAAATTTAAATTTAATGAAATGATTAATTGGGAAAATATTAGCAAATTTATTGATATAAATCCTGAATTAATAAAAGATAATCAAGAATTATTAGAAAAACATAATGAAAAAGTCGATAAATTAAAAGAATTATTTAATAAATATAATTCTGATAATGAAAAAAAAATAAATGAAAATTATTCAAAAATTAAAGATTTAAAATTAGAATGTAAAGGATTATTAAATGATATTAAACAATCTGATGATATTATTAAAAAAAAAGAATTAAGAAAAGAATATATTGAAAATTCAAATAATATTAATTTATTATTTAATGAAATTAAAAATATAGATATAAATGAATATTATTTAGTAGATGAACCTAAAATACTTGTTAATAATTATAAAGAATATATATCAGAAAAACCTATTAAACCTATGAAAGTTAAAAAAGTTAAGAAAGATAAAAAAGATAAGAAAGAAATTAAACCAGTATTAGATAAAATACCTAATGATTCTAAAGTTGAGTGGTCAAAAGATGGAAAAGAATTTAATGGTATTATTGAGGGTGAAACAGCTAAATCATATAGAATATGTTGTAAACCTGGTAAAGAATCAGGTGAAAAGGGTTCAACTTGGTTAGTTCCTAAAAACTTAGTTAAATTAAGTTAGATAGTTTCATGGCACGAATCATACGAGTCATGCCAATACCACCACCAGATCGTGGGAAGAAATCCTTACTCAAAAATGTCTCTAGTTCTTTTTCAACACGCTCTCTACCAAATTGTGCGAATAGAATATTAGCATATCCACCTTCAGAGATAGTATGGAACATCTCGCGCATTTGCTCAGGATCAGTAGAGCGTTCAGCAGATCCAATAGTCTCAATACCATGCATGATGACATCAATCTTATTAGCATGTTCTTTATCCTCAGTATGTCTCATATTCCAAAATGGAGAAGTATGGCGAGGAAAGTTCTCAAGGAAAAATGCCTTACCAAAATCTCTCTCGATATATTCCTCATGAATATGATCAAGTTCTACAACACCATATTTATTTGCTACATTATCATAATCATCGCGAGGATAAGTCATTGTTAATCCTTCAGCATTGAATCCTAGATAATCTAGGAGTTCCATTTCTACCTTACGTAGTTCATCAATACCACCCTTAAGTTCAAACTCAAACATAGGGAAAATCTTATCGTGTCGTCCCTCTACTGGATTAGGTTCATTTCGGTAAGAAGTTGATACACAGAAGAAACCATCTTCTTCTGGATGCTCAAGGAGATAATGCTCTAACCACATTTGCCCAGTCTGAGGGAGTGGCCAGACTTCTCCATTATAATTATAAGTCGCAATAGTATTAGGATCCTCACATGCAGCAAGAATACTTAGTTTATTTTGGGTATGAACTTCTTTATAACCCTTTACGTCTCTAAAGAATGTTCGCATTTTACTTACAACAGCATCAAAATTCTTGTAATCAACTCCTTCCATTTTTAATATATATATTAGATATTTTTTTAAGTAATTTTAATTTTTAGATAAATTAATTCAATAAAATCAATTAATTTAATAAGTAAATCAATTAAATTTAATATAATAAATCAATTAATTTAATTAAAATATTATATTTAATAAAATTTAATTAAATTATTTATATCGATAAAATTAAATTATTTATTTATTTAAAATTACTAATTCAAACTCTAATGATAATGTCATATTATTTAAATTTAATTCATTACCATCCATATATAAATGAATTGTTAATTGACTTAAATTCATCGGATAAAATAAATATTGAAAATTATGATCTATAAAATTAGATTTATAATATACAATTGATGAGCCAGATGTTGTTGTAATTGGTAATCTATGAACAATATTTAATCCTCTTGAATTTTGTTTACATGCTTTATATGGTATTTCATCCACAACTATATCTATATATGAACCTATATTTAATGCTGGATGTGTATCGGCTACTTTATTCCCACTTATAGTTAAAGTATTTCCAGATATTCCATGAAACCCAAATTTATACATTAATGAATCTACAGTTAAATTATTAAATATTATATTATCACTATGATTTTTTATTATATTTATCTTTGATGTTATAGAATCAAAAGATAAAGTAAATATACTAGTTACTGAGGTATCTAATTCACCCGCAGATACATTTACAGCTGTAGAAATATTTATAGTATTTAATAATGTATTAATTGTATAAAAACCTTGTGGTATAGTAATGATATAAGAATTATTATTAATAGTTAATTGAATTGTATCGTTAATACCTTGTTTTACATTAAAAACTGGTGATGTATAAATACATTCATTTAATCTAAATCCTATAACATTTTTTTTATAATTTAATCCACCTGCATTATCTATATTAAAATTAAATTTTAATGTTTTACTATCTGAACTTTTTATACAAGAATCATCATTTTCAGATAATAATATATTTTCTCTTGTAACTTGTCTATGAATTAATCCATCTATATCATAAATACCTTTTCTATTATCTACACCTTCTGATATATTTTGTCTATGTATTATATCATTTTCATTTATATAATGTTCATCTCTTAATTCATGTTCTTCATCTATTAAAAATACATTATCCATTATTAATTATGTTTAGATTTTAATTCTTTTATTTTATCGTCAAACACTTTTTGAATAGCATGTTCAGGTGAATCAGGCATTTGTTTCCTTATTATTTTCATCAATTCTTTTTCATACAATTTAGTTTGTTTTTTATAATTCAACATATTTAATTCTGATTCAGATATTACTGAATCTATTGTAGAAGATAATGATGAAATTACAGAACTACTAGATGATTTAAATGCTATATCTGCTGCTTCTTTAATATTTCCATTTGTCTTCTCTAATAATGTTTTTGCTTTATCCTTATCAATACCCAAATTCATTAATTTATTCAATTTTTCATCCGATTTAGATTTAGATTTAGATTTAGATTTAGATTTTTTTGGTGAACTATCAAATTCTAATGATGATGTGGATGATAATGGTGTTGATGATGATTTAGATAATGATTTAGATTTAGATTTATCAGATTTTTTAGGTGAATTATCAAATACTAATGATGATGATGATGATTTACCTTGTTTTTCAACATCATCTATTCCTAAACATTTCAATATGTTTTCATTATAATCTTGGATATCTGTTTTTAAATAATTAAAATGATAACCTACATGATTTACCATAAATATTATATGTCCACAATCTCCATCCATACCTTGAGGACAACTATTTGGAAAATTATAAGACCTATCTTTTTTTATTTCATTTTCCTTTTTATCAGAACTATCTTCATAAACAGCGTCTGGTACTAATGGTATTGCTTCTGTTAAATATACATATACAGGGACTTCAAATATTGATACTATATTTGTAAGAACATAATCTGTAAGCCAATAACCACTACTAATAGAATCACTATCTTTTATTCCACCAAAAATATTATCATATTTTTCTTTATTAACCTTTCTATTTTTTCTTAATTGTTTTATTGGAACCTTTTCTTTAGTATATTTTTCTTTAGTTGAATTCCATTTAACCTCAGGAACCTCACCTTCCCTTTCTATCTGATGAATTGATGAACCATCTGGCATCTTTCTTATAGGATCTTCTATATCTAATATAAATTGTTTAAAATGATTAATTACTTCTCTAGGGATATTTATTTTCTTATTTTTCCTATTATTCATTATAATATCTTTTGGATTTAATCCTAATTTTTCTTCTATATCTTTTACAAATCGTTTTAAATTATCATTAGATTTGCTACCCATGATATAATATGATTCTAATAAACCTTGTATTACTCCATGATATCCACAATTACCATCATCTTCAGTTTTAATCTCTTCAAAATATTCAGAATTACCTTCTAAAAAATCATCTTCTCTTATCATTTCAAGTGATTCTTTATTAAATTTAGTTTCACCACACCCTTTTATAGAACTAAATGGTTTAGCTTCAACTTCTTCATCAGATTCTTTAACAGATTCTTCTAATTCTTTAACAGATTCTTTTTTAACAGGTTCTTCAACTACTTCTTCAACAGGTTCTTCAACAGGTTCTTTAACAGATACTTTTTTAACTAGTTCTTTAACCTTTTTAGGACGCCCTCTCGGTTTCTTTTGTGTTTTAACAGATTCTTTAACAGATTCTTTAACAGATTCTTTCACTTTTTTAGGACGACCTCTTGGTTTCTTTTGCGTTTGAACTGTTTTTTTTTTAATAACTTTTGAGAGAGTATTACCATGTATATTAGATTTTAATGTATCTATAGATTCAGATAATTCAGGACATCCGTTTTTAATTTCTTCTAGTAATTCATTAACAGTCGCCATATATAAATTATATTATATTTTAATTATAATATATTGAAAGATTAATTTAAAAAAATAATTTATCTTTTCTTTTTTGTATTTTTCTTTTTTTTATATTTATTTTTTTTAGACTTCTTAGGTTTTTTAAGTCTTTTAGATTTAAATGATTTTTTAATATCATTTATAAAATATGATATATCTTTAACCATATATATATTTAATTAGATATTAATCCAATTCTTTTAAATAATTCTGCTAAATATGGTAATTCTTCTGATTTTCTCTTTTCATTCGGTTTAGTTTTTTTTAATGATACATTTTGTAAATCTGATGGTTTTATTCTATTTACTTTAGATTCTAAACGCATTTTTTGTAATACAGCTTCTTTAGGTATCCCCATTCTAATCATTTTTTCATATTTTTCATTTAATGGTGGAGGAGGAGGTGGTGGTTGTATCCCTTTCCCTTTACCTTTACCTTTATTAGATTTATTTCCTTTATCTTTTTTAATATTATTAATTAAATCTGGTTTAACATCATCAATAAAACTATATTCATTCAAAAAAATAGGGATATCTATTTTACATTGTAATAATTCAAAATGAAAATATAATGTATTATTCGATAACCATAATCCATGTAAATATATTATAAATGACCCATATGTATTATTTATAATTTTATCAATATTTTTCTTATTTTGATCAAATATTAATATTTCTTTATTAATTTTTAATCTTAATAAATCATTTTTATTATATTTTTTTATAATATCATCTACATTATATTCATAAAAATCATTTATTTTATTATAAATTAATAATAAATTATTATAAAATAATTTAATATTATTATCATTATTTATATTTTGAAAAGATATATCAACAAATTTCTTATTATTATTATTATAAACATATTTCTCACCATATGGTATATACATTTTTGGTGTTTGAATAATTAAATCATTATTATTATATTTAATAGGTATAAGAGTGCAATTATCTGAATATTTTAATCGTTTCTTAATATTAATATTATTTTTATTTAATTGTTGATTATAAATCATTTAAATACAATTATATATATTGATATATACTTAAATAATGAATTGTATTATTTGTGGAGAAGATATAAACTGTAAATATTCATTATCACTTGATTGTGATTGTAAATCTAAATATCATTATGAATGTATTTTTACAACATTAAAAAATGATAAATTTAATAAATGCCCATATTGTGCTAAACCATTTCAAATGTTACCATTAGTTAATGGAGTAAAAAGAATTGAACCCAAAGTTCATATAATAGATGAAAATAATGTATTTGAAAGTGTTAAATGTCAAGCTATTTTAAAATCTGGAAAAAATAAAGGTAATAAATGTAATAAAAATTGTAAATTAGGTTATGAAACTTGTCAAAGACATTTTATTAATTATAATTAAGACATTTATTAATTATAATTAAGACATTTTATTAATTATAATATAACTATTTAAAATTTTTATAATATTCTTCTACAGTTAAATTCTTTTTCCATCTTCTATTATAATCATCTACAATAGATTGTATAGAATGGTTTGAATAATTATTTTCTTTTTTATATAATGATTCTTGATATAATGAATTATCATGTGAATCAATATTACCTTTATAACTATCTGTTAACATTTTAAATTCTTCTTTATTCATATTACCATTCCATCTAGCATCAAATGTTTTTAGAATATGTCTATGATCATTAAAATTTAATTTATCTTTATTTGGTAAATTAATTTTATTAGTAATTTTATCATTTATTTTTTTTAAATTATCTGTATCGGTTCTGATATATCTAGTCCATGAAGTGATATTACGACTAATAATTCTGAACATATTTATATTTAATTATATAAATTAACTTTAAATTAAAAATCAAATTTAAATTATTTAAGTATTTATGTATAAATATTAATGTAAAAAAATGAATAATTGTTCTATTTGTTTAGAAGAAATTAAAGATAATCATATTGTTAAAAAAATATCATGTAATCATACATTCCATTTTTTATGTTTTAAAAAAATGGTTTATCATAATAATAATTTTTATATAAATTGTCCATTATGTAGAGTAATGAATTATAATATTGATAAACCGTTTCTTAATGATCATAAAAGAAATATATCTATAATGTGTCATAGTGGAGTTGGTAAAATTAGATGTATATGTAATTTAAAAAATGGTAATAGATGTAAAAATAAACCAGTATTAATGAATTATGGTAAATGTTATTCTCATAGTAAAAATATATTAAAAAAAGAATATTATAAATTATATTCAGATTATTTATATCATATTTTAGGATCTAATTATAATTGGTTAACAATTATATATTTATTAGATGTTGGTAAGAAAATAATAATTAAATTTTTAAATGAAGATAGTCAAGTATCTGATATATTACAATATTATTACAGATATTTAAATGATAAAAAAAATGGTGAAAAAAGTATGTTTTATATGAATGGGATATATATATATTATGATTTAGAAAAGATACCAAAGAATTGGTTAGATTATTGTGTTAATAAAAATGTTATTATATAATATATATACATATGGGTGGGATAGATACTGTAATGTTAGAATATTCAATTAACTTCATAGAAGAACATTTAAAAAATATAAAACCACCAGAAACCACCGGTAAGGAACTTGATAGGGGTGTAAATAAAATAAATGAATTAATTACTAAAATAATAAATTTAATTGTGGACTTGATATGGATGGTTTTTGAAAAAAAAAATGCCAATCAGGATGGAACATATTATAATATAGTTTTAATAAGTATTATTATAATTTTTATATCTTTTTCAATTATAAGAATATATGGTTCACAATTATGGTTATTATTAGAAGGTTTAAAACCTGGATATTATACAACTGATATAAGTGATTTGGGTATTAGTGATACCGGAGCAGCTTTAGATAGAATATTTAAAAATTTAAAATGGTGGGTAGTTGGTTCAATAATAACTTCTCTACAAATTATTATAAATTTATTACAATTTGATTTTGATAAAATTTCATATGATTTTGGTTCTAAATGGACTAATCCAACATTAAGAGGTGGATGTGAAAAATTTATATCTAAACACGGATTTGCTGGTGATTTTACTTTAAAAATAGATGAAACACTAGAGAATTATAAGAATACAGGTGGTGATGATGATATAATGGGTGATAATTATAATAATAGTAATTTTCCTATACCATCTAGCATATTAGAAGATTCAAAAAGACCTTATAGATATTATGATAGTTCTGATTATCTTGAAGGTAGGGAATGCACTAATCGTTCAAATAGTTTTAATATTGATAAATGTCTTGATAAATCTACATACTTATGTTCAAATGGTATGGATTGTTTAGAAACAGCACAAACATGGCCATTCGAAGGATTAAATGGAAATATTACCAAATATTTAGGGTTAATTAATGGTATTAATACTACTAGTGCTCCTCGCAAATACAATGTTTGTTATGCTACAAATAAATATAGAGATTTAATATATCCTAATCAAACAAATGAAGAACCTATTAAAGTTCAACAAGCTCGAAGATCAATAAGGAAAAATATATTCAATAATAATTGTCAAGATATTGATCCTAATACTATTTTATATGAAATGAATATTGATAAAACATTTAATAATAATAATAAAACATATATTAAAGCTAATAACCCATGGAGAGAAGGTGAAATTCCTAAAAATGAAAATAATTCCATTGATATTAATGTTAATATTAATAGCACTGAAACAAATGAAATAGAAAATATGTGTAATAATATTATAGGTGAATTAGGAGACTGTTCTCGTAGAAATTTAACACCAGAACAACAGGAAGAATGTTTCGGACCATTTAAATTATTAAATAATAATCTAAAAGGACAGATATTCTATATCATAGAAAATATTAGTTATTTTATCACACCCCCTTTGTTATTTATATTTATTATTTATACTATTTATATTATATTAATTTGTATTACATTGTTTACAAGAGAAGGTAGAACAAAATATTATGAATTGAAAGACAAATTGATAGATACACCTAAAATTATAAAAATATTTAATTTAATATTTATTATTTATATGATATTATATATAATATATTTTATATATGGACATTTAAATAAAGATTGTGGTGAAGATAATCCGGATAATTGTAATAAATGTGTTGATTGTATGAAAATACCAAATCATTCTTGGGATTATAAAGATCTTGACGAAAATAACCCGTATGTATGTTTACCAACTGAAGATTTTGTAAGTATTGATCCCAATTATAGAAATAGAGAATCCCGTATATTAAATCGTTCCATGTGTCCTGATACAGATTTTATTGCTCCAACATTAACACCTGTAAGTTATACTATACCAGAAAATAACGAAGATGATAGTTCACCCGTTGTCGATTTTTTTTTAAGTTTTTTACCCGATTAATTTAACAAAACCCTATTATTAATTTACTGTATAATCACTCGCTACTATACCAGGATTTGAAAAATGATTAAATAACCAAGAATATCCACTTGTATTTTTACCATCATTCAATACTCCTGGTGCATCATATGGTTGATTTAATATTTGTTGTATTGAATTATTATTACTTATACATGCTTCAGGTATATTATTATTCTCTACTGGATTACCATTAGAATCCCATTGTTTTTCATTATATTTATCACAAAATGTTGATGAATACATATTTGGAACTCCTTCAGGTAAATAATATTTACTTAAATTATCTAAATTAAAAAAATTATATGTTGTGTTTTTAATATCTGATAAATCTAAAATTTTATTATTTGTTTTATAAATATCATTCAATGTATCTTCTAAATCTTCATTCACCATATCTTGATTAAATAATATCCCCTTAGAATGATCTACTTGTCTTACATCATATGTATTTAATATATTATTCGTTGCTCTCTCATCTATATTTAAATAATTTAAATAATATTCTTTATTAAAAAACACTAAATCCATTAAAAATTTAACTGAATAATAATTCTTAACATCATGTATCATAGATATTGTTATAATTCTATAATTATTTTTATCATCTTTTATAATATATAATCCTTCTATATCATTAATAAAATATTCATCTTTTTTTAATATATTATTTAAATCTGAAATAACTCGTTTTAATATATTAATTACTTTTATTTTCAAATCTTGTTCAATAGTTTGTGTTGTTAAATAACATTTAGATTGAATATTTTCTAATATTATCTTATCAGATGATTTTATATCATCTAAAGCTTTGAAAAATTTAAATGATGGTTCATTGAAATCAGTTGTATTCTTAAAACTTTCGACAACTTTATTTAAACTATTTGATTTTTTATGAACCTTTTTTGAAAAAACAAAATAACATATCATTAATGCTACTACAAGTATTGCTGGATAAATTATATTCATATATATAATATTAATATATTATTTATATTTTATTTATGATATATTTTCAATAAAATCTTCAACACTAGTTGATTTTATTTTCAATAAAATCTTCAATGAAATTTTTACAAGTAATCAGTTGCTCTTTAGATTTAGCACCTGTGATTAAAATTTTACCTTTTTCAAATGCTGCTATAGTTACTCCTTTACATTCACCATCTCCATCAGCTGTCCCTTTACCTTTACATATACTATTACAACTACATATCCCATTATTATTATTAACTGTATTAAAATAATATTTAATATTAACACCTGGATACCAATCTGGTTCAAATGTAGAATAATATCCTTTATCTACAATATTCTTTTGTAATAAATCTCTATCAATACTTTTCTTAATATCAAAATCACTATTCATCATTACAATTCTATAATTAAGAATATTTAATTCATCATTATCAAATATTTCTGTAAATGTTCTAAACATTGGGATTAATATATCATTTAATAAATTATAACCCTGTTCTTCATATTTTAAACCCGTCATTTGTATTTTACCATTATTAAAGAACTTTACATTTATAATTTTATCATTATAAAAGCAATGTAAAGTTAATTGATTAAAGAATGTTCTTTTTGTCTTTTCTTTTCGTTTTTTCTTATCATTCTTTTTAGCATAACCTTTATGATTATTATCACCATGTTCAGCATATCTTATAAAATCATCTATACTAACTTGACTATATAGATTTTTAAGATTTACATTACTTGTTACTTCAGTACATGCTGTCATAGTAGATACTCTAAGTCCGTCCATTCTTTAAGTATTACAATTAATTATATTAATATTTCTTTAAGTATTTCAAATTTTTAAAAATATAATTTAAATAAATTTGAAATTCAATTCTGTGTAAATTTATACACAAAATAATTAAATTATCTAAAGAACAAATATGAATAACAAAGAACAAATTCAAAAACTACTTGAGATCATGAAGGTTCAAGGGCGAAAACCCGCTCTTGTTGAAAAGATGAGAGAACTTATGATACAAAGATCTTTTAAACCTACAGTTAAAGAAACCACACCAAATACATACAAATCTAGAATTAATACTAATAAACCTAAGATACCATACCCATCAATTCCTCCACACATTAGAAGAAGAACTTAATAAACAAGAATAATATTTAATCTTTAAAAGTAAATTTGAAATTAACTTTAAATTTTTTTTATAATTAAATCAAAGGTCTAACTTAAATTAACAGACTATAAATAACTAATGACACTATCTTGTATGGCATGCACTCTACCTGTATTGACTTATTATTCTGTGAATAATACAAAAGCAGTTGTTCCCAAGAAACAACTACTTGCTTATGATAATGATGAATATATCATTTACAATAAAAACGAATATTATTATATTGTAATTGAAGAAAATACTGTGAAAGATAAAAAGGTTGAAAAGATTAAAAAGATTAAGAAAAAGAAAGAATATAAGAATGTTTCAAAGATCTATAATATGAAGAAAAATTGTAGAAAATATGGAAACATTCATCAACCTGGTAGAACTAATTGTAGTCAAAGATATCAAAGATATCAAAGATAAATATTGTATTTTGAATTATAAATTTAATTATCTATTTTTTTTTTAACGAGCAGAATCTATACTGCTATCACATAAATTTAATGACGTTATGTCTGTATCTGGAAAGCACCACACATGTGGAGTTCCATTGTAGTAAACCGTTCCCTCCAAACTATCATCTTCCTCCCTAATTTTAATAGAATCAAAACTTTCATCTATCTCCATGCAGCTGGCTATCGTGGGGTCTCCTATTTCCACATGAATATGAATTGGAAATCCACATCCTGGAACGAATGGCCGCGCTGTTGCATCTGTTGCATCACAATCATAACTGCCTTGAATTGTATTACCATTAATATCAACTGTTCCATAAAGTTGTTTGAGTGCCTCATTCACATTCGGGCGTGGATTAATGCTAGACAACGCATTGATGTAGGAAGACGGCCGTGCAGTAGACCATGTGATTACTGGTGGTGGTTCTACTGGTTCTTGATTATCAGAAGCCATTGGATCTACAGATGGTCCTCCTCCTCCTACTTCTACTTCCGATGATTCTTCATTAGATTCTGAATCTTCTGTTGGTGCAGTATATTCTGTATTCCACTGGCATTGCGCGCCACCAGGAGCCCAAGCGTTATTACAATCTGACATATTATCAAGACTTTGGCACGAATTAACAAAATCTGTTGTATCTTCTGTAATCATCTCGTTGGCAGATTTAACGGTGACGGTCTCAGATGTAAGATCAATAGTATCTGATATTCCGCATGTTCCACATGCCGAATTAGCGCATTGATTAGGGACACCATTTTCATCGATATAGTAACCTGGGGCAGCAGTATTACATAAATATTTCCCATATACATCATCGGGATCACTATTAAGGTTATTAAAGCAGTGGTTCAAGTCATTTACATCACAATTACCTTGTTGCGTACATTCTGAGAGAATATTATCTGGTCTAATGTAGTGGTTATCTTCAGGAGTATAACAATGGCGTAAGGGTCTTGGATTTAATGGTTCTGAAAAACAAGATTTACTTAAGTCATCTAATTGGCAACCTAATAGACTCTCACACGGATTAGCTAAGCCGGGAGTATCAATGTAGTAGCCAGGTGCTGCTGTTTCACAGTACATATACTTAGCCTCATTATTAGATATACAAGAAAGAGTATCGCTGTATTGACCACACATATTCCGCGCAACAACTGTATTACCATAGGGTACCATTTCGTCCTGTCTCAAGCATGTTTTAGGTAATCCATCATCACCAATGTACGTCGAGGAACCAGGTGCGGCGGTTGCACATGCTTTCGAATAATACGTCGTCGGAGGTTGGTTCCAATCGTCGTGACGGGTTGTTTGTATACATGGAAGAGTATCGCTGTATTCACTACATTTATCAACATCTTCTTCACTATCGTCGGCATGTCTTCTTGTAAACATACCCCAACCTTCACACTCATTAACTACACCGGTAGAATCAACGTAATAGCCAGCATCTACAGTATCACATGATTTAAAATTATCCCCGACACATGCTTGACCATCACTTGGGCTAGAACAACCAGTTTGAACACCACACGGCTGAACTAAACCGTTATCACCAACGTAGTAGCCAGCATCTGCAGTATCACATGATTTAAAATTATCCCCGACACATTCTTGAGTATCACTTGGGCTAGAACAACCAGTTTGAACACCACACGGCTGAACTAAACCGTTATTAACGTAATAGCCAGCATCTACAGTATCACATGATTTAAAATTATCCCCGACACATGCTTGACCATCACTTGGGCTAGAACAACCAGTTTGAACACCACACGGCTGAACTAAACCGTTATCACCAACGTAGTAGCCAGGTTCTGCTCCAGATGGCGCACATGCTTTAATATTTCCGTCTAAACATGGAAGAGTATCGCTGTACGAATTACACTTTATATTACCTGCGGTATCTACCTGAGGATCACACGACTGAACTGAACCGGGAGTAGCTCCATCAATGTAGTAGCCAGGTGCGGCAGTTTCACATGATTTTTCATTATTCGGTAAACATGTAGTAGGAGGACTGTATGTTTTACATTTTTCTATTTCTCCGTCCAACTGATTAATACACTCATTAACTGAACCGATACCTACATCAACGTAGTAGCCAGGTGCGGCAGTTCCACATGCTTTAATATTTCCATCTAAACATGGAAGAGTATTGCTGTATGTATTACAATTAGCCTGATCATCACACGACAGAACTAAACCGGGAGTATCTCCATCAATGTAGTATCCAGGTGATGCAGTATTACAATGAAAAGACCCATAGTTATCGCCAGAAGAATCATGATCAGTGAAACAATCAGTGGGTGTGGTATCACTACAACCAGTTTGTGGTTGGCATTGTTCGCAACCAATTACATTATTAACAAGCCATTGACCAGATGTATTATCACAAACAAAAGATGGTTCCCCGTATCGGCCATCGGCACATGTGAGTGATGCCGGTGAAAGAAATGATGGATTACTTACTGTGCTATTCGTCGTATCCAATGATATTTGTATAGGTTCTCCCGTAGTCCCTTTTAATTTACTATATCCTTGACTGCTAGTACTAAAACTACATGTAATAGGTTCGCATCCCCCCGTTACATTAAAATCTCCATATGGAGGACCATCACACGTTATAGTAGGAACACCGTTGCTAATAGGGACATAAAGTTCATTTATGCATACAACATCATCCGGGCTATCAAATGGAGCACTATTTTCCGCAACAGTATTAGCACTTTCATATTTCATATTTGTTCCAGCAGGTATTGATGGATATGTACACATTGGTGTTCCGTCTCCTCCTCCTCCCCCCCCTGCTGCTCCTCCTTCTAGTTGTGTTCCGTCTCCTCCTCTTCCCCCCCCATCTCCTCCTGGTACTCCGACTCTACAAAATTGCCCCACTTTGATACCATCAGATTGCGCCTGGAGTAGTTCTGTCATAATATTTGTAAAAGGTCCGGGGTTATCTTCAGTCCCCAGTAGCCTATCCTTGTTGCATCCAGCCACTCCGTCGTCGGTTTCTACTTCAACACCTAATTGGTCTGGCATCTTCGGTAACCTCCTCCACGGAAATTGGTCCTCGCTGACTGTCTTACTGCCATGCCTATTGTAGTACCGACTATTAGTATCAAGTATATCACTGTAAATCAATGCATTCATCGACTTGGCGGCAAGCTCATCATCACTCTTCGCAGCCTTACACAAACTTAATTGTTTTTTAATGTCGTCTTCTGTTGTGCAGCCAACCTGGCCTTGGCCTTCCACTAAATCACACCCGCATACACCCTTAATTGTGTTTAATAATAACATCCCTAGAAAAAAAGCTACAACAAGAACAATGATTTGTTCAGTTTTCATATATTTATAATATAATATAGATTTTTTTCTATAAAAATAAATAAATTAATAAAAAAATTAATTTAAAAAACTTTAATATTTAATTTAATTAATTACTATATGCTAAACCACCCATACCAGACATAATTCTAAGAACATTATAATTAATAGCATAGAGATGAAATATTTTACCCGCTCCTGATGCGTACGATGTTAAATTATTAAAGATTAATTGAGAATTATCAATTCTAGAAAAATTACATGTACCACTTGGTTGGTGTTCATTAGGTTTAAGTGCAAAAGAATATACAGCAATTATATCATTATTATGAAAATTATATCCTCCAGCACTATTATGATGTTTATATGGTTGATATCTAGTAAAATAATCTATATCATTTTTTTCAAATCTATCATGCCCATTTAATTTTAATTCAACAGTTGTATTTGAATCATATATTAATTTATTACCGCCCGACAGTCCATAATTACCTAATATACCTGATCCATCAGAACCATTCCCTGTTTTTGGCGCACCCCATGGTGTATCACTCTGTAAGTTAATCCATATTAATTCTTTAACTGGATGGTTAAAATTAAGATTAACTGTAACTGATGTATCTGTACTTGATTTGTTAAAAGTATTTAATTGTAATTGTTCTATTAAATATTCATGTGAAACTTGAGCAAATCTGCGTCTTTCATCTGTATCTAAATAAATATAGTTACACCATAATTCTAAATTGCTTATTGTTAATTTAGTATCGACTGCTGTACTATTATATATTTCACTTAATTTTAAATTAATATTAACTTCATGGTACTGAAGTGCTATTAATGGTAATGCTAATCCGGGGTTACGACAAAACCAAAAACGTAAAGGAACATATATATTTGATCCTAATTTTGGTCTGCTCAGGCCATCAATCGCCTCGGTATTAATATCATCTCCAGACACAACCTGTAAATTAATTATTTGAACTGATCCACTGTAACTCATTATCTGAAATGTATTTAAATTGTTCAAACGGAGGAAATCCCGCCTCTTACGTTCACCATGTTCCTCATCACCATTCTCGCCTGCTGCTGTACTCCCCCTAAATAATGGATTATCGTCGGCATCCCCCAGGGTACCACGCACATCTATACCATAATCAGAAGTATTAAAATTAGCAATATTTAGAGAACCACCCCTATCATCATTTGAAATTGTTATACCATTATTTAATTGAAAACCTGCTATAATATCTTCATTTAATTGAGAATATGTTTCCATAAAATGACCATATTGTTTATCTATTAATTGACCACCAATTTCACATTCAATATTATCAATAATATTATGACCTATATTACTTCGGTAATCGCGATAAGCGTACGCGGTCGGCTGCCCTATATCAGGATCTATAATCTTTAAGAAACAATCATGAACTAAATCACCATTTCTAGCTAAAGTTGCTACCACTCTAGAGTTAGAATCAAGTTTCCCTTTGAAACTTTGTTTTATACATTCCATAGAAAAATTTGTATGTCTTCTATAGACTACTTTAAAGAAAGTAATTTGTGGATTACCTGTAAGATAAATATCTTGAGCACCATAAGCAACTAATTGCATTAATCCACCACCCATATTATATATATATATATAAAATATAAAAAAATATAAAAATATAAAAATATTCATAATATTAATTAATTACTATATGCTAACCCACCCATACCAGACATAATTCTAAGAACATTATAATTTACAGCATACATATCAATTACTGATAAAGCATTTGTTATCCCATTAATTTTCATTTCACAATTATCAATTCTAGAGAAATTACATGTTCCACTTGGTTGATGTTCTTCTGGTTTAAGGGCAAAAGAATAAACCCCTGCACAATCTACATTAATCACGGTGGGTTTTGAGTTAGCTGCCCCCTCCGTCCCTAGAGCATCCCCACCTCTTACCATACCTTTGTGGTATTTATATGGTTGATATCTAGTAAAATAATCTATATGTTGTTTTTCAAATCTGTCATGGCCATTTAATTTTAATTCGACAGTTGTATTTGAATTATATATACTAGTAAAATATCCAGCGGTAACAGCGCTCCCCCAAACTTTATGTTCAGTTAATCTTGATCCCCATATTAATTCTTTAACAGGATGATTAAGATTTAATTTTAATGAATTATCCCCATTAGTAACACTAAATTGATTATATTGTAATTGTTCAATTAGATATTCATGTGAAACTTGAGCAAATCTGCGTCTTTCATCTGTATCTAAATAAATATAGTTACACCACAATTCAGTTTTACTTACAACACTTTCATATATATCTGAGAATACTATATTAATATTAACTTCATGATATTGAAGTGCTATTAAAGGTAAAGATAAACCAACATGTCTATTAAACCAAAAACGAAGAGGAACATACATAATTTGACCAGAGGCGGTGGCGTTATTTTTATCACCAATGTTGAAACTTATACCTCCAGCATATGCCATTTTTTGATAATTATTTAAATTTGATTCAGTATCACCTCTACCAATCTGCATATCTAAAGTAGTTGTAGATTCAGCAAGATGATGACCTGGATGAACTTCTTCAGTTAATTGAGAATGAACTTCTAACCAATGACCATAATGTTTATCTACTAATTGACCACCAATTTCACATTCAATACTATTAATTATAATATGTCCAGGATTTATTATATGTCTGTCTTCACCCAAAACATTAATTACAGATTTTAAGAAACAATCATGAACTAAATCACCATTTCTGGCTAATGTAGCAACAACTCTAGAATTATCCCCCGGAGTCCCTTTGAAACTTTGTTTGATACATTCCATAGAGAAATTAGTGTGTCTTCTATAGACTACTTTAAAGAAAGTAATTTGTGGATTACCTGTAAGGTAAATATCTTGAGCACCATAAGCTACTAATTGCATTAACCCGCCACCCATATAATTATATATATAAAATATAGAAAAAAATATTAAAAAATATATTTAATTAAATATAATTATTTAAAAAAATATTTGATTAACTATAGATAATGGAAAATGAAAATACAGAATATAAAAGTGGGGATCATAATTCATTTATTGAATATGTTTTTAAAAATTCACCGAAAGAAAAGAACTCTATAAAATTAGAATTAGATCCACCAAATCCTGGGAATAATTTTAATAAACATGTATTTGAACAATTATTACAAATATTTACAGATGGTATGAAATATCTATATTCAGATGAAGATGGTAAATTAGATATTGCTTCTTTAGAAATTGATTCTATTTTAAAAATGAAAGAATATTTTGAATCTTTTGGTATTGAATTAATTTTTAATATGTATGATAAAAATAATTATGTAATGAAACCATATATATATAATAATCCTGAATTATATAATAAAAGTCAAAAAGTAAGTGATTTTTTTTATGAAATTCCTTTAGAAAAAGAAAATGAAATGTTTATTTATAGAATTGCGTTTGAAATTTAATAGTTTATATTTAACGTGTTGATGGTAAGCATCCTGGTGGTGGTTCTCCTTCTCCTGCTTGTGTTCCTGCTCCTGCTCCTGCTCCTGCTCCTGGTTCTCCTTCTACAACTCCATCTTGTACACAGGAACCTCGATATCCACCCACTATGGGTGTGATGGTACCGGTGAAGCCATGATCGCATGTGCAATTTGGAGGGTATGGGTTTCCACTGGAATGATCAGGACAGGGGAATGCTGCACCACAAGTAACAGTATATCCACCCGGTCTGGCCGTGACGGAACCGGTGTAGCCAGGAGCGCAGGCGCAATTCGGTGGGTCCCCCATAGTATTAACTGGACAATTTGCGAGACTACATGTATTTTCATTTGTAAAAAATTCACGGGTGTCCTCACCCGATCCTTGGAATTGACCCGAGTCGAGTTTATACCCATCATCACATCTTTTACAGGCGTTAACTTCTTGATTTGCAACGTATTGACCACACTCACTGTATGGTGTACCGTTATCACACGTACACCATAGTGTTTCTCTATTTCCTGCATCGTAACTAACACGATCCTGTAAAGTACAGCACCTACTTCCAAATTGAGCAAAGTTAAACGTATTACGGCTACCACTGAGAATCTGACCTACGTATACTGGATTAGCTATCATAGAGCATGCTGTATCAGCTAACTGCAATGGGGTCATGCTGTCAATGTCAATTGATGGATCGTGATACCCAATAGCTCGAAGGTTTTCAGTATTACAGTATTCCGCATCATCATCTCCATCTATATTTAAGTAGTGTTCTTTAGCTCGGCATATCAGTTCTGCTGATGGATCTTGCGAATTAGTCCAATAACTGGTTTCTCTGCACTGCCCTTCAACTAAATTATTACATCCACAAACATCCTTCAATATATTAGCAACAAAAATACCTAAAACTATTGCAACAAAATACAAAATAAATTTATTCATTTATATATTATATATTTTTTTTTTCTATTAATTTAAATATTTAAAGGACTATTTATGGTAAGCATCCTGGTGGTGGTGGTGGTGGTGGTGCTCCTGCTGATGCTCCTGGTTGTGTTGCTTCTATACAACAACCTTGACAGTAATTCCGATTCCCGAGTAGATCGTGGTGTATTTGACAAAAAGCCTCACAGGCATATTCAGAGGATTGCTTCAAGTCACTACATTGTTGAGGCTGTGATCCTCTAGTTCCAGTACTCCAAGTTGCATTCTGATCTGGGTTTGCTATAGGATTAGCGCATCCTGACCCACATCCTACTGGTTCTTCTGCTTCTTCTTCATCGGGTATTTCTATTCCTTCGTTTTCTCCTGTTGCTGCTGATGCTGCTGCTCGTGCTGCTGCGATAAGTATCGCTGCTTCATTAGATGCTGCTTCTGCTGCTGGTGTTGTCCATTTGCAACAGGGTGATCGTTGTCCTCTATTTAAACAATAATTAGCGCGATCATGCTGATTTTTTGGCATCACATCTCTGGTACATCCCGTCCAATCACTCAGGTTACGGAGCGTAGGGTCACTATTCCAAACACAGGTGGATCCGGCAGGGCCTTTATTGCACGCATCCAGAGAATTAACGGTCCATCTTGGTGGAGTTGGATCTATTGAATAGTTCCATATGCAACAATTGTCGTTGGGTTCACTTGTACAGTAATTATTAAGTGTTGTTGCTTTTTCTTCATTTGTATCGCACGCGTTCCCAATACATTGTTCATCTATTATTTCATTACACTCACTATCGAATCTATGCTTTTCAGATGTTGGTATAATGGTACTAAAGTCCCATATACAAACATCGTCTGCTCCTTTATCGGGGTCATCTGTAGCGCACTGCCCTTCAACTAAATTATTACATCCACAAACGTCCTTCAATATATTAGCAACAAAAATACCTAAAACTATTGCAACAAAATACAAAATAAATTTATTCATTAATATACATTTATTTATATATTTTTTTTTATTAATATTTAATAATTTATAATAAAAAATATATATAAATGTTTGTTCAATTTAATTATAAAGATTTTCCATTAGTTCATGTAATTTTTGGAAAACTAAATTCAACAAATGAATTTAATCAATTTATAAATGAATGGTTAAGACTATATGAACAAAAAAACCCCTTTACATTTATATTTGATACTACAAATTTAGAAGTATTAAATATTAAATATAGTTTTAAAATGTCTGCATTCATCTACAGATTAAAAAAAGAACCTATTCAATATTTAGAAAAAAGTATTATAATTGTTAAAAATAATTTTATTCAATATTTATTAGATTTAATATTTTTTATACAATCACCTGTAGCTCCTGTATATATTATTAAAGATGAAATAAATGTTAAAAGAATATTAAATAATGAAAATGTAGAAGAATGTAAAATTATTTATCCTTAGATATTTGTAGAATCATATAATAAATGAATAATCCATAGAAATTCTTAGCAATTATATCTAAAATATTGTAAGATATATTTTTAGTTTTTAAATCTGTCATAGCAGCTACACCATATAATCCCCAAACTATAACTAAGAATGTAAATAATTTCTTACCTAATTTAGATTTCTTACCATATTCTTGATATATTAAATTAAATGATAAATAAAAGAATACAAATCCTAATGGAATACCTATTTTTTTATCAATAATACCTGCTTCACCTAAGAATCCACATAATAACATTAAACCATTAAAAATAAAAATTTTAAATATATTTAATTTATTTTCTTTAAAGAAATCTATCATTTTAAAAGTTTTATCAATATTATTTTCTTTATATTCTTGATATTTCATAAAAACTATTGTAGATATTAACATAATAGGTGTTGAAAATGTCCAATCAATATATCTTCTAGGAGTAACTTTATTTAAATCATGTATAGCAAATATGACCCATATATAAAAGAATGATTCAATTAATTGAACAACACCTTCTAATACTAGTATTTCTTTAAGAACATAATCTTTTTCTTTTAATTTTTTTAATAATCCTTCAAAACTTATAATAGTTGTAATTATTTGAATAATTAATGATAAATATATAGTTTTTGAAACTAAAGTATTTGTTTCTAATAACATATAATTTATATAATATTATTTTTCTAATATATATTATATAATATGCCACAAGGTCCAGTATATGATTTAGCAAGATTTTTAAGAGATAATAATAGTATTTTAAATAATCACCCAGATATGAAACGACATGTTAATAATTGTCACAATGATCTTAAAATACAATTAGTCGATTTAAAATTATTAAAAACTCCTAAACAGAAAGGTGTGGATAAAGTAGCAGATGCTTTCTTGAATGATGAAGATTATTTAAATGTAAGCGGTTCCAAAAAGAAAAAATCTAAAGTCAAAAAGAAATCTCTAAAAAGAAAAAATGGTAAGAAATCTAAGAAAAGATCTAGAAAACGTTAAAGATTACGAATCATATTACCCAAAGATACTTTAGGATTATCTATAATCGCATTAGTTATATTATCATTATCAAAAGTATATATTCTATTTGTGAAATTAAACTTATTTGCTAATTTAGTACAGGATTTACAACAAGATGTTGATTTAATATTACCAGTCTTACTATATCTCCAAATATATATATCATATTTATTCTTTTTATCATATTTATTACAATATTTAATAGCTTGTTCTTCAGCATGACAAGTTATTTTAGAAGATGAATTACCATTAACGCGATTAGAACCAGATTTAACTATGATTTTCTTTTTTCGGTCGTAAAACGCAATACAGGATACTAACACCGCACACAGCCCGACAATAAAGATGTGAAACATCCGTATGACTCTTCAAGTACAAAGGCAATGGTTGCAATGTAGGATTAGATGATGACAACTTAGAAGACATATTATTATATATGTATTGTTTAAAATGTGAATTTATAAGATTAGATTATTTAAAGTTATTTATTTAAATTCTTTAAAAGTTATTTAAAGATTTTTAAATAATAATTTCAAATTTACTTTTTCTTGTAGGTTTTTTTCGCAGCTTTCATAGCGTCGCCTAATTTAGTATCAGGATTTTTCTTTTTCATTTCTCTGTATACACTCATCATATGAGCATTCCAGGCTCCTGGTTTTTTAGATTTAGATTTAGATTTTTTAGTAGAGCTTTTATTGGATCTTTTTACGGATCTTTTACTAGATTTAGATTTTAATTTCTTAACTTTAGCAATAGTTGTGTATTTTTTAGAACTCTTTGATTTTCGGGGCATTATTTTTATAATATATATTAGAAAATAAATATTAATTAATTGATTATATATAATTAATATTTATTCTTAGATTTTTTCTTAGATTTTTTAGATTTCTTCTTAGAACCAGTTCCAGGAGTAGTATTTGTTCGAGTGAATCTTCTTACTGTTTCTCGTCGTCTTCTTCTAAGTTCTTCTTGCTGTATTCTTCGGGCTTCTCTACCTCTTTGATCACCTTTTTGAGAAGGTGGTGTTCCAAGAGTTCCACCTTTTCTAAATTGTTTTCTTTTCTTAGATTTCTTTTTACTACCTGCGTGGCGTGCCGCCTCTCTTTTGGCTGCCAGGGCTTCTCGGCGTGGAGGATTCTCTAAATCTAAATTCACCGCGTTTTGCGCCTCAAATGCTTCACGACGGCGGCGCATCTCCGCGCGGAAAGCCTTTCTTCTTTCCTTTGCCTCTTCAGGTGTCTCCGCTCTAGGTGCAGGTAATGGTCTAGGGGCCTCAACAGGTGCTTCTACTGGTGCTTCTACTACTCTAGGTTCTGCCACCACTGCTGCTACAGGTGCCACCCATCCAGGTGGAGGACTTTTACCACCTTTATTCTTGGGTCTTTTCTTCACCTTTTTCGTTTTAGATTTTCTCTTTTTAGAACCTCTAGCTGGACCAGCATAAGGGTCAGGTGGATCTGGATCTGCTGGATCAAGTGGTAGATTAGCTTGAGGACGTCTAGCATACATTCTTAATGCTCTTCTTCGTCTTCTTCGGAGTTCTTCTCGACTAGGACGGGGAACAGGATTTGGACCAGGACCAGGTGGATTTTCAGGATTTTGCATTTATAATATATATTAGAAAATAAATATTAATTAATTAAAAAGGTAATTTAGAATTAGATAAATCAACATATTGACCTTGATTTGAAGAAGGATATCTATCAGAATTTAATGATATAATTCTTTTTTCAAATTGACCATTATTATGAATTATTAGAATCTGTGGTTTTCTAAATTTATTATAATTACAATCATCTTGTTTTCCAAATGCTCTACTCATACCAACATCAATTCTCCATAATCTATCATTATATAATGAATTTAAATATTTATCTTCCATAAATTGAGGAGTATGTGAAATTACTATACCTTTAATAGGTGTTAATAATTTATTCTTTTTATTAATTGTTTCTAATAATTTATTAAAATTTTGTAAACTATTATCAGGATTATCTTCATCTTCTGCGAATATTCTACACCAAAATGGGGACATATCATCATCATCTCTAAATATTTCATCAAATATTTGTGATTCTACATCATTATCAGTTTTTAATAACCATTTAGTAACTATATCATTAATTTCAGCAATAGTATATTTTTCCATTAATTGAATACTTAATCCTCCATGAACAAATAAATATGAACCAATAATTACAATACTTTTCTTTTTAACCGCATATAATTTAGATATATTACTACCTCTTTCAAATGCTTTTTTTCTATGATAATATCCCATAGGATATCCATCATCAGTATATTTATTATTTCTTTCATTAACAGGAACAAATTCTAAAAATTCTTTAGGGGATACATATCTAAAATCTTTATCAACATTCATTAATTCATGATTACCTAAAGTTCCTAATACTCTTCCACCACATTTCTTAGCTTCATCATCTAATCTTAAAAATAATTTAATAATTGCCATATTACTTCCTTCATCTTCAATTACTTCATTAAAATCTTTAATACAATTCTTTTCCCAATCATCAGGACGACACCTATCTATTTGATCACCTAATTGAACTATCCATGTATCTTTTCCACACCAATGAACACTATTTAAATTATTTATATTACTATTTTGTGGGATTACTTCTGCTAATTTTAATACTTTTAATGATACTGCTAAATCACCATGTAAATCACCTATACAAACTAATCTTTTAACAGGTGGATACATACCTATAGAATCATATCTAGGATCTAATGATTTAATTTCATTTTTAACCTTATTAATAGATTGTTGTTGTATATTATTCATTTCATGGGTTTTTATAGCGTTTGATTTTTCAGATAAAGTTGTGGGTTGTGATAGTCTTCTTTTATGAACATTAACTTTAGGTGGACCATTTCTATTATTAATATTTTGTAAATTGCCTGATACTGAATTTCTTCGTTTATATTCTTTATCACTATCAATAGAAAAAGATTTAACATTATTACTATTTTGTTTCTTACGATTTAATCTATCTATAATAAATGATTTAATTAAATTTAATAAATCTTGTCTATTATATTGTTTAGATCTATCTATTAATTTATATTTTAAACATAATTCAATTAATTCTGTATTTGTCATTTTATCAAAATCGATACCATTAAACTTCATAATAATAATATATGAATTAAACTTATCTTAAAATATAAACTAATATATATATGGAATTATGGATGAAATATGCTTTAGTCGCTGCAGTATTTATAGCTGTTAGGGATGTATTTGCTAGTAAAATTGCTAGAAAATATAATTATATTGATTATGTAATACATGCTAACATATTTGTATTTATAATAACTATGTTATATGTAGTTTTTACAAAAAGAAAAATAAAAATAATAGATGATTATAATGATTTATTTTTAATATTTTTAAGATTATTTATAGTATTTATAATAGTTGAACCATGTATATTTAATTCATTTAAAAATTCAGATAATCCATCTAAATCAGTATCTATTATTAATTTAAATATATTAATATTACTTATATTTTCAGTATTATTCTTAAAACAGAAAATATCTTTTAAACAATTTTTAGGTGTTATAATAATATTTATAGGTTTATTTTATCTACGATAATTTTTAGATAATTTCTTTTTCTTAGATTTCTTTTTCTTAGATTTCTTTATAGATATTTTTTTAGATAATTTTTTATTAGAATTATTATTATTTAAATCAGAATATTTTTTTAATAATGTATAATATATTTTTAAACACATAATAGGTGTAATTCTTTTATCATATTCAGGATTACACATTTCACTGAAAAAACTAAATAATTCTTTTAAAAAATTACTTTTATTAATATATTTAGTTATTCCATAATCTACAAATAAATATGGTATTAATAATCCTAAACTATATACATCTATTTTAGAATATAATTCATTTTTATTCATTTTTCTATCATTAATATTATTTCTAATATTAGATTCAAAATCATTATTTAATAATTTATGAATTTTTAAACCTTTTTCAAAATGTTTTCTAGTTTTACCAGAATTTAATTTAGATAATTCATAATCTAAATCAGAATTATTAGCATTTGAATAAATATATTCTATAGGATACCATAAATAATATCTCTTACCATTAAATTCTGAATCAGATCTAGTTTTAAGATGTTTATTATTACTTAATTTACATGATAAACCAAAATCAATATATTTAAATACATTATTATGTAATACAATATTATTTACTTTAATATCTAAATGTAATAATTTATTTTTATATAATTCATCTAATCCTAAGAATAATGGTGCCATTTTTTTGAATAAAATATATATTTCTTTATTAATAGTTTTAACTGATTTTTTATTTAAAATATTATTTTCAAAATAATCTTCGAAAGTGATACCACCATAATCACCTATTAGCATATTATTAGTTTTATTGAATTTTTCTGTATATATTTCATCTAAACAATCAATTATATTTTTATCATAATTTTTAAATATGTTAGAATAAGTAGGTGCTTTACAAAATGTATCATATATCAAGCACCATGATTTATAGCCTTTAATTTTTCTAATAATATTATTCATAGTTTTTTCTTGACCAAGATATTTATCAGATTTTTTACCATAAACAATTTTAGAAATTTTATCATTAGTTTGTTTATCAGATGTATTTTTACATGGAATAAATGGTTTAAATATACAACTACTAGATCCTGATGCTAATAATTTAGCACCCATTTCATCATTTTGTTCATTTAAATTTAAAGTATCTGAAGAATTATATTTTTTAATTAATGCACCTCCTTCCATATAATATACATTATATTTTATTTGTTAGAACAATAAAATTAAAATATAGTAATGAAATATTATGGATAGTAATTCGTCAATCTTTGTTCAAGCAAAAATAGAGTATACAAAACAATTAATAAATACATTAAAACCACATATGTATGATGGTATTAAATCAATATATGATGATGCTAAAGAATTATATAGAGAAAATTCATCAACATCATTATTATTTATATTTAGAACATTATTAGAGAAAATACCTGAATGGAATAATGAATTAATAGTGAATGAAACCGATAGAATAATGGATTGTTCTAAATGTGATTGGTTAGATGAATTAGTTACTGCTGTTTATATTAGTCATACTAAAATATTAATGTCTATAGGTAGTAATAATAATAATAAAATTAATTTAACTATACCTAAATTAATTAATTTTATTCATAAATGTTATATTAATATAGCAAGAGAATTATGGAAAAATCCATTATTATTTTCAGAATCTATTTCTGGATTTGAATATCAAAAAAATATTCAAACTATAGAAAAAATAATATGTGATTGTATAGAAAATACAATTAGAATATCATTACCTGTTAAAGAAATATTAAAAGAACATTTAGATATATATGATAATAAATCATCTGATAATTCACCATCATCTGATAATTCACCATCATCTGATAGTAATTTATTAAATGAATTAAAAGAATTATTAATGAATAAAGAATTAAAAGAAGGTAATAAAAATATTGAACATGAAGAAAAAGATAAAGTAGATGATAATGATGAAGAATGTTCTGATGAAATAGATAATAAAGAAGAAGATAATGAAAAAGATAATGAAGAAGATAATGATAAAGATAATAAAGAAGAATATGTGGTTATAGATAAAGGAGATGAAAAAAATAATATTCAAGGGGATGTATTTGTAAATAATGATGGATATGAATCACCTGATGAAGATACTATTAATAAGAATTGTGAAAATATTCAGATAAATGATATACCAGATATTAATGTTAATGAAGAAACATCTAATATAGAAGGTATGATAAATAATGTTGAAGAAATTAAATATGATAATCCTGATATTATAGATAGTTCAGCAAAAGAAAATAATGAAATATATGAAAAATTAATTAAAATAAATGAAAGTAATAATTCTGATATAGTATCAGAAAATAATCCAGTATTAGTATCTAAAGTTGATAGTAAACCAGTAGATAATAAATTAATAGATAAAGAAGAAATAGAATCTAATGAAGAAATATCTAAATCGATTGAATCCTCATTATCAGTAGAAGAAACATTAAAAAAAGAACAAGATTCTAGAGGATATGATAGAATAGTAGATATAACGGAAGATGTTGAAAAAGAGAAAAAAGAAAACGATCTAAAAGAAACTATTAATGAAAAGGTAGAAGTGATTATTGATGAACCAAATAAATATGATAAAAAAGAATTATCATATATTGAAGATGTAATAGATGGTGATAAAAAAGATTTAAAAGAGATAGTATCAGTAGATAAAAAAGATGATGATACAGAAACAGTAGATATGTTTTATGAAGATTTAAAGAAAATGTCAGATAAAAAAGGCTTATCTATGGAAACAGTAGATGAAAGTAAATATACATTATTTGATGATTTAGAATAATATAAGTTTTTTTTTTATATTATTATGTTATAAAAATAATGAATAATAGTATTGTAATGGATGTAATATTAAGTTTATCATTAGTATTTATTTATTATATTTATACTAAAATAGATAAAGAAGTTGAAGTATCTAAATCAAGGAATATGATTGCATTATTTGTAATAAATATGGTAATTTTAAATATTATTAAATTATTATTTTCATGTAATATTTCACCTGTTGATAGTAAATGTTCTATACCATTTCATGATAAACCACCATTTTAAAATATAGTTCAATAAATCATTTATATTTAATATATATATATATATGTTTATTTTTCAAAAAAATATGATTTATATAGTATTTATATTAATAATATTAATAATATTAATAATATTAATGATATATTATAAGAATAAAGGTGTATTTATAACATTAGAAGATAAACATTTGAATTGTGATAATTTAGATTTATTCAGTGATAAAATAGAATTAAATTATAAATGGATTAAAGGATATGAATATAATAATGAAAAATTTAAAGAAACTAAATTTAAAAGTAAAATATCAAAAGATGAGCAACGTAAACAGACTCTTAATATATTAAAATATTTTCATGAAGCATGTGAAAAATCAAATGTAAAAATGTATATATCGCATGGAACATTATTAGGAGCTTATAGACATAAAGGTTTTATACCATGGGATGATGATATTGATACTACAATATTTAAAGAATATGTAGATGTAATACATTCAAAAGAATTTGCGGAATTATTACCATCTAATATTAAAATAATGAAAGGATATTTACCATGTAATAGTCCTTTATATAGAAATTATTGTAAATTTAAAAATTTTAATTTAAACATTATAAATAATAATAATGATTTTTCTATATGTAAAAATATAAATAATGGAGTATATATAGATATATTTCATTTAAATAGTTTAGAACAGAATGGTGAAATATTTTATGATTTAACTAGTAGGGGATTACCTAATACTATGATTGATGAAAAAACTAAAAACGATATGGAACCATTTAAAAAAATTAAATTTGAGAGAAATTATTTTAATGTTCCGAACAACACTAAAAAAATATTATGCACTTTATATAATAGATCTATAAATATAGAAGGAAAATTAATAGATGGAAAATATATTATAAATGATGATGCTAATAAAGGTAATGATCCTAATAATAATTTAATTAAAGGAGATATATATATGGATGATAAAATGAATATTAAGCGTATTTAATATAATGATAATATTTTAAAAATGATAATAATATTTACTATTTTTAGGAAAATTTTTCTTTTTAATTCTAAATTCTTTAAATATATTATTTTGAATAATATTTAGAGGTAAACAATTATTAGCATATTTAGCTATAGATACATACATATCAAAATCATCTTCTAAATTATATAATTCAATATTATCACCTAATGTCATAGAATAAATAAAATCTATCAAATATTGAAAATTATTATAATCTTTATTTTCATTATAATCTAATTCATTAAGTATAGTGATAGCTAATCTACACATATCAAAATTATAATTAGGTTTAATATCACATATTTCATTTTTATTATTATATATAAAAGTATCTATAGGGTATTTATATTGACCATCAGCTTCACCATATTTAGAGAAACAATCACTAAAAAATAATTTATTTTTAAATGTGAATATAGCTCTACCAAAATCAATTATTTTAAATATATAACCATAAGTAGGGACTTTATAATAAATATTATTAAATTTATAATATAAATAAGTTTTATCAGTTTTTTGATACATTATATTATCAATATGTAAATCATTATGTGTAAATTTAAGATATTTTTGTAGATATGATAAAGCAAAAGATACTTGAAATAAACAAGATAATATTAATTTATCATTAAAATTATCATTTAATATTTCAGATAATAATCCATCTAATTTTTCTATAAAGAACATTTGACAAGGAATATTTTTAATTACTGATATATAATCGCTATCATCATCAGAATCGTCAGAATCGTCCATATAAATATCCATTTTAAATTGTTCGCCTAAATTCTTATGAAACCATGATTCTTCTTTAAAATCATGATAATCTTCAGATATATCATAATTATATCTTTTCATAATACTATTGATAGATCCATAAAATAATGGAAAATTAGGTAATATATTGTTTTCAGTAATTTCAGAGCATATATATGAGAAAAAGGTATCAATATATGCTGTATTATTCATATTGTTAATTTTCTCAAAAGTATTGGCGTTATAATTAGATGGTAATAATGGATTTCTATAGATTAAATTATTATAGTTATTTTTAATAAAATATAAAGGTTCTAATATAGGGATTATTTTACAGAATATTTCTTTATTAATTAATTTATTATCTTTAGAATCATATACAGTAGCATTTAATAAACAATTAGAATGATAATATTTATATTTAATAATATCTAATAATTTATGAATATAAAATCTTCTTTTAATGTCTATATATTTATGTGATTTTTTAGTATTAAATAAATGAAAATATAATGAATAGATTGGATTATAAAATTGAATACATTCTAAATTAAATAATTCTTTGCAAGATTTATAAAATTTATTTACTAATTTTTTATCCCAAATATATTTATTGATATATAAATCATACATAGTTATAAAAAATATAAATAATTATTTTATTATTTAAACTAATCGTCATTATCTTCAGAATTATTTAAACCTAATTGAGAAGCAAATTGTTTACCAGTAGTATTCATAAAATTTAATGCTTCTTTAGCACATTTTTCATTTAAATATACATTTTTTTTAGGATTTGCTTGTTTATATACAATAATAATATCTATAATTTGTTCAAATTGTTCTTGAGTTAAATTTTCAAACATTCTTTTAATATAAATATCTTTTTATTTTTAAATGATATATATGTTTTTATAGTTTAAAAAAATTATGTTAATATTATATATGGAAATACAATTAAGAAAATTTGATATGAGTGAAATAAAGGATGATAAAGTAGTTGTTCTTATAGGTAAAAGAGATACAGGTAAATCATTTTTATGTAAAGATATATTATATCATCATAAAAACATACCAGTAGGTCAAGTAATTTCAGGAACTGAAGGGGCTAATCAATTCTATAGTAAAATCATACCTAAATTATTTATTCATGGTGAGTTTGATACACAAATTGTTCAAAATATGATTAAGAGACAACAGACATTAATTACAAGAATAAATGAAGGAGATACAGGTATAGATCCAAGAGTATTTTTAATATTAGATGATTGTTTATATGATAATACTTGGGCTAAAGATAAATTTATGAGATCAGTATTTATGAATGGGCGTCACTATAAAATATTATTTTTATTAACGATGCAGTTTGCTTTAGGTATTCCACCAAATTTGAGAACAAATATTGATTATGTATTTATTCTGAGAGAAAACTATGTTAGTAATAGAAAAAGGTTATATGATCATTATGCGGGTATGTTTCCATCATTTGAGATGTTTTGTCAAATAATGGATCAATGCACAGAGAATTATGAATGTTTGGTAATAAATAATAATGCTAAATCAAATAAATTAACTGATCAAGTATTTTGGTATAAAGCAGAACCTCATGATGACTTTAAAATTGGAGCACCAAGTTTCTGGGAATATTCTGAAAAAAATTTAAGACAATCTAATGAAGATAATGAATATCAAGGTGGTGGTGGATATAAAAATAAAGTAAGTGTTAATAAATTATATTAAAGTTCTTGATAACCAGGTTTTAGAGTTCCGTCGCAATGTTTAATAGCTGGGAATCCTTTAACTTCTTTAGGACAAGCTCCTTTATCTTTAGCACAATCAACATATGTATAATCTATCTTTTTATCTTCCATATATTTCTTCTGTTTTTTAGTCCATCCACACCAATCAGCACCATATACAATAGGTTTACATTTACTATTACTATTATTATTTTTATTAACATTAGTATTTTTATTAACATTAGTATTTCTTCTACCAGCGGCATTATTATTATTAGTATTGCCTTTTACGAATTGACCCGGACCATCACCAGGGATATAATTAACAACATCTTTAAGATTAGTTAATCCGAAACTCTTAAGAGTGGAATAATCACCTTGAAGAGTTTTTGGAACTTCTCTACCTAATGGACCTTGAGCACTAACATACATTTTCTGATCTTCAATAAATCCTTGAACAACTGGTTTTTTACTATTACTATTACTATTACTATTTAATGCATTAACAGAACCAGAATTACATGTTCCTTTAGCACATCCTGCTGGATTGGCTCCATCACATCCTCTACCACAATTACTTTTGGATGAACCATTATTGTTATTATTATGATTATGATTATTCGGACCACCACACGAATTCCCTTCCATTAATTTACTAAACATTTTAGTATTACAATCTACCAATACAAATCCAACCAAAACTATTAAAAAAAGTAATAGATAATTTTTGTTAACACTCTTCACTAAATTATTAAAGTTCATTTATAATATAATAAATATATTTTTTTAGATTTAATTAATAAATTAAATCTTCTAATTTCCAATATTCATATTTTCCATTAATAAATCTTTTTAAAATAAATGGTATTTTTTTCTCATTTAATTCTTCCAAAGCAATATCATAAATATTATCATATTTTTCATAATCTTTAATTAACGGTAAACAACCTGACTCTAATTGTTCACATCTTTTTGCTAATATTTTTGTTTTTTCATATTTACTCAAAACATTATTTGTTTTATTTTTTTTTAATAAATCACTATAATTTTTCTTAAATACATTGATATCTTCAATATCATCTATAATTTCTTTACTTATATCAATAGGTTCGTCATCTGAATCTGAACTATTATCTAATTCAGGTTCAGGTTCTTCCATAATATCTGGACCATCTATAATATCTTCTTCATCTGACATTATTATTTATATTTATAATTTATAAAAAAATATTTAAATATCAAATTTATAATTTATTATTTAATTTATAAAATTATTTATTTGTCCATTTTTGACCACAATAATTACAACTATATATATACTTCATATTACCTTTATCATATTTAATATATATAATATCTGATTCTTTATTTTCTATAATTGATACACATTCATTGTTAGGACATTTAATATTTTGACTATGAATATGTGGTAAAGTTAAATCATAATTAATAAATTTATTATTATTAATACTTTCACTTAAATCAATATTAAAATCATTATCATAAATTATATCTTCTTTATATTCTTCAGTATGTTCACATGATTTACAAAATAGATATAATTTATTAGTATCTCTATTCAGATATATATACATAGAATTATTACAATTATCACAAAACTTATTTTCCATTATATATAAATATTATTATAAATTAATTATTAAGTATTTTCAAATTTAGTTTATTTAATAATAAACAATATACTGCCATTAATTCATGAAAATCTATTTCATATTTAATACTATATATAGGTATAATTATTCTTTTTTTTTTAATATCTTTATATTTTAAAATATTATTATAAATATCTTGATAATTATCATTAAAATATTTATAAATCATATCTTTAAAAATCATAAAATCTGGATGAGTATCTAAATAATTTTTAATTAATAATGTATTGATATTTTCAAAAAATATAACATCATTATAATTTTTAATAATTTCTGCTTGATGTTTATTTTTTTTATTAAATCCTGGTTCATTTAATAATGGATCACTATCTAATAATGATTGTAATGATAATAATACAGTAGATATATCCATAATAGTTGTCCATTTAGGACCACTCCATGTTCCTAATATAGATAAACATACTTTACCATATCCAGATTTATGTCCTTTCACATACATATTAGGATGTATTCTGACATTATTTCTAGATACATATGCTACATCTGGTGGTGAATAAGGATAATTCTTTGGAAAATTAATATAATAAAAGAAATATCCTCCTTCATATAGACTTCCTTTAGGACCTATTATCATTGCTTTAGCTTCTAACATATTTTCTTCATTAAATTCTATATATATTCCTAGTTCATTTAATTTATTATGTTCAATTGATTTTAAATCTTTATTAATAATTCTTTTTATCGATTTACTCATATTTTTAATATAATATAATTATCTTATTATATTTAAATAATAAATAAATTTGAAACTATAAATAATGATAAACTTATATCAATAATTATTTAAAATAAATATATATAAAAATAAATTTGATAAATAATTATATTTGGATATTTATATTAAAAATGTTTGTAGAATTAGTGGATTTTCTGAAAGACAAAAGAAGAATCGATAATGGACCTATGACACATGCAATACATCACGGTGACCAGCGTTTAAGAGGTTCTTATAATGTTAATATATCTGATATTCCTAAATTATATGATCTTATATCAGATATTAAAGATAAAGGTGGTAAACTTTCAATTCTAGAAAGAGTTGGTGATATTTGTCCATTAATTATTGATTTAGATTTTAAATATGAAAATGATATTGATCATAGACAATATACACCTACAACATTAGAACAATTATCTATATATATATTTAAAAAAATTAAAGAATTATATAGAATTAATGATGAAAATCAATCACATATATGGATAATGGAAAAAGAACATATATTACCGTGTGATAAACCAACATATAAGAAAAAGGATGGAATACATATTCTTTTCCCTAACATTATTTCTGATAAAAAAACCTATATTAAATTAATTGAAAGTATTATAAAAGATACTGAAAACGTTAATAAATTATTTCAAGATACTTGTATAGGTATATCTTCTAATCCTATTAATGAAATTTTTGATACACATATATATAATCCAGGTAATTGGTATGTATATGGAACTGGTAAACCTAATGAAATTGTATATGAATTAACTAATATATTTAAAATAAATGATAATAGTGTAAGTAAATTACCTATAGATACTTTTATAGAAAACCCTAGAGAAATTATGAATAAAAATAGTGTTCAATTACATAAAAATATTAATATTGAATATATTGGACCAGAAATACTTAAAAAGAAACCAATAATTAATAATGTAAATTTGAATAATAATAATAGTATAGACCTTGATAATATTGAAGATATGGAAAATTATGTTAAAATCAAGAAAGATGAATTAGATTATGCCAAGAAATTATCAGGTATTCTCTCTAAAGAAAGAGCTACTGATTGTAAAACTTGGATTGATGTAGGTTATTGTCTACATAGCATTTCATCAAAACATTTATTACAAGCATGGATAGTATTTAGTAAGAAATGGAAAGGATTTTGTAATGAAGATGAATGTAAAAAACAATGGGAATATATGAATAATACTAGTAATAAACAATATACTATGGGAACATTAATATTTTGGGCTAAACAAGATAATTATGATGAATTTATTAAGATTCATAAAGAATCATTAAAAGAAATTATTGAAAAAACTATAAAAGGTGAAAAAAACTGTGGAGCACATACCGATGTAGCAAATGTTGTATATAATTATTATAAAAACCTATTTGTATGTAGTGGACTAAAAGATAGCACATGGTTCTATTTTAATGAACAAACTGGACGATGGAAAGAAACTGAACATGGTCATGAATTAAGAAAACGATTATCTTATGATATTATTAGTATATTTGAACATTATAGTAAGTTTTATAAAGATAAAAGAGGTGATGATCCAGAATCTGAAACTTATGAAATTAATGATAGAAAACATAGTAATTGTCTTAAAAATATCTTAAAATTAAAAGATTCAGGTTATAAAGATAAAATTATGAAAGAATGTAAAGAAAGATTTTATGATGGAGAATTTATGGATAAACTAAATGGAAAAAAAAATCTAATAGGATTTGATAATGGTGTAGTTGATCTAAAATCAGAATATTTAAATTATGAAGGTAATCTCATTATTGAAAGAATATTTAGACAAGGTCGTCCAGATGATTATGTAAGTTTATCTGTTGGTTATTCTCTACCAGTATGTAAAGAAGATTTACCTATTAATATTAATGAAATTACGGAAAATATTGTTCATATTAATGGATATAAAGAATTGAATGATGATTTAGAAGATTTTATATTAAAAGTTCTTCCTAAAGATGATGTTAGGGATTATACTTTAAGATTCTTATCTAGTTGTTTAAGTGGTGAAATTAGAGAAGAAAAATTTTACTTTTGGACTGGTTCTGGTAGTAATGGTAAATCTAAGATTACAGATTTAATTAATTATACATTAGGTGATTATAGTAAAACTATGGATGTAGCTTATTTAACTACTAAAAGAGGTAGTTCAGCTGGTGCTTCACCTGAATTAGAAGCTATTAGATATGCTAGATTTGTATCTATGTCTGAACCTGAAAAAGATGATCAAATATATGTTGGTAAACTTAAACAAATTACTGGTGGTGATACTATGACTAGCAGAGGATTATTTAAAAATACTACTGAATTTAAACCACAATTTAAATTAATGTTAATGTGTAATGATTTACCTAAACTTGCTGGTAATGATGGTGGTGTTGCTAGACGTATTGAGGTAGTAGATTTTATCTCTAAATTTACTAATAATCCTAGGCCTTCTACACATAATCCACATCAATATATGGCAGACTTACAATTAGGAGAAAAACTAAAACAATGGAATATTCTATTCATGATTAAACTATTAGATTATTATACCCTATATGATAAAGAAGGAACTAAATCACCTGAATCTGTAACAGCAGCAACTTCTGTATATATTACAGAAAGTGATACTGTTCAAAAATGGATTTCGGAAGATCTATCTGAATCTGATAATGTCACTTCATTAGATGATTTAATGGATAATCTTAAAACATGGTGCGATGATGTAGGTTATGATTATAAAAAGATTGTTAAAAAAGATGTATTTAGTGCATTATCTAAAGCACAAGAGAAAACCGAATACGGTCCTCCAGTATTCGGTAGGCTCAAAAGCGATAAAGCACCTAACGGAACTACAAGATGTCCCAAGTTTAACTTTCGTCAAGTGGATGATGAAGATAATAATTAAAATGTTCTAGTGTTTGATTATATCCTTCTTTTAATAAATCTTTTTTCACATCATTACTTATATTAAAACTACTAGGATTTAAATTTAATTTAGATAAATCTAATTTTATATTTTTTATATCATATTTTCTTGTTAATATATTAGGATCATACATTTTCCATCCTGATTGTAAATAATCAAATATATTTTCTATTTTTTTATTAATTTTATTAGATTTAATATCTATACATATATAGTTCTCTGAATCATTTATTTCATTCGGACAATTACCACTTAATCCTCCATCACAATATAAATCCCCTTTATATTTAATAGGTTTTATTAATATAGGTATTGCTGTTGTCATTTGTAATAATTTTAATATATTCATTTTAGGATTATTTATATGATCTATATATTCTACATTTTGTTTTGATACATTAATTACTTTAACTATAATATGTATATTACTTAATTTAAATAATTTAAGTAATGACATTTTATCAACATTATATTTATCTTTTAATATTTTTTTTATATGAATATGAAATTTATTATAATTTATAAAACCATAATTATCAACTAAATTTTTTAATGATATATCATTTACATCTAATAAATCTTCAAAATTAAATTTTAATGTTTCATCTTCTATTAAATTTATATCATAATTTAATAATATTAATATTAATACAAATATAAAACTAGCTGATACACATATTATTTTTTTAATATTATTAAAATCTTTATTTATATAATTATTTACTATTAAATATTTCATAGAACCTATAAATGATATACCTTTAGTAGATCCACCTGATAAAATCAGTGTATCAATATCCATATTATTTTATTATTTATATATTATGAGTTCTTTAAACATAAATTCTTTATTTGAAGAAATGGATCAAAAAGTTTTAAATAGATTAAAAATGTTTGATGATATACTAGTCCAAATACATAATAAAATTAAATATCAATCTAAAAATAAAACATTCTTTTGCACTCATCAAATACCTGAATTTCTTATAGGAAAACCTTTATATAAAGTAGATGATTTAAGAAAATATTTAATAGATTCATTAAAAAGAGATAAATTTGATGTATTATATATGCATCCTAATTTATTATTTATTTCATGGGAAAGAAAGAAAAATAATAAACGGTCTGTTAAAAAAGTATTAAATAATAATGATAATACATTTAAAAAAATAGATGATTATAATCCAACAGGTAATTTATTATATAATGATAATATTTTATCAAATATTAATAGTAAATTTAGTTAATAAGAATCTTTACCCATTTTAAATATATAATCTACTAATAATAATACAAATATACAAGTCATTAAATATATAATAATATCATTCATATCTTTAGAATTATTATTATTATTATCGAAACCTTCCACTACATGAAATTGTTGATTTTTAATATTATTAAATCTTTCTTCTATATATTTTTTATATTCCTCAACTTCTTTTTCTAAATGTTTAGTATATTCTTTTAATTCTTTAAATTGTTGTTCTATAATATTAGGACCAGTATCAGGACCTGAAACTGTCGGAACATTTAAATTATTATTATTTTTATTATTATTAACTGGTGAAACATCTTGAATAGTTAAATTACTAATATCATTATTGGCAACTACATTAGTATTCTTATCATTTGAAGAACCGTTGGAATTATTATCAAAGCACTGTGAAAGTAAGGCAACCATTTAATATATATATATATATTTTTTTTATTTTATAAAATATATGTATTTATTTGATTATTTAACGAATAACTATTTATTTATGAGTGGAGCATTTTTATTAAATATGTTTGGTGGTAGAATGTTATTTCAAGATATACAACCTCATTTACATAATAAATTTTATTTAAAATATTTATTTATATTTTGTTTATTTTTTATAGCTACAAAAGATATTAATTTATCATTAATTTTAATTGTAATTTATATAATTTTTATACAATTTATAAATGAATTTAAAAAAGAAGAAGATGAAAAAAATAATAATAATTCTAATCAAGATAAAGTAAATAATGCTATAGATTTATTAAATGATGTTAAATCTAGATTATAAATTTAATGTAATACCTTTAGTAGATCCTCTATCACTATCACCACTCATAATAGATAAATTATCTAAATCAGGCATAGAATTGGGTTGTAAATTTAAGTTCTTAATAACTTCATCTATATCACCTACAGGACCATCCATATCAGGTCTTTGTGGTTGCTGTCTTTGTTGTGGTTGTTGTCTCATAAGATTAGGCATACCTTGTTGATGTTGTTGCATGTTTTGTTGTTGTTGATTCACATTCATTCCTGGTTGTGCCATAGATCCTACAGCTGCTTTAGCAAATTGTTTCATTAAATCTGGGTTTTGTTTCATGATATCACCCATATCAGGCATAGACGATTTAAACATAGTATTTGATAAATGAAACATAAATGCTGAACCACCTAACATCATTACTAATTTTAATTCTGGTGCTATTTCACCACCACCACCATATTTTTCATATAATTGTTCAAATACTTCATCAAAATCTTCCACACTCTCATTAACTGATTCTGACCATCCATCTAATTTAATATCAAATGGATCAAACTTACTATTAAGAAACTCAGCACCTGATACTGCTGCCATTAATATTTTTCTTTGAAATTTAACTGAATTTGTTGTATCTCTTTGTTTTTTTAATTTAATATATTCATTTCTCATATCATCCAGATTAGAATTCATATTATAATTTGTTGATGTTCTGACACCTTGATTATTTAATTTACTAAATTTATATAATAAATCTATTTTTTCATTCTTAATATCTGTTTGTGATAATACATGAATTGGTTTATATTCATCTGGAACTACATTATTCATAATTGGATCATTAATAGGATCTATAGATATTTTCTTTTCTTCTGTATTAGAATCATTATTCGAATTATTATTATCATCTGATTTAAAAAATGAATATTCTTCTGATTTATTTGATTGAGCTCCATCTGATTCATATCCTTGATTAGATTTAGGTGAATTATTATTACTACTTGGTCCAGAATTTACTAATAAATCTATACCTATAGCATCATTACTTACTGATGATAAATTAGTATTTATATTTTTAAAGTCTTCATCTAAATTAATATCCAATTTATCCATATATTAATATACTAAAAATATTATTATATTTAATACGCATTACTTTAAATATTTAAAATATCACCAACATTTTGTGGCAATTCGTCAATTGTTATCTTGTAATGTTCTTCAAGTTCACTTAAATATCCTGCTTCTCTATTATTAATTAAATTAATAGCTACACCTTTTCTACCATATCTTCCTGATCTACCAATTCTATGAACATATGTTTCTTTAGATTTAGGTAAATCAAAATTAATTACTAAATTTAATTGTTGAACATCTATACCTCTCGCTAATAAATCTGTTGATAATAAAATCCTTGTTTTACCATTCTTAAAATTTAATAATTTATTTTCCCTTTCATCTTTAGTAACTTCTCCATGAATATAATCAACTGGATATTTATTTTCAATCAATTTATCATATAAATCCATTAATTTATTTTTATAATTTACATAAATAATACATTGTGAAATATTTAATAAATTATAAATATCAATTAATGTATCATATTTCCATTCTTCATTAATTAATACTTTATATTGTTTAATACCTTCTAATGTAACATTCTTTTTCTCTACTAAAATAGATTCCGGATTATTTAAAAATCTATTACTTAATTCATCTGTTTCATCAGTTCTAGTAGCACTGAATAAACATATCTGTGTATCTTTAGAAATATATCTAATAATTCCATATATTGTTTCTTGAAATCCAAATGATAACATTTCATCTGCTTCATCAAAAATTAATAATTTAATATCATTAGTATATAAAAACCTTTTACTAATCATATCTAATACTCTACCAGGTGTCCCTACAATAATATGTGGTTCTTTAGATAATTCTTGTTTACATTCTTGTATACTAGTCTTACCAACCACTTTCATTACATTAATATCCATATATTGACTTAATGCTTTAATTACATCATAATTTTGGTTAACTAATTCATATGTTGGATTTAAAATCAATATTTGCGTTTTTTTCAGACTTTCATCTACTAAATTTAATGCACCTATAGAAAAAGCTCCTGTTTTACCAGTGCCTGATTGAGCTTGTGCTAATAAATCCTTTTTGGTATTAATTATAGGTAATGCTTTTACCTGAATATCTGATGGATTTTCAAATCCATGTGAATATATCCCTCTTAATAAATTGTCTTTTAAATCAAAATCATCAAATGTTGTCATCCTTATATATTTATTATTAATTAATCTTTAATATTTAACATAGATTTTATCCCATTTATATCAGCTCCTTTCAATGTATTTATACATTCCTTATTTTTTAATAAAAAAAATGATGGTACTGACTGCACTTTAAATATATCACATATGTTTGAATTATCATCATTATCAATTTGTATTTTATATATTTCTACTAAATCTGTATTTAATTTACTATATAATTCTTCTAATTGAGGATATATTTTTTTACATGGACCACACCAACTCGCTGTAAAAAATAACAATATATATTTATCACAATTTATACATTGTTCAAATTCATTAAATCCATTTATTAATTTCATTTTTTTTATAATATATTTTTTTATTATACAATTAACTCATTTCTTATTGGATGTTTATTTGATAAATATCCTATTTTTATTATTAAATTTCTTTGTAATCCTGTTAAAGTTAATGCTAATATTAAATCCATTATTTTTATAAAAATTCTACTTAATTTAAAATGTTTCATATAATTTTTTACTAAATATTTATGAAATATATAAACTAATATCCCCAATAATATTATATGAGTTATTATCATAATAAATATTTCATATTCTTCTATATCTTCTAATCTATGCCCTACGTAGAATAAATGATCTATAAATGGTGCTGCGAATAATAATACCAATATAGACAATATTAAAAATATTAATAATGAAAAAAAAGTTTTATACATAATATATATATATATATATTAGATTTTATTATTCTGTATCACTATCACTACTTGAACTAATATAAGAATATTCTTCCTCTAATTTAGACATTCTCTCATCCTCTAAATATAATGATTCAATAAATTCATTTCTATCTTCATTAATATAATCATATTCTAAACTAAATTTATTTTTATTCTCTTTATAACCACTAGGTTTTAAAGGTCTTAAATGTTGAAAATCTTTAATATTTACAACATATCTCATATGATCTCCTCCATATTTATCATCTATATTTTTACAACATAAATATGAACATATATATTTATCCATATTATCAATATTCATATGAATAAAATATTTATCTGAACTATTATTACATTCAGAACAAGTGAATTTATTAGAATCATCATCTTCTAAGATATCATTATTTGTCATATTCTTATAAGACATTTTAATATTTTATTACTTATTATATTTATTATTTAAATTTAAATAACATTTCAAATTTAAATTCAAATTTATAAAAAAAAATATATATATTGACAGGATGGTAATTACTAATTTATAGGAATAGGTCTTTTACACCATGATTAATATATTGTTCTGATGTTATATATTTACTTTTGAGTAATACCTTTTCTAATAAATTAATTTTCTTTTTATAATTATCATTTTCAAGTTTTGTATAATATCCTGTGAATACATACTTACAACTTTCATCTATTTTCTTATCTATTCCTTTAAACTTAATTTCTCTTTTTTTTCGTCCAGATTGTTTTTTCTTTTTAATATCTACCTTTTCTTGATGATTAATTTTAATATTTTCTAATTTATTTTTACGTTCTTTATTATATTCTATATATCTTTGTTCATATACTTTCTTAAGTATTTCTTTAATTTCATCCTTAATTTTCTTTTTATCAATATATGAATTATAATCAGAAATAATAATATCTTCTTTAATTTTATCAGGAATTTGTTCAAGGAGTGTTTTCTCAGCTCCAATAATATTTGATGTTTTAATAGTCGGTCCCGTGTTAGTGCGGTGTTTAGATTTTAGTTTTCCCATTATTATTATCTCTTTCAACTTTTTAAATTATAAATTAATTATTAACCTATTTTCAAATTTATATTTTATTATTTAAATCTTTGAATTTCTTTTAAATAATTATTATTATAATCATTCGTTTGTGTATATATTAATTTTAATATTGTTCTATATCCTTTATTTATAGGTGATACACAATGTGTATTTTCTTGTGCTTTAACTATTATAATAGAATTAGGTTTTGTATATATTATATTATTAAATCCTAAATATGTATACCAATTTGTATAACTATCAGATTCATTTTCTATCGTGAATACAACTTCATATTGTGGTTTATTATACAATAATGTATCTTTATGACAATGCATCCCTTTTGAACCTTCTGGATATATTCTATATTCTATTGGAAAATCAGATTTAATTATTTCATTATTTATTATTTTATTTATTTTATTTATCATTTCATTAGAATAAAATATATCATTAATTTTTTTATCATATATCGGTTTTATATATCTAAATCTTTCATGTTTTAAATTATTAATATTTTTTACATATTTTTTTATATATTCATAATCTTCTTTTGATAATATATTTTCTATATAATATACTTCATCTTTATTAACTATATAAATTACTATTATTATTATTATTATTAACAATATTAATAATATTTGAAATTTATTTAAAAACATTTTAAGTATTTATATAAATTTGATAATATATTATTTAAAAATTAAAACAAATTATAATGATTAAAAAATCAGATATTATCGATTACATTAATAGTAATTATTCCGATGCTTTAGATAACTTACATTTATATGAAAAATATATATTAGAAGAAATTATTGATGTATTTAATATTGTGGGTGAAAATAAAAATGAACATCAAATAAATTCTGAGAAATATTTTATTAAAGAAATTATCTCAGAATATATTAATAATAATAACATATTTAATATTCGTAAAAATAAATTATATAAATTAATGAAACTTGAATTACCTGAACAAAGATCACCTAAATGGTTTGAAATGAGAAGTAATATTTTAACAGCTAGTTCATTCGCAGCCGCATTAGGTGATTGCCATTTTACTTCTAGAAATCAATTAATTTATGATAAAATTAATCCACGACCATATGAAAGTAATCCTATTACAGAATGGGGTGTTAAATATGAAGAAATTGCTACATTATTCTATCAATTAATCACTAATACTAATGTTAAAGAATTTGGATTAATCCCTCATCCAGTATTTCCTATATTCGGTGCTTCTCCAGATGGTATTTGTGATGATACAGGACCACCAGAATTTTGTTCTAGAATGCTTGAAATCAAGTGTCCACCTAAAAGAAAATTTACTAAATCTGTTCCTAAACATTATTGGATGCAAATGCAAGGACAACTTGAAGTATGTGATTTAGATGAATGTGATTTCTTACAAGTTAAAGTAGAAGAATATGATAATTTTACAGATTATAAAAACGACGTATTTAATGATAGCAAACCACATAATTATTCATATCCCAATATAAAAGATTATGATACAACTATTAATGGTAAAACTAGTGATAATTTACCTAAAGGTTGCACTATATCTTATTTAAAAGAAGGCGATCCACCTGATAAATTATCATATTTATATCCTAAACTACTATTATCAGATGACCTATATCTTAAATGGATTGATGATCATATTAAATTAGGATATAATATTATTGAAACTAAATGGTGGAAAATTACTAGATATGAACTATCTACTGTATATAGAGATAAAGTATGGTGGAATAATACTATTGAATATATCCTTGAATTTTATAATGATTATATGTATTATAAAAATAATGTTGCTGAATTAAAAAATTTAATTGATATTGAAAATAAGAATAAAAATAAAAAAAATAAAAAAAATATTATTACAATTGAAAAAGAAGTAATCCCTGAATTCATGTTATGCGAAGATTCGTAAATAAATTTGAAATTTGTTATCATTTTTTTTAGACAAAAATTCAATCATGACTGAAATTAATTCAGTATTCAATCCTTTCAAATACTTGAAAGAGAATCCTGAAAGTCCAATTAAATTCATTCAAGAAAATCCTAAACAACGTGGAAAAAATTCATATGATTCATATGAATTATATAAAACTTCTAATAATTACAAGGAGTTTAAAGATAATGGCGGTAAATCTGATGATATCAGAAATGATTATAAAAAAGGTTTTCTAATTATTGTTGATTTACCAGTAAAAGTCATGGATAAAGAAGATAAAAAGGATACAATAAAAAAAGAAGAAAAAAATGAGAAGAAAGAGAAGAAAGAGAAGAAAGAGAAGAAAGAGAAGAAAGAGAATAAAGTGAAGAAAGAGAAGAAAGATAAGAAAAAGAGGAATATTAAAAAAGAAGTTGTTGTTAAAGAACCTATTAAGGAAGAAGTAGTTGTTGAAGAAGTTATTAAAGAACCTATTAAGGAAGAAGAAGTTATTAAAGAAGTTGTTCAAGAACCTGTTAAAGAAGTAGTTGTTGTTGAAGAAGTTATTAAAGAATCTATTAAGGAAGAAGAAGTTATTGAAGAACCTGTTAAGGAAGAAGCTGTTATAAAAGAACCTATTAAAGAAGTAGTTGTTGAAGAAATTTCACAATTTGAACAATTGGATCTAGAAGACGACGAAGATGATGAATGGCCAGAAATAATATTTGAAGATATTAAATATTATATTAATAAAACAGATAAATTAGTAATCGATTCTGAAACAGGTGAACAAATAGGTTTTTATAATATGGTAGATAATAATATAGAATTTATAGGTAATGGAGAAGATATACACAATAATTACATTGAAAATCTTTAATTATAAATTTGAATAATATATTATATTTTTTTAAAAAAGAATATGGAAAACTCACCTCTGAGATTTCTTGATAATGATATGTCAATTATGCTTAGTGAACAAGTTAGATTATCTAGAGAAGAAGAAGCAATGAAGTTTCATGATAACTTATTTCATTTTGGTATTAAGATAAATGAACATCATCATGATACAATTTGTAAAATGTATAAATTTAATAATAGTTTAGATTATTCATGTATAAAATTTTTAAATAGTATGGTAGGTTATAGAGTTAGTATGAATCTAGTTGGAAGAGAAGATGTTGTTAAAACAATAAAAAAATTTTATGAAAATAGGTTAACTGATGAACCCAGATATCGGCTATTATTGTAGATTAGCATATTTATTAAATTCTTCTAATGCATTTTGATAATCTATTCCACCTGGAAATGTCCCACATTCAGATGGAGATAATAATTTTAAATCTTCTAATAATTCCATTTTTTTTCTATAATTTTTAGGAGGAATATATGTTTTTCTAAACCAATATATCCTCCAATTTTTAATAATAATATCAGCAGAAGTATATTTAATTATAATTAATCCTGATAATATATTATTTTTAGTGTAATGATATCCTATTGGTGAATAACCGTCTAAATTTCTTATATTAGGATTTGCTCCACATCTTAATAATTTAACAATATTTTTAGGATCATGTTGAACATGTAATGGAGTATTTCCTAATACATTACAATGACTCATATTATCATTATTTTCATCAAATAAATCAATAATTTTAGGATTAATACAGGGTTTAAATAATAATGTTTCATGTGCTATATCATAATTAGTAATACTATTTATAAAACAATGATCTAATAATATTTCTAATGATTTTAAATCTTTTTGAAGAAATACCGGAGTAATTGATATATTCTTTTCTGAATATGGATCATATCCACCTTCTATTAACATTTTCATATAAGGGTGAGTTCTATCATAATCTGCTATATTAAATATATAATTATTTCTTATAGGATTATATTTTAATAAATATTCAGTAGCTTCTGGATCTTTCTGCCAGTACAAAGGTGTGAAATCATAAATATCCCGCGGATTAGGTATTGCTCCCCTACTTACTAATAATTTAATAGTTTTATATTCTTTCTGGAAATGAATAGGTGTCAATCCTAATCCATTTGTTAAATTAGGATTACCACCTTTATCTAAAAGATATTTCATAGTTTCATATGGTTGTCTGATATGTAATAAAGATAAATCATAATATACAGAATGAAGATCATTAGGTTTTACACCTACTTTTAAGATTTCTTCTAAAGTTTTAATAGTTGGTTCTTTAATGAATAAATTACATAAACCCATATTATTGTTTTTTTTAATAATGTAATTTATAAATATTCAAATTTATAAAAATATATTAATATATTAAATATGACAATAATAGACGTACCTATTTCTAAAAAAAGTTCTATGGGATCTATGGCTACTTTAGGTGAAATTCATTATCATTATCAAAAATATGACAACATATTTAACTTTTTTGATATTATAATGAAAAAAGAAAAAGATATTAAAAAAGTATTATGTATTCCTGATGTTGGTAGAAAATGGATGAGATCTTTTTTAAAAGTAGTTTTAAGTAAAGATGATTTAAAAACAAGTGAATTAATGGCAAAAAATGTTAAACCTGTTGATCCTGAAGTATCTATAAATTTATTTAATCAAATGATTAAAAAATGTAAAAAAAGAATTATTGCTGTATCCGTTCAATTAATAGTTGAAAATAAACCTGGAACTCATGCTAATATGTTAATCTTAGATACTAAGGAAAAAACTGTTGAATTATTTGAACCTCACGGTAAAAGATCCGAAGAAACAACTATGGATAGTCTAGTCGGTGCTTATAATATTTCTGATAAATTATTAAAAAAATATTTCCAAAAATTCTTTCCCGAATATAAATATGTTTCTCCTAAAGACCTATTACCTTCATATGGATTTCAAGCAAAATATGATGCTTATAGTGGATTATGTGTCACTTGGTCTACTATGTATTTACACTATAGAGTTTTAAATCCTGATGTAACTAGTAAAGAAATTGTTAAACATATTAAGAAAAAAGTTAATAAACAATTCTTATTAAAATATGCTAAATATGTTGAAGATACTGTTAAAAAGAAAAATTAAATTTGAATAATTTATTTAAATATATTTATTTATTAAAATAATAATGGATTTATTTCAACAAAAACAAGAAGATGCTGTTCAAAATATTATTAAAGTATATTTAGCACAAATGGATTCTGCTATGAAAATATCTAAAATTATATATGAACATTCTGATGAAGAAGAACTAACAGGTGATCATATTATTTGTGGATTAATATATAGATTAATGGTATCAATATCAGACGAAGATATGATTGATTCATTACAATCTGCTGATAATATTTTAAATGATATTGATGATTATGATGAAGATTATGAAGATTCTGATGAAGATTTAGAATATGAAATACCTGATGAAAAAAGAAAATTAAAAACTAATAATTGTAATTGCAATATTTGTTCAAAAGTAAAAGAATGTATAAAAGGATATGATACATATGAAACATATGATCCATTAACAACTAGATTTAAAGGTGCGATACAAGAAACGTGTGATAAACACAATATTTATCTTTGATAAATTTATTTATCATACAATATTTATCTTTGATAAATTTATTTATCATACATATAATTTAATAAACATATCAAAAATGTATATTTATATTGAACATCTAAATCTAATTGATTAAAATAATATTCTTTTGTATATTCTGGTCCTATATACCAATCTGAACCTATTAAATAATTATCTGAAAAAAAATTAATATTTTTATAATATTCTTTTGATATTTTATCATATTCATTTTCAAAACATAATAATATAAAAAATAATATTGTTTCAATTGATTTATTATTACATTTTTTATAAGTTTTTTTAATAATATTATTCTTCTTATCATTTATATTTTTTGATAAATCATTTATATTTGAAAAAGTTTTCTCTAATGAATCTAAATTAAATTTTTTCATATAATTATTAATCATATTTTTTTAAATTAATAATATTTTAAATATAATTCAAAATATATGGAGTTTTTTATTCCTAAATTAAATGTATTAAATATATTATCATTTAATTATAATAATATGAATAATAGAAATTTAATATTAGAACCATTTAGCTGTATTATGAGAATAATATTATTAGAATATAAACCAAATGGAACTAAAATATCTATACAAAATAATTCAATCTTATATAATGATCCAACATTTTATCAAGGTATATTAAGGTCTTTTTATGGTGATAATAGAGAAGATATTCATAATTTATATTCACCTATTTTAAAAGGTTTTGAATGGTATAATATACAAGATTCTAATATGAATAGATATTTCTTTGAAAAATTAATTATAGGATTAGAAAAATTAAACTCAGTATATGATGAAAATACTATAATATATCATTCTATATCACATTATATTACTATGATAAAAGATTTATTAGAAACAAATGATTTAACTAAATTTAAAGATATTAGTAAACAAGAATCACCTTTAATAGATAATTTAAAAAATATATGGGATAATGATGAAATATATATTATTTATAAAAATTTAAATTATATAAATAATTCTGAAGATGAAGAATTAAAAAATACATATATTAAAAGTATAGAGGATATTTTATCATATAAAGAAAAACAAGTAGAAAATTATATAAATAATTCAAGTACTAGTTATTAGAAATTATTTAACGTCTTTTTCTACTTTTAGATTTAGATTTTTTTACTCTTTTTAAATCAGAGATTTTTACAGCACCGAATGAACCTTTTTTAGCAGTCCAACCTGCTTTCTTTAAATTATTATGTTTTCTTGCTGATTTACTTGCTCTAACAGAAACAATGCGACCATGTTTATTCTTTCTTAGATTTTTTTTACTTAAACCACCATTAGTTTTTAGAGCATTACCATTAAATACTTGTCTTCTTGATCCAAATGTTTGCATATTTATAATATATATTAGAAAAAAAATATGGTTAAATTATAATATAAATATATTATATATATATGGATATTGAAAGAATATTACATTTAACTGGAAATAATGAACATCATAATATTAATCCTATGAAACAATGCTTAAAATCTGAACCTGTAATTGTATTTATGGTTGCTCCGTGGTGCGGTCATTGTCAAAGATTAGAACCAACTATAAATACTTTAGAAAATGAATTAATTCATGAATCTGAATTTGATAAATTACATATGATGAAAGTTCATGATACTGAATTAGATAAATTAGGTATGGAAGCGTCTTCTTACCCAACTATTAGATTATTTATGAATGGAGAACATATAGAAGATCATCAAGGGTCTAGAGAACCAGATGATATAAGAGATTTTGTAAGAAAACATATGAAATCTAATAGCAAAGGATCTAAAAAAAAATACAAAAAATCTAAAAAGAAGAAATGTAAATCTAAGAAAAAGAAATGTAAAACATATAAATTAAAAAAGAAAGGTTCTTATAAAGTGAAAAATTTTACTGGGAGAAATCATAATGACCCTAAATGGATTGAGAAAACTTTTGGTATTATGAGTGGTGGTAAATCTAAGAAAAATAAAAGATGTAAATGTTCTAAAAGAAAAATATGTAAATGTAAAAAAAAATGTAAAAAATGTAATAATAATTAATATAAATAAATATCTAATATATATTATAAAATGGTCAAAAATTTATCTAAACGTGTTAAAAGAAGTAAAAGTAAATCTAGAAAAATGAGAGGAGGTCAAGGTTGTGGTATTACTGAAAGAAGAAAATCTAGAAAAATGAGAGGAGGTAGTAGTGTATATAAAAGAAAAAATAAAAGTAAAAGTAGAAAATCTAGAAAAATGAGTGGTGGTGGTAGTAGTCTAGAATATTATGGAGCTACAATATTACATGCTAAATAAATAAATTTGAATTTATTTATAATATTTTTTTATAAAAATTAATAATGAGTATTTTAATAGTTGAATCTCCGGCTAAATGCAAAAAGATTCAATCATTCCTTGATAAAACATATATTGTTAAATCTTCTGTAGGTCATGTCAGAACATTAAATACTAAATGGGCTAATTCAGATATAGAAATTAATAATGATTTTGAACCACCTTTTGTAGTAATTCCTAATAAACAAGATGTTATTAATAATCTTAAAAAATATTCTAACAATAGGAAAGTTATATTAGCAGCAGATGATGATAGAGAAGGTGAAGCGATCGCATGGCATTGTGGTGATATCTTAAATGTTGATTTTAATATTAATAATCGAATTATTTTCAGAGAAATTACTAAGAAAGCTATTCTTAATGCGTTAAATAATCCTACTAAACTTAATATGAATGAAGTGAATGCTCAGAAAGCAAGATCTGTTATTGATTTATTAATTGGATATAAATTATCACCGTGTTTATGGGCGAATATTAATACTAAAGAACGTGGTTTATCAGCGGGTCGCGTTCAAAGTGCTTTATTAAAACTATTATTTGATAAAGAAAAAGAAATTAATAATTTTGAACCTGAATATTCTTTTGATATTCAAGGTAAATTTAAAGATTTATCTGAAAAATCTGAATATGTATTTAAAGATACATTTGATGAAGATGTTGATGAAGATTATATTAAAAATATGTTTAAATTATACTCAGAAGATAGAAAATTTAAAGTAATTGAAAATAAAAAATCAGATGAAAAGAAATATCCTGATAAACCTTTCATTACATCTTCATTACAACAAGACGCTCAGAAATCTTATGGATTTAATGTTAAGAAAACTATGGATATAGCACAAAAATTATATGAAAATGGTTTAATTACTTATATGAGAACTGATTCAACATGTGTATCAGAAGATTTTCAAAGATTACTTAATGAAAATATATCTAATGAGTTCGGTCAAGAATATTATAATGTTCCTTTAACAAAAAAAGTTAAAGGATCACAAGAAGCACACGAATGTATTAGACCAACTGATTTAAAAAATATTATATTATCTGAAGATAAATTTTCTAAAGATGATATTAAATTATATACAATGATTTATGATAGAATTATTAAATCACATATGAAACCCGCAATATATAATGTTAATTCTATTAAATTATGTAATTCTAATACAAAAAATTTAGGATATTTTACATCAAAACAAAAAGAAATTAAATTTAAAGGATTTCTAATATATAAAGAAAATTTAGATAAAGAAAATAAATTAGTTGAATTTAAGAATGAATATAAATTATTAGAATGTTCCTGTTTTGATAAATGTTCTAATCCACCAGAACCATATAATGAATCATCTATTGTTAAATTATTAGAAAATACAGGTATAGGTCGTCCTTCAACATATGCTTCAATTATTTCAACATTATATAATAGAAATTATACATTAACTAAAACTATTAAATTAGATGATAAAGAAGAAGATGTAATTCATTTAGATAAAAAGAATAATATTATTGAAAAAGTAAATAAAGTGAAAGGTAAAACTATGAAAAATAAAATTATTGTAACTGAATTAGGTAATAAAGTATTAAATTATTTAGATAATAAGTTTCATGATATTATTCATAAAGATTTTACATCTGGTGTTGAATCAGATTTAGATAAAATATCTAATGGAAAATTAGATTGGATATTAGTAATAAATAAAGTATATAATTCATTCTTACCTATTGTATTAAAAGAAATCGGTAATAAAGTAAAGAAACCTAAAAATATATTAGGTATGTATAAAAATAAAGAAGTTCAAACAGGTACAGGACAATATGGACCTTATATATTATATAATAAGAAATTTACAAGTGTTGATAAATATCTTAAATCTAATAAAAAAACATTAGATGAATTAACTATTGATGATTGTAAAATTATTTTAAAATATCCTATTAAAATTAATAAAGATATTCAAATTATGTTAGGACCATATGGAACATATCTTAAATATAATAAAAAAAATTATAAGATTAGACAAAATATAGAATATACAGAAGAATATTGTTTATCAGTAATTAATTAAACATTATTTAATATACCAAAATAAATATCATCATGTGACATAACCAAGTTTTCTCGCTTCATTTCAATTTTATATTCAATTATTTCTTCATAAAATAAATTAACAATTTTATAATAATTTTTTTTAATTTCTTCTTTTTTAAATTTTTCTAATTTATATTTATTTTTATATAATTCACACCTTAAAATATTTAAATTATCTTCTGATACATTATTTTTTTCACAATCAATTAATTTATTATTTAATTGATTTATTTTATAAATTAATTCATTGTCCATTTATTAATTTTTAATTTAATTAAGTTAAATAATCAAATTTTAAATATTAATATATATTAATATGGTTGCTGTTGAAATTATTGTAGCTTTAATTGGTGGTGGTGTTAGTATTGTTACACCTTTATTAGGTTATTATATATATAAATGGAAAACACAATTAGATAAAAATAAAACGGATGAATCAGGTGAAGAACCTGAATCTGAACCTGAACCAGAACCTGAACCAGAACCAGAACAAGTTGCTAAACCTTCTGAAGAAAGGTATTGTCAAATATTAGAAACAGACGTAGCAAGAATTGGTGTATTTCCATTAATTGGTGGAATTCCATTAATAAATAGTAATAGATGTCATGAAACTAAATCATATTGTCCAAATTGTAAGAAATATTTTTGTCCATATCACAAGCCTAGAAATAATAATGGCGATCCTAATGGAGGTCATATATGTCCTGATAATAATCCTTAAATTGTTATATCTATTAAATATGTACCCATTATTATTGATAATAATCCTAATATTGTTTTGAAAGTTAATTTTTGTTTATATACACAAACTGCTATTATAATTAATATGATTAAATATACACTTTTTTGTAATGTTTTATATTTAAATACATTTTCTTTTGTTAAAATTAATCCGCCTAAAAATAATGCGACACATGTTAAAATACCATTAAATATTAAATATTTTAATGTATTGTTTTTTACATCAGGTATTAATTTATTTTTATTTATTAATTGATATGATCCATATATTATTAAAATAAATATTGATGTAAACATTACTTCATTTGGTACTGAAATATCTTTTAAAATTTTATTTCTATTGTATGCAGCGACTGGTGAAATTATAGCGAGTATGATAAGGAATACATAAAAATTATACATTATATATTATATATATAGAATATAATATGGGAAACTTGTTATCTATTTGTTTAAAAATAGATAATGGACCAAATAATAATAATAATAATAATAATAAATATGAATTACATATTAATTCACCTAAAGATATAGAATATAGATTTAAAGCACCGATTAAAACTAGATCTACAAGTCCTATAAGACATAATAAATTTGAAAATGTTGAATTAGAATAATTAATAAAGGATAAACAAGATAATGGATACACTTCCTGAATCTGCGATTATGATTGAAAAATTAAACGAGGAATTAGATGAAGTTCAAAATAAATTAACTTTAGAAATAAAAAATAAAATACATTATAAAAATAAATCAGAATTATATGAATCTAAATATGATAAGATATTATATCATTTATGTGATATGATTATAGATGAGGTTAAAGATGAATTATTAGAATATAATGTTATTGATATAAAATGGAATGTGGCCTCTATTGGATATGGATATGGAGAATTAGATATATTAAAAAAAATTAAATCAATGCTTGAAACAACTATTGTTAAATCACCTGAATCAGCATTGTATTATACTGAATTAGACTTAAATAACGGGAATGATTATAAAATGTCAGTAACACTTTTGAAGCTAACAAGTTATGAACGGGATGAATGTAGTGAATATATATGTTGTATAACTTGTAAAAAGATATTACAGTGTGATTGTGTTAATTGTTTAGCTATAAACAATTATTATAATTAATATATTACTTCAAAATCACTATCTTCTATTATAATACTATTCCATATTTTATGATATATTTCATTTTTTCTAGTTTTATTTATAATTTCTTGATTATAATCTTCTTTACTAAATTCACTTAACCAATTAGAATAATTTATATTATTATTATTTTTAATATAATTTATCATATGATTTTTAATATTATCATAATAATTTTGTTTAGAAATTATTTGTATTTTTTTTAAATTAATTTTATCAATTCTTTCAATTCTTTCTTCAATATTTATTTCATTTATATTTTTAACTTCAATTTCATTTATATTTCTTTTAATCTTTGGTAAATTAAATCGTTTATTTTTAATCTTATTCATATATATTTATAAAATATTAAATTTGATTTATAAAAAAATATAATTTATATAAATATTATGTTTAAATCAAAATCAGTACCAATAAATATGAATGACTATGATCAAATAATTGTACCTATATTAACAGATGTTAAGCGGGGTAAATCTACATCTATGATAAAGGCTATAGAGTTTAAGGGTGTAGAACCTATTGGTATTTGTTATGAAAATATTAATAATAAAATTATTGTAACTGATATTATTAAAGATAGTATTGCTGATAATAATAAAGAAATATGTATTGGTATGGAATTAATTGAAATGAATGGACAAACTGTAAAAAAATATAATAAAACAATGGATTACATTAAAACTAAATATAAACTTCACAAATATATTAAATTAACATTTATTAAATATATAAAAAAAGATTTATCAGAAGTTTTTGAAATTGAAAAATATTAAGAATTGATTGATGAATGAATTATTTATTTGTTTGATTTAGAAGTTTTGTTATGACTTCATCTGCTTTTTCAGACGTTAAACCATATCTATCATCAGTCCTACAGAAATTAATGTCGTTTAATTGGTCTGACATTCTTAGCATATCCATATCATCTATTGCTATCCATGGTTGATTAATTTTGTTGATATTAATATATTCAAGTATTTCAGCTGGACGATCTCCAGAAGCATCTACACTTTTATCAGAAGTATATCCAGATATTTTAAGGTCAATCTTATCCAAATATATATCTACAAGTCTTCGTTCTTCAACAGTAAGTCTCCAAGTTGATGATAATATGATAACAGTATTTGGGATTATATCCGATATCTTCTTTAGATTATTAAGAAGGTCATGTTGAGGCATATGTGTTTCCCTGTCATTTGTCCTAGTTGTAGAACAATTAAGAACACCGTCAATATCAAGAAATATGTAAGAGTTTTGAACGAATTTTGTTTTGATATTTCCCATATTTGTATTATGTATTTTAAATTTTATGTATAAATTATTTAAAAAAAAATGTCAAATTTAGTTTGCGAACTAATCAAATAGTACAAGGCATATTCATATCATTTGTATAGCCTCTTTTTAATATTTTTTTATCTTTTTTTGATACAATATATACATTCTTATCTTTTATAAATGGTATTTCTATTTCTATCATAATATAATTCATATCTAAATATTCATTGAAACAACTTATATTTTTAAGAATGGGATTTATTTTTTTTATAGGATTCTTTTGTGGGAACGCTTTAACAACAATATTTTTAGATAATTGTATCATTTTAAAATGTTTATATTCTTCTAAATATAAATGCATATATTCTCCATATTCTTCATCTAATTCTTTATCTTCAGGATATAATGATTTATCAATATATAATCCATTTTTTAAATATTTTTCTACATCATCATGTTCTTTTATTTTATCATGTAATATTTTTAATAAATTATTAAATTTAGTTAAAGAAATACTTGTATATTCTTTAAATTCATCCATTACATTAGATCTAATTAATTTATGAAATGCTTGTGAATATTTATCATTATAATCACATTTTTGTTTTTTTAATAATTTATATTTATTTAAATCTTTATAATATATTTTTTCTTCTTCTAATGCTTCATTAATTTTATTTAATAAATCATCACATTTCTTATTTTTATGATTATTATTTTTAAGAATATGAATATTAATTTTAGTATGTTTTTTTAATATATTAATTAATTTACTGAAATCATAATAAGTTTCATCACCTATTATAATTTCTATATTACCTTTATTATAATGTAATCCTAATATATTATCATAATATTCATTCATTTTAATTTCTAAATCTTGTTTCAAATTATCAATCATATCCATACACATAGGAATACCATTAATAATCCCTTCATCAGAAACACCTATATAAAATTTAGAATGCGTTTGATTTAATAGATTTGGTAAGAATATCTTTGAAATATTTGTTAATGATAACATATACCGGTTTAAATATTTATCAATATAATATATAACAGAATCATATATATATCTTTTAGTTTTAGTATTCATATATCTTTTTTTAATATCTGAAATATCGTCTAATGTTAATGATTTTCTAAGAAAGAATTCTTTATGTTCTTTTAAAATAGTTTCAATATCAATATTTTGATGTAGTTCATAGATTTTTTCATATTCTTGTTTTATGGTAATGATTACCATTTTTTTTTATTATGATTAATTAATTATTCAAATTTACAAAAATAAATATCTAATATATATTATAAATATGAGTTCTAAAAAAGGAAAACCTAAAACTAAAAGAAAAAGATTAGGTGAAACAGCGAAAATTTATAGAGATTTAAAAAAACATCAATCATATGATATAAATAGTGAAACTATTTATTCATTATGTATACCAGGCACTAATGGATTATTTGGACCATTCAGGTTTGATGATGATTTCTCTAAGTTAATAATTGGTAATTCATTAAAAGATGTGGAGTTTATGGATAGAATAGGTCAACCTCTACATAAAGGTGTAGGAAAAACCATACCCACGTATGAGGCAAGTATTCAAAGAAAAATGATAGAAGAAGTAAAATCTAGATCTAGATGGCAACAAGAAATATTTAGATTATTCAGAAAAAGAGAATATGTTGAATTAGTTAATCCAGATTATTATAGTCATGACGCTGATGAATTGTTATCAAATGGTAAAATGCTTATGGGATCAAATAAAAAGACAACACCATATGAAAAATATCAATATATATTAGAAAGAGTTAAAGGATTACCGGAAGATGCTAAAGTTGTAGCAATATCTACAAGTCAAGGAGGAGCAATATTATTAAAATGTTTAGAAGATGTTGAATTTTGTCAAAGAATTAAAGCAGTAACATTTGTCTCACCAGCTTATACTGCTGAAATTGGTCCAATAGTAAATGGTGTTCATTCAAATGTTAAATTAAATATGAAAAATATAGAAAGAAATATGGGAAATTTAAATATATTTGGTTTATTATTAAATACTCAACTTGGTTGGGGTGGTGATGGATATGGGACAGGACAAAGAAGATCTTTAGAAAATATGCCAAATATTTCTCATTATAGATTTCGTACTACAGATCACGGATTTGATCCTGCTTCTCAAATGTCTATAGACAGAAATAAAATATTAACAATTATGAAAATAGTTGATGTAATGTATACAAATATTATACAAAATCAAGCAGTTCATCCTAAACTTAAGAAATATTTAGAATATATACAGGAATATTTTTATATGAAAGATGGTTATGAATCTGAAGTGAAATATTTAAATAAAGTTATGAGTGAAGAAGAATATTTAGATAATGAAAAATCTCAATCTAGTGATTTATCTTCAGGTGAATCTGATTTAGATATTGATTCATTGATGAAAAAATTAAATCCGTCTAGTAAAAAGGTAAAGGTTGTGGCTAAGAAAAATGATAAACCTCCATCTAAAACAGAGAGAGCATGGTCTCAATATCATGAAGATCAAAAAGTGAAACCTTCTAAATCTGCTGATAAATCTGCTGCTAAATCTTCTGGTCCATCGCCCTGTACTAAATTTCATGGACAACCCATTAAATGTAATGCTTATTCTAAAGATGGTGTCCATTGTTATTATACAGCATCAAAAGTTAAAGGTAAAGTAGGATCTTGTAGAAAAGGAAGCGCTCAAAAGATTGATGAATCTCGTAGTAAAGCGAGAAATAATCCTGCTGTAAGAGATCAATTTGAACAATCGGCTGCATCATTAATTCAAAGATCTTTTAGAAATAAATCTAAATTACCAAAATCTAAAAAATCTTCTGATAGATATAGTAGAAGTAGTTCAATTGATAGAGATTCTTATGAACTTTATGTTGATAAAGATTCTAGATCATTAGGTAGTGAAGAAATGAAATATAAAAAAAAAATCGGTTCTAAAAAGAAAAAGCAATCTAAAAAGAAAAGATATCTAAAAAAATCTAAGTAAATATATAAATGGATTATAAATTATTTTCATTAAGACAAAGAAATTTTAATAATTCCTAATAAATTAACAATATAGTTTTTTTTTTCTAATATATATTATAAATGAGTGAATTAATTGATGAAATTGCTGAAAATGGAAATATAAAGGAAGTTAAACGTTTAATTAAAGCAGGAGTAGATCTCAATGTTCAAGAAGATCATGACAGGATATCAGCATTGTCAATGGCATCAATAAAAGGAAATATAGAAATTGTTAAACTTTTAATTGATGCAGGAGCTGATCTCAATGTTCAAGACGGTGATGGTGAAACAGCATTAATGATAGCATCAAAAAATGGACATACAGATATTGTTAAACTTTTAATTGAAGCAGGAGCTGACCTTAATGTTCAAGACATAGATGTTGTTCCTGTTTTAATTGAAGCGGGTGCTGGAATCGAGGTTGAAGATTATTTTATGGGTTATACTGCATTGATTAATGCAGCAAAATATGGAAAAATAGATATTGTTAAACTTTTAATTGAAGCAGGTGCTGATCCCGATATTACAGACAAAAATGGTAATAAACCAAAGATTATCGACGAAATATATACAGTATACATTTTCCCATTTAAAGTTAAAAAATTACACGCAAAACAGAGACTTAAATTTGCTACCATGATTATTGACTCTAAACACACAGATAAAAACTATGATGTTATTATAAAAATATTAAAATCTCTTAAAATGCCTACCTTAAACAAAGATACCTTAGATAAAACAAATGAATTATTAATGTGGACATTACAAGAAGAATTACAAAAAGAAATAGAAAAATCTTTAAAAAATAAATTCTCTGGCGAAAAACTTGATAATATGATTGAACTTTATAGAAAGCAACTTAAAAAACCCGGGTTATCTAAGAAAACAAGAAAACAAATAAAAAAACAGAAAAAGACAAGAAAGAATAAAATGAATATCCCATTAGGTTCAAGTGATATAAGTTCATCAAGAAAATCAAGATCTATGAATTCAGCAGATGAATTAGATTTAGGTATTAAAATGAGTGTAATGGATAAATCTCATAGTTCTAGTAGAAAATCTAGATCCGCCCCATCTAGAAAATCAAAATCTAATTCAAGAAAATCAAAATCTAATTCAAGAAAATCTAGATCCGCCCCATCTAGAAAATCAAAATCTAATTCAAGAAAATCTAAGTAAGTGCGTTCAAGTGAATGAAAAAATAATGAATGTTAAAAAATCTAAAAGAAAAAGAAATCTAAAAAGAAAAGATATCTAAAAAAAATCTAAGTAAATATATAAATGGATTATAAATTATTATTATTGATTGAAGCTAGTGTTGTTGGTGTTGTTGTTGCAATAGTAGGAACATTATTAACTTATTTTATCGTAAGATTTAGAGGTAAATCCACTAAATTTATATGGAATTTTAGTATGTTTGCTGTATTATTTTTAACTGGTGCATTATCTCATATATTATTTGAATTCACAGGATTTAATAATTATTATTGTAAAATGTTTAATAAAACTAGGAAATAATTATACCGACCATCCTAATTGATATTTAATTAAATTATCCATTGATTTATTCTTGGATTTATTCTTAGCACTAATTAGTCTTGGAGATTTAATATCTTTTTTTTCAGTTAATTCTTGTTTAGATACAGGGACTAATACTAATTTATTTGTTTTATTATTTTCATATAATTTATCAGTGAATATAAATAGTGGTAAACTCATTTATATTTATAAATAAAAGTATATATTTATTTATATTTAAATAAAATGCCTAAAAAATTAAAAACAAAACCATATAAAAAACAAACTATTCCTAAAGCAATCAGAGAACAATGTTGGATAGCATCGTTTGGTAAAGTATTTGAACATAAATGTTATGTAGATTGGTGTGAAAACCTTATTAATCCTTTTGATTATCATGTTGGTCATGATCAACCAGAATCAAAAGGAGGAACATTAGATATTAATAATATTAAACCTATTTGTGCAAGATGTAATCTGTCAATGTCAGATAATTACACTATTCAAGAATGGATTAAATTATCTGATAAAGATAAAAAGAAGAATAAAAAATGTTTCTTGTGTTGTTAAATTTGAAATTTAGTTTAAAGAATTTATAAATCAAAATAAGAACTAAAAAGATTAAAAGAATCAAATATGTATAAATCACTCTATTGTATCCGCAATGCTCACAATAACGGTAAAGTCCTTACAAATGTAGGGAAAACTCAAGTAAACTTTCTTAAATCCAATTGGAGAATCAAGAATCAGATTGAACTTATCATTACTGATAATTCACCTAAATCTATTAAAACTACTAATCAACTATTTGATAATGTACCTGTAATCCCACTTAATCTTCAAGATAACGGTGTTGATTACAATAAGAAAATGAATATGTTCTTTCATACTCTTATGAATAGACAAGAATGTATGGTGGCATATGTAGGTCATGGTAAGTTTATTAATACTGTTAAATGTGCGGATCTATATTACAAACCATTTAGAACTGAGATTAAAAGAGCTCACCCATATCTTGTTGAACTTACTTTCAAGAAAGATTTCTGTGATAACTAATAATTTAACCATTCTTTAATTAAATTCTAAACAATCTTTTTTTTATAAATTTGATTTAAAAATTTAAGAATTATTTAATATAAATAATCAAATAATTAAATAATGGACATTACAAATATCATTTATACAGAACCATTGTGTTTTTATAAAAGGAAATGTAAAAAAGATATAATATGTATTCCTGATGAAATTGTTAATCTAATTATGGATAAATTAGATAGATATGATGATAAAAATAATTTTAGTATGGTTAATTCATTTATATATAAAAATTATCATAAAAGAGTGAAAATATATAAGTTGGAAAAGTACTTGAATAAAGATTATATCAGATTTTATAATTTATTACAAATATATGAATATGATAAAGAAGATTTAGAATATTTAAAAAAGATATGTATTGATTCTGTATCTAAACCACCTACTATTTGGTTAAATGATTTTGTAGGATATGCTGATTTAAGATTTATATTTGAATTAATGTATCATTATGATATAATAAATAAATATGTAATTAGAAAAAGTTGTTTAATTAAAAATTTCTTTAGAGATATTAAACAATGTATTGTTAAAAATAATAGATTATTAACATTAAAAAATATAAATAATATGGACCCAGGTAATATATTAAGTTTAAAAAAAAATTTTAATCCTTGTTCATATAAGAATAAAGATAAATGGATTAAATTATTGAATTAAGGTTTATGCACTTTTTATACTATATTCTGAATTATTAATTAATTTATTTAATTTTTTCCATGATTGTTGTAATCCTTCTTGCCCATTTTTACTTTCACCAGAGAATAACCATGCTATTTTTTCAATAGATTCATCTGAATAATATAAACTAGGATTCTTAGTTTCACATAATCTTTTAATATAATTTTTCATTTCATTGTTATTTTCAATATCTTGAATTTTATCAAAACCATATTCAGTTAATGTTACTATTTGACCAGTAATTTCATTATTTTTTAATGAATTTAATGTTTCTTTAAACCAATCTCTAACTCTAGGTGATATAAGTGGTAATACATATCCCGCGAATATAAAATATAACCAATGATTTGTTACTTCTTCACATAAATCACTACTACCTTGTACCCAAGAATCACTTGAAAAATCATATGTTAAATTATCCATTTTATATAAATAATTAAATTATATTTAAATATTATATATATGAATCATATTAATCATTTAAATCATAATAATATAAAATCTAATCCATGTACAGATAAATTAACTGATATTGAATATTTAGAACATATGATACCTCATCATCAAGTAGCAATAGATATGTCTGAATTATTAATACCTAAAACAAATAATCCACTAATATTAAATTTATGTAGAAATATTATAAGAACTCAAGGATATGAAATATGGGAAATGAATAATATGAAAAAACAATTGTCAGATACTATATTTACAAATGATATTAGTTATAAAGAAAATATAAAAACAAAATTAGAAATATTTAATCCTATATTATCTAAATCTAAAGATGGTGAATGTAATCCATTATTTTTTAAACCAGATGATCATATGAAACATATGTTACATATGGAAATAACAGATAAAAGTTATTTAGAACATATGATACCTCATCATCAAGTAGCAATAGATATGAGTAAAAGACTTTTATTACATACAAATCATTCATATTTAATGGAGTTTTGTAGAAAATTAATAGTTGAACAACAAGGAGAAATATTTTTAATGAATAATATGTTAAAAAATAAATATAATTATCAAAGTGAATTATTAAATATTTAAATATTAAATATTATATTAATTATAAACCATGTTAAAAAAGAATTTCATGAAGTTATTGATATGTGATATGGCTGGTACAACTATTCAAGAAAATGGAATAGTTTATAAAACATTATATGATACAATTAAATGTGTTAATCCTGATTTAAAAACATCTGAAATTGATACTTTCCATGGATTTAATAAAGTTGAAGTAATGGAACATTATGTTAAAGAAAAAAACTTAGATAAAAAAGGTTCCAGATTATTATTAAATAATATGAATAAAACATTTACTGAAAAATTAAAAGAAAATTATATTAATGATCCAAGTGTAACATTAATTCATCCTGGTTTACCAGATTATTTTAATGATTTAAGAAATGCTGGTATGAAAGTTGCTTTGAATACAGGATATAATAAAGATATACAAGAATTATTAATTAATAAATTTAATTTAAATAATTGTATTGATGATTATATATCATCCTCTGAGGTACAAAGAGGTAGGCCATATCCTCATATGATTCATGCGTTAATGAATCGTAATAATATTTTTGATAGAAGTAGGATTGTTAAAGTTGGAGATACAGGTGTAGATATATTAGAGGGTAAAAGTGCGGGTTGTTTAACAGTAGGTGTATTATCAGGATCCTCAACAAAAGGTGTTTTTGATATTGTTAATCCTGATTATATTGTTAATAATATAATGGATATTAAATTTTATTAATCATATAAAGTTTTATTAATAATAATTATTAAATGAATTATAAAAATTCAGGAGTTGATATTGAGAAAGGTAATAGTTTTGTAGATGTTATTAAAAATGTATGTAATCATAATAAAATAGGTGGATTTTCAGGAATATATGAATATAATGATATTAAATTAGTTGCTTCAACTGATGGTGTTGGTTCTAAATTAGAATTATGTAAATTTTTAAATAAATATGATACAATTGGTATTGATTTAGTTGCTATGTGTATAAATGATATAATATGTCAAGGTGCTAAACCATTATTTTTTTTAGATTATTATGCCATGAATAAATTAGATTTAGATAAAGGTACTGAAATTATTGTAGGTATAAATGAAGGATGTAAACAATCTGGATGTATATTATTAGGTGGTGAAACTGCTGAAATGCCTTTATTATACAAAGAAAATACTTTTGATTTAGCTGGATTTTCTGTTGGTATCATTGAAGAGGATATATATCCTAAAAATATTGTAGAAGATGATTTAATATATGGTTTAAAATCATCAGGTGTTCATTCAAATGGATTTTCATTAATAAATAAATTATTAGAAAAATATGATTATGATTTAAATGAATTAATTAAACCTACAAAAATTTATGTAAATGATTTAAATTTATTAAAAAATAAATATTCTGATTATATTAAAGGATTTTCTCATATTACTGGTGGTGGATTAATTGACAATATCCCTAGAATATTAGATAAAGATTTAAATTTTAATATAACAATCAGTAATATTCCTGATGTATTTAAATGGATTTATGATAAATCTGATATGAGTATTGAAGATATGTTTAATACATATAATTGTGGGATAGGTATGGTAATTATATTTGATAAAAATGTTTGTTGTGATGAATTATTAAATGAAGATTTAATATATTTAGGTAAAGTTATTAAATCTGATAAACATATTATAAATTGTGATAATGTATTTAAATAATATGAATAATAGATGTAAATATTTTAAAATCCCTATATTAGGTGGTAATGTATCTATGTATAATTCAACTAATAATAAAGATATATCACCTTCTATTGTAATTGTAATGATAGGTTTAATGAATAATTAATATTTAAAACTATTATTATAAATGTCAAAAGTTTTAGTTTTAGGAAAAGGTGCTAGAGAACATATTATATCAATTAATTTATTAAAATCTGAATATGTTTCAGAAGTTTATGTATATCCAGGTAATGATGGAATGATAAAAGATAATATTAAATTAATCGATATAGAATTATTTACAGAAGATTTTAAATATTTTTTAATAAATAATAAAATAGAATTAGTTGTTCCAGGTGATGAATCATATCTTGTAAATGGTATATCTGATTATTTAAAAGAATTAAATATATTATGTTTTGGACCATCTAAATTAGCTTCAAAAATAGAAGGATCAAAATTTTATTCAAAAAAGTTTATGAATGAAAATAATATTCCAACAGCAGAATATGATATAATAGATTCATTTGATTTTTTTGATAAAAATAATTATTTAGATTATGTAATAAAAGAGGATGGATTATTCAGTGGAAAGGGAGTTTATATACCAAATAATGACAAGGAAATTTTAAATCTTAAAAATGAATTTAATAGAAATATTAGAGAATTATTAATTGAAAAAAGATTAGAAGGAAAAGAAATATCATTAATGGCATTTTGTAATGGAAAAGATGTATATTTAATGCCTCAATCACATGATTATAAAAAAAGAAATAATAATAATTTAGGTCCTAATACTGGTGGTATGGGTTCAGTAGCACCAGTTAATATTCTTAATAAGGGTGAATTAATTATTGTAAAAAATCATATGAAAAAGGTTGTTAAAAAATTAAATTATATAGGAATATTATATGCTGGTTTAATGAAAACTAATGAAGGGATATATTTTTTAGAATTTAATTGTCGTTTTGGTGATCCTGAAGCACAAGTATTAATTAGTTTATTAAATTCAGATTTATATAAAATTATGATAGATTGTGTAAATGGTGAAATACCAATAATTAACTGGACAAATAATTCATCTGTATGTTTAGTATTATCACATAAAGAATATCCATATAATAGATCAAATAAATATTTATTAATAGATATAGATGATGAAATTAAAAAATATAATATTTATTGGTCAAATGTAAAACTTATAAATGATAAATATTATACAAATGGCGGTAGAGTTGTTTCATTAGTTTCAATTGATAAATCAATAAATAATTGTATAAATAATATTTATAATAATATAAAAATAAATTATAAAGATATTTATTATAGAAAAGATATAGGTTTAATGAATAATTAAAGTTTTTATATCATATTTTAATCTATTAAAATCATTGGGTCTACCTCTTGGATTACATATATATTTAATATTATTAATTTTATCATTTATATCATAATGAGTATGTCCAAATATCCAATTATTTAATTTATTAGATTTTATATTATTGAACATTGTATTATAATCAGTTGATTTATTTACAACTTTAAATGATTTATGACCAACTGAATGTGTTACTAATATTATTTCTTTTATAGAATCATCATTATCATATTTTTTTAATAAATTAATTATTTTATCATATTCATATTCAGCTTGATTTAAAACATTATTCATAAATAAAATATTATCTTCTTCTGTAAATTCAGGTATCCATTTATTAAAATATTTTTTACCATTTTCTAAATCTAATTTATTATTATAATCCCACCAACCACAATATCCTATAAATACTTTATCATTTATTTTATATTCATTATTTGGCAAATATATTATTTTATTATTATTTAATTCATTTACTTTTTTATGAATAAAATTTATATCATATAATTCTGGATATGCATTAACATGTTCATGATTACCATCTATAAATAATATTTTATCATATTTTTCAGATATATTATTAATATAATTTAATGATAAATCTAAATCATCTGATATGTCTCCAGCTATAATTAATATATCTGATTTATTATTTATATTTATAGGTTTTTCAACTATTTCTCCATATGGATATTTAATTTTATATTTTTTTGACCATTGATCAATATGTAAATCACTAATTATATCAAGAGATAATTTATTATCAAATGGAGAATATTTATTATCTTTATTATCTATTATATTATTAATATAAATTAATATTGGATCTAATATTGTAATATTCCTACACATAGGACAAGAAATATTTAGATTAGAACATTTCAATAAACATTTAAAACAAAAATTGTGATTACATTCAGTTTTTATAATAAATCCATGATCATAACAAACATTACATATTTTATCTTCTATATATGATGGATTAATTATATCATTATAAAATTTATATTCATTTAAATTAATTTCATATGATTTATTATTTTTTTTATTATATTTTTTTATAATTTTATGAATAGATAAATAATTTATAATTAAATAATTATAAATTTCTTTATTAAATACTTTTTTTAATTTATAGTTACAATCAAAAAATTTAATATTATTTTTTAATATATTTAAGAAATCTTTATTATATATTTGTTTTTTAAGATAATTATAATCAATATAATGTAAATGTTTCTCTTGAATTTGTTTCAATAATTTACCATATTTCATATATATATTTTATAATATTTTATTATATAAACTTTAAATTTCATCATCATCATTTACTAAATCAACTAAACTTTTTTGCGATGATGTTTTTTTCATATGTTTAAATTTATGTTTCATATATACTAAAGATCCTTCTAATGTAATTACTGAAATACAATTAAACATTATAAAATATTCTTGATTTACAACCATATAAAATAAAAAACAACTATTTGCGAATATATTTATAAACATTGTTTTACTAGATAAATCATTTGCTGATTTAGATTTATATGTTTTTATAACTTGTGGAACTCTTGAAAATAATCCACATCCTGTGCCTATCAGTGAAACAAAATTTGCTATATCTTTTAAATTAATCATTTTTATAATTTAATTATTTTATTTATTTAATTTAAACTTTACATAAATATTTAAATTTACTTGTGAATTCTATTACTTCATATTTTAATATATTTATTTCATCTAAATAATCTAATAATTCAGTTTTAAAATCAACTAATTTTTTACATTTACATTTTAAAACTATCTGAATACATCTATGAATTAAATCTGATAATATATCACAATCATCCTCTAATAATCCTCTACTAGTCATGGCACATAATCCTATTCTTATACCACTAGGGGATATAGCTGATTTATCATCTTTAATAGAATTTTTATTAACAGATATACCTATTTTTTCTAATATATATTCAACTTTACTTCCTGTGATATTTTTATCTCTTAAATTCATTAATATTAAATGATTATCAGTTCCATCTGTTTGTAATTTATATCCTAAATTAATTAAATTATTACCTAATTTTTTAGCATTATTTTTTACTCTAATTATATATTCATTAAATTCAATAGTATTTGCTTCTTTAAGTGCTACTGCTAATGCTGATATAACATTATTATGAGGACCACCTTGTAATGATGGAAATACAGCAAAATCTATTTTATCTGTATATTCTTTTTTACAAAATATCATACCTGATCTAGGACCTCTTAAAGATTTATGTGTAGTAGTTGTAACTACATCAGAATATTCAAATGGATTATTAGCATTACCTGTAGCAACTAATCCAGATATATGTGCCATATCTGTCATTAAATAGGCGCCAACTTCTTTTGCTATGATAGAAAACTTTTCATAATCCCAATCTCTTGGATATGCTGATCCACCAGCTATAATTAATTTAGGTTTAAATATTCTAGCACGATAATATAAATCTTCATAATCTATTAATCCTGTTTCTGAAGATACAACATATGGCATAGATTCAAAATATATACTAGTTGCTGAAACTTTTCTTTTATTATTAAAATATCCATGAGTTAAATGACCACCACTGGGTAAATCTAAACCCATTATTCTATCATGGGGATTTAATAGTGCTGTATAAACAGCAAAATTAGCAGGTGAACCTGAATATGGTTGGACATTTACAGACCATTCATTATCATCTAATTTAAATAATTCCAATGCTCTTTTCTTACATAATAATTCCATTTCATCAATATGTTCATTTCCACCATAATATCTTGCACCTGGTTGTCCTTCAGAATATTTATTTGTCATAATAGATCCCAATACTTCCAATACATTTTCAGATACAAAGTTTTCACTTGCTATTAATTCGATACCTTGTAATTGTCTAGTATATTCATTTTGAATAATATTAAAAACTTCTTTATCATTTTTTTCTAAATTATTCATTTTATATTAATTAAAATAAAATAATATTTAAATTAATTTTTTATTAAAATAATATATAATGGCAGAAACTTTGAGAACTTATGATATTGATTCCAAACAATGTGAATTTTATAAAAGAATGTATCAAAATCAAGATTTAAAATTTGTTTTAATGATGAAAAGAAAATATGATAAATTAGATAATGTAAAAATGACTATGAATAAAGCATTATCATTAATGGATTCATTTGTAGATCCGTCTGATCCTGATTTAGATGAACCTAATTCTATTCATGCTTACCAAACAGCTGAAAGAATTAGAAAAATGTATCCTGATAATAAAGAATATCAAATTATAGGATTAATACATGATTTAGGTAAAGTATTATTTACATTCGATGAACCTGATTATGCTGTTGTTGGAGATACATTTGTAGTTGGTTGTAAATTACCTAAATCTATTGTTTATTATGATTTTATAAAAGAACATTCAGATAAAAATAATACTTTAAATGGTATTTATAAAGAAGGTTGTGGATTAGATAATTTATATTTATCATATGGACATGATGAATATTTATATCAAGTATTAAAACAAAATAAAGATAAACATAAATTATCTGAGAAGTATTGGGATATAATTAGATATCATTCATTTTATCCATGGCATACAGAATCTGAATATTCACAGTTTATGAATTATAAAGATTATGATACTTTAAAAAATGTTTTAGAATTTAATCAATTTGATTTATATTCTAAAGAAGATGATATTCATATATCAAATGATGTTAAAAAATATTATGATAATTTATTAAATGAATTCTTTTCTGGAGATTTACAATGGTAAATTATAAATTTGATTATATATTTAGATTAGGATGAAGTATAATTATACACGAGGGTTATTAAAATTACAAGTAAACTTATAAATGTCTTCTATGAATGACATTCCTTTTGGATGTCTTCAGCAGATTACCGATCGTGTAACTTATCTTCGTCGGGCTGAATTTAACCAGCGCCAGCGTCAATACACCCTTCTGAGAGAAATGAGTAAGATAGGAGAATATATCATTTACTCAAATGAACATGCCGACTCCACCAGACCACTATTGCCATTAAAATGGCAAAGGGAACCATTACATACGCCTTGGCGGAAAGAATGTGTGCCTCACTGACATGCTCGTATGTATCTATGCGACACGCGGAACTGTAATGTATGCTGTTCTATATACAGGTAGATTCAGGTTGCCCTTGAGTATGTTAAATACATAAATAAATATATAATAAGTTTTTTTTATATAAATTATAATATTTTATTTAATATAAATGTCAGAAGAATATTATGAATATTTACCATATATTATTTTATTATTAATAGTTGGTATTGGATATTTTGGATATACATATTATATGAAATCTAAAAATATAGATGATATAAATGATAATTTAAAGAATGATAAGAAGAATTTAAGTGTAAAAATTAATGATGAATTTATTAAAGCAGATGGATTTGTAGGAGTAAAAAAAGGATATATATTTAAGAAAGGTGATAAAGGATTAGGATATTATTTGGATAAATAAATTTAAGAGGTTATAAAAATAAAATAATTTAAAAGTAATAATATAATGAATATTAATATGGAAAATCAACCAGATGGTTTAAATAATACACCGATAGTGCCTTCTGAAATCCCTCAGAATGAACTTATATATTTTAAAGAAAAAGTAAAGCATTGGTTAGCAATAGATAAACAAGTAACTGATTTAGAAAATCAAATAAAAGATATAAAAAAAGTAAAAAAAGAATTAATGCCACAAATTACTAAATTTATGGTTGAACATAATATAACAGATTTAAATACAGAGAATGGTAAATTAAAATGTTCAGAAAGAAAAACAAAATCTACATTAAATAAAAATTATATTAGAATTGAATTAGAGAAAGTTCTGGGTGAACAATCTGATAAAATAGATTCATGTATGGATAATATTTTAAATAATAGATCTGTGAAAATTACACATATTTTAAGAAAAGTTAAATCTTAATAACAATTATCATAATTCATTAATTTATCTTTATAAACACACATTTTTTGATTATTTTGATTATCAGTTTTATTACAACCGTTTTCAGTTTCTATACAATTATAATAATTACCATTTTCTTTCATATAATAAGATTCACAAGAACCTAATGGATTTTCCATTTTATTATAATATGAACAGTTTTTACCAAGACCTACAGTTCTTTTTTCTTCATTACAAATATTATTAATAGGTTTACATATTTCTTCTGTGAAAGTATTATCATTATTACTTAAACAATTATAATATAATCCATTTTTAAATATAAAAGTATTTTCTCTTTTACATTCATTTGAAATATCATTATAAATTGAACAAGGTTTTAATTCATTATATTTATCTGAACATGATTTTCTACATAAATTTTGAAATCCTGGTTTATTATTTTTAATTATACATTCACCATATTTATCTGTTAATTCTTTAGTTAAAGAATCTGATAATTTATCTGAATCATATAATTTATCAACCATACTACATAATGGTGGTGAATTTTTTTTATAATGATCATCATCACTTAATTCATTATTTATTGGTATATCTTTTATATCAATATTAAAATTATTTAAATAACTATTTAATTTTTCATTTATATAATTTTTTTCAGGTTTTATAGTATCTTTTATATAATTATCATATATATTTTTAGAAATTAATATTGATTCATTATCAGAACATTTATTATTATATTTTAACATAGATTTATTTAAATTTGTATTTGTTAATTTATTTATATTTATATTTTTTATATAATTAATAGCTGTATTATATAAATTATTTATAGTATATGTATGTTTTAATTTATCACTATTTATTAGTATATCATCTTCTTGTCCTTCTATAATATTAATATTAAATAATAATACTATTATGAATAATATTAATAATAATATATTAATCCACATATATATTAATATTATAAATTAATTTGTCTTATTATATATATAATGTATAAATATTTATTATTAATTATATTTTTTTTATTAATATTTTATTTCATATTAGATTACATATATAGTAATGATAAATTTAATATAAATAAGATATATGAATATAGAAATATTATTACAGATGAACAAATAAGTGAAATAATTAAATTAGCGGAACCATTAGTAAAACCATCACCTGTAATTGGTCCTGGTGGGAAGAATATCCATATGAATAATGTAAGGACAAGTCATAATACATTTTTACCAGATAAATATCCTGTTGTTCAAGATATTTATGATAAATTATCAAATATTATAGGTATAGATAAGGATCATTTCGAGCAATTACAAGTAGTTAGATATCATCCGGGACAATTGTATAAAGAACATTGGGATGCATGTTGGGAAGAAGGTAAATGTTCAGATTTTTTAAAGAAAGGTGGTAATAGATATGCTACATTTTTATTATATTTAAATGATGATTTTGAAGAAGGTGAAACATATTTTCCATTAAGAAATCAAAAAATTACACCTGAAAAGGGTAAAGCCGCATTATTTTTTAATTTAGATGAAAATAATATAGATAAATTAGAAAATTCCAAGCATGCTGGATTACCTCCAAAAAATGGGATAAAATGGATGTGTAATGTTTGGGTTAGACTAAATAAAATACCTAAATAATTGATTTTTTTTTATATATTAATATATAAATATTAATGTCATCCGTAGCAAAAAAAGTTAGTAAAGCAAATCGAGCGATTAGTAAATCTATTGATAAAAAACTAGATGGTCCATTTGATAAATATAATTTATTTGAACATATGGGATTAAGTGATCATTGTTGGGTAGAAGATGGTGTTAAAGTTAGAGGTCCTGGTGTTGTATGTTGGATTATTATCTTTTTCATTATAATTACTACTGTTCTCAACTTCTTAGCATATAATGAATATAAAAACGTAGGATTAACAAGAAATCAAATATTATTTAGATATTTAATGTTAACTATTCATGCTGTATTATTATCAACATTTGTATATTCTATGTGTAAACGGTGTAGAGGATTAGAGAGTATCCTAATCTTAATATTGGTATCGTTCATCCAAGCTTTAATTTCTATGGCACCATTCGTTTCTAAAATTACTAGTGAAATTCGTAAGTTAGAAGGTGATAATAAAATAAATTCATTTCTTAAAGGTAATAATAATAAATAAATTTATTTAATATATTTTTTACATAATTCTTTATAATCTATTTTTTCTTTTTTAGCAATATATTTCAATAATTCTAAATTTTGGATTTTAATATATAAACTTATATTTATATGTGATAATCTTTTCTTCAGATATTCTTCTAAAAACATTATTAATTTTTATAAAAAATAATTAAATATAATTTCAAATTTATATTGAATATAAAATTCTATTTAAAAATATATTTGTATTATAATATGAATAATAATATGCGTGTTCAAAAAAGAAATGGTGAATATGAAGACGTATCATTTGATAAGATTTTAAATCGTATTAAACTATTATGTATTGGTGAAGAATTTACCAAAAAATTAAATATTGATTCAACAATTATAGCGCAAAAAGTATGTTCTGAAATATATAATGATGTAAAAACATCTGATTTAGATAAATTATCATCAGAAATATCTATTGCTTTATACACAACTCATCCTGATTATGCTTTATTATCAAGTAGAATTTGTATATCTAATCATCAAAAAGGATGTCCAGGTAAATTCTCTGATAGTATAGATATTTTATATAATAATTATGTTGATAATGATCATCATCCTATTATTCATAGATATTTATATGATTTAGTAATGTATAATAAAGATTTAATTGATAGTAAAATTAATCAATTAAATGATTATAAATTAGATTTTTTTGGTTTTAAAACATTAGAGAAAAGTTATTTATTAAAAAAAAATAAAATTATTATTGAAACACCACAATATTTATTTATGAGAGTAGCATTATGTATTCATAGACATAATTTAGATAAAGCATTTGAAACATATAATATGATATCTAATAAATATTTTATTCATGCTACACCTACATTATTTAATTCTGGAACTAATAATGAACAATTAGCATCATGTTTTTTATTAGCTATGAAAGATGATTCTATTTCAGGTATATTTGATACTCTTAAAGATTGTGCACTTATATCTAAACATGCAGGTGGTATTGGATTACATTGTCATAATATTAGAGCAGCTGGTTCTATGATTAAAGGTACTAATGGTATATCTAATGGATTAGTTCCTATGTTAAGAGTATTTAATGATACTGCTAGGTATGTTGATCAATGTGTTAAACCGGAAACCATTATATACACAACTGAAGGTCCTAAAGAAATACAATATTGTGAATTAAATAAAACTTGTATATTTACAACAAAAGGTCCAGAGATTATTCAAAATATATTAGAACATCCTTATCAAGGATATATAAAAAAAATATATAATACACATTCATTAGAACCATTAGAAATTACATTAGAACATCCAGTATATTGTTTAAAAAATCAACAAAAAAATTTAAATTATTCTGTTATTAAAAATAGATTAAATAAAAATTTAATTGAACCAGAATGGTGTGAAGCAAAAGATTTAACTACAGATGATCTATTAATATTTTCTAAACCCGAATATGAAGTTGATAATATAAATCTGACAGAAGATGATTGTTATATATATGGTTTGATATTAGGTGATGGGTGTATGAATCAACAAAGCACTAGTTGTTATATAAGTTTTAACACTATTACTAAAAATCATATTAAAGATTTTATTAAAGAATATTTAGAATCTAAATGTGTAGAATATTATTTAAGAGAAAATAATAATTGTTCTAGAATATATTGGAGTAGAAATATTATTTTACCATTCAGATATTTTGATATATATGATGAAAATAAAGAAAAAAAAATAAATCATAAATGGTTAAATTTACCAATTAATAAATCTAAATATATTATTAAAGGTTTAATTGATACTGATGGTTGTAAAGGTAATGAATTAGTATTTGATAGCACTTCTAGAAATCTAATTGAATCTCTTAGATATTTACTTTTGAGAATGAATATCCCTACTAGCGGATATATTAGAGATAGAGTAGGTGAATCACATATAAGTAAATTTAATTGTGAAATAATTAATAAAAAAATTTCATATTGTTTAAGAATTCCTAAAACTAAAGAAATATCTGAATTATTAAATATAGAATCTGGTAAATTTTTTAAGTTTTTTACCCATAATGATTTAATTTATTCTAGAATTAATAAAATAGAAGATTCTCAATATAATGGTATCTTATATGACTTACAAATGAAAGATACACATAATTATATGATACATAATGGATATATACATAATGGTGGTGGGAAAAGAAATGGTTCTATTGCTATCTATTTGGAACCATGGCATGCTGATATTATGGAATTTTTAGAACTTAAAAAGAATCATGGTAATGAATTAGAAAAAGCAAGAGATTTATTTTATGGTTTATGGATACCAGATTTATTTATGAAACGAGTTCAAGAAAATGGTAATTGGACTTTAATGTGTCCTAATGAATGTCCCGGTTTATCTGATTGTTATGGTGAAGAGTTTGAAAAATTATATATTAAATATGAACAAGAAGGTAGAGGTAAAACTATTGAAGCACAAAAAGTATGGCATTCTATATATATTTCACAAATTGAAGTAGGTATGCCATATATTTTATTTAAAGATGCTTGTAATAAAAAATCTAATCAAAATAATTTAGGGACTATTAAATCATCTAATTTATGTACTGAAATTATTGAATATTCTGATAAAGATGAAACTGCTGTATGTAATTTAGCATCTATTTCATTAACTAATTTAATTGAACATAAAAATATTACTGATAATATTACTATTTATTCTAAATCTAATTGTTCACAATGTGATTATATTAAAAATATCATGAATAATAGAAATATTAATTATACTGAAATTAAATTAGATAATAAATCTGATAGAATTAAATTATATCAAAAAATTGATTCTGAAGAAGATATATTAGTAGAAATAATGCCACAAATTTATATAAATGATAATTATTTAGGTGGTTTCTTAGAATTATATGATTATATTAAACCTGAATTTAATTATGATAAACTTGAAGAAATTGTGGGTATTTTAACATTAAATTTAAATAATATTATAGATAATAATTATTATCCATTAGAAGAAACTAAAAGATCTAATTTTAGACATAGACCTATTGGTATAGGTGTTCAAGGATTAGCTAATGTATTTTATGAAATGGGTGTATCATTTGATTCTAATGAAGCTAAAAAAATTAATGAAAAAATATTTGAACATATTTATTATGGTTCTCTTAAAAAATCTATGGAAATATCTAAAGAAAGAGAAGAATTATTTATTAAATTAAAATCATATATGCATGAAACTGATGGATTAAGATTTCCTGAAGAATATTATACTTTAAAAGATGAAATTGGTTGCACTCAAGAAGAATTAGATAAATTATTTAATACTGATAAATATTATGGTTCATATTTAACATTTGAAGGATCACCTGCTAGTCAAGGATTATTACAATTCGATTTATGGGATTCTAAACCATCTGATAATATGTTAGATAAATGGAATGAATTAAAAGAAAATATTATTAGATATGGATTAAGAAATAGTTTATGTGTAGCACCAATGCCTACAGCATCTACTTCACAAATATTAGGTAATTATGAATGTTTTGAACCAGTCATGTCTAATATTTATACAAGAAGAGTTTTAGCTGGTGAATATGTTGTAATTAATAATTATTTAATTAATGATTTAATTCATTATGGTATTTGGAATAAAGAATTAAAAGATAAAATTATTGTTAATGATGGCTCTATTCAGACTATAAATGAAATTCCTAAATTTATTAAAGATAGATATAAAACTGGTTGGGAAATTAAACAAAAAAATATTATTGATATGTCAGTAGATAGAGGTAAATATATTTGTCAATCACAATCATTAAATTTATTTATAGAAGCACCTACATTTAAAACAATATCTTCAATGCATTTTTATTCATGGAAAAAAGGATTAAAAACTGGTATTTATTATTTAAGATCTAGACCTAGTTCTAAAGCAATTCAATTCACAGTAGCACCTGAAGTATGTGAAAATTGTTCAGGATAAATAATTATCTAATATATTATATAAATATGAATAGAAATAAAAAAGGTGGTAGTGTTCCTATTGTAGTAATTTATTATACAGGTATTGGATGTGATCCTTTACCACATTTACATTCACCTGATAGATTTTTAAATATTGTGAATGAACATTTCAAAGAAGATAATCCTGAAACCCATGGATTTGATCTAGATCAATGGATTGAATGGGTTGGTGCTAATAAAATAATTCTAAATTCTCTTGGATCTAAAGTTATTAAACATAAAAAGAAAAAATCTAAAAAAAGAAAACATAAATCATCTAAAAAATCTAAGAAATCTAAAGGTAGTAAACGCAGAAAACGTAGATAATTATTAATCTTTCATATATATAATATACGGTATTAAATATACCCCTATGATTAATGTTACTATATTATAATTTTTAGATTTAGTATTTAATAATGCTGATAAAATTATAGCCCATATAACTAATATTGAATCACCTGTTATTGCTGATAATCCTAATTCTTTTGAATAACCTTTAAAAAAATCTAACATATGATTTTCCCCTTTTGGGATATTAGTAAAAAACAAATAAAACAATATATCATGTATTATTTGTAATCCTAATCCTAATAATATAAATGTAAATAAATTTACTTTTATATTTAATCTATATATTATATATCTTAACAATATTAATCCTAATATTATACTAAACATATCTGCTATTATCGCTGATAATCTATATTTTTTATACCATAATTTTAATGTTTTCCCTGTAAATATTATTCCTGAAAAAGTTATAAATATTATCGCTAAATCTACCCATAAATTAGCATTTATTATAGGTAATAATTCATTATTATTTAAAAAATTACTAGTTGGTTTTAAACCTAAGATACTTAATATATAAGCTATTATTAAAGATATTATTAATATTATAATATTTATACTCATATATAAATATTATTATAAAAAAATATATATATTTTTATTAAATTTTAAGAATAATTAATTTCTCTGTTCACAATTGAAATCTTCATTACCCTACTAAGATTATCTGTATAAGGTAAATGTCCTACAAAATAGTTTAAGTCTGTTCGTAAAGGTATGTTATAATGGGTTTTAGATTTTTTAACTATTATAAACTTATCATCTACAGATGATAAACTTAGATATGATTTAGACCTTATAGAAAGATCTTTAATCTTTTTTAAATAAAATGTGTGTCCTTCTATTTTGAACATATCACCCTTATTCATATTATTAATACAACGTTGGTTATCTATACCAGGTTTAACCCAATATAATTCATATGGAAACCTATCCATATTTTGTATCTCTATAACACCTATTCCTTTATTACTCATATTCATAAATTATTTGTTATTATTTAAATATTAAATTATAATTCAAATTTATAATTTAAATTTATAAAAAAAAGATTTTTTTTTTGTCTTTTAGTTTTATATTTTTTTGTTTTTTTATTTTGTAGATCTAATTCTTAGTATGAAGGAGCAACAACGACTGATACTCCACTATGAACCTCCTAGCATACTTCTGAATAAGGGTTGCTGCCTGTTCCCTCTTAGGTTCCTCTACCTTTTCTACATGAATCCCATCAATGAAATTATCTAGTGCAATAGTTTTCTTGTTCTTTGAACCAGCTGGGCGACCACGCTTCTTCTTCTCAACAACTTCCTCAACAAGTTCTTTCTCACCCTTCTTCTTGTTCTTTGAACCAGCTGGGCGACCACGCTTCTTCTTCTCAACAACTTCCTCAACAAGTTCTTTCTCATCCTTCTTCTTTTTCTTATTCTTTGATCCAGCTGGGCGACCGCGTTTCTTCTTCTCAGAAGACTCAACCGGGACAACACAATATTCCTGGATAATCTTGGTGATGTCCTCTTCAGAAATAACGCCATCATTTCCGAACTTGGAGACCAATTCCTTCGCCGCTGCCTGACACTGATAGATAGTAGCCATATTTGTTTGTAAGTGTTTGAAAGTTTTAAGATTTGTTCAATTAGTTAAACAAGTTCTTTTTTTAATCTAAATAAATATAAATCTTTTTTTCAAATTTATTTAAAGAATTAAAAAAAATAAATTAATTAATTAATTTAAAATAAATTATAAATTATAAATGAATTTTAATATTTGTTCAATTGCTATTGTAATATTATTTTCTAGTGTATTTATGATGTTCTTAAAAGATCATAATTTATTTATTAAATTTATGGATACATTAAATAGTGAGCAAAAAGAAATATATCATAAAATTATCAGAGAAAGATTATCATTATATTTAGGTGGTATGCTATTAGGTATATTAATAGGTTTAATATATTTATTTTATACTAAAAAATCTGAAAGAAGTATATGTATATTCATAGTAATAGTATTTTTAACTAAAATGATAGTTTATAAAGGATATCCTAAATCTACCTATATGTTATATCATTTAGATAGAAAAGAGCAAGTTTCGGCATGGACTGATATATATACATATATGAAAAAAATATGGATGTTATCTTTTATATTAGCAATAATATCATATGTATTAATAGGTTATAGTTTTAAAATTTAATATCATTAAATATATTTAATTTATCCATCATTTTCTCTTTGTTTAAATCTTTTTTCTTTAATTTATTAGATTCTTTTTTATCCAGTTGTTTTATTGGATTTATTTTATTATTTTTTTCATGTTTTTTCATTATTTCATACATTTTATTTATATTTGATTGAGTTTGAATATATAATACTTCATTTAATCTTATATCTTTTTTATAATCTATTTTATTTGTTAAATTACCTATTGCATTATAAACTATAAACATTCGTTCAGTTCTTTTTCCACTAGTATATTCATTTATAAATAGTGAATATAATACTTTTATTATAGTTGTTAATATTTTATTATCTCTACATTTAAGTTCTTCAAATATTGTTTCCCATATTATCCATATAAAATCACATTTATCTTTATCTTTTTTAATATTTACATCTCTCTTAGGTATTATCCAATCTTCTTTATTCTTTTTATGTTTTTTTTCCCATTCTAATATCCATATTATCCAATAGATTGCTTTATCATAACCTGATAATTGATTTTTTAAATGAAAAAATATTTCATTTATTATTATTTTAAATTCTTCAGGATCGTCAAATCTTAATATATGAGAAGGTAAAATATTTAAATTAGCTTGTAATTTATTTTTAATATTAAAATCGTCTTCTTTTATTTTTATTAATTTATCAAACTTTAATTTCTTTTCAGATGTAATTATTGTTACAATTATATCTGCGAATAAATTTCTTATCATTTGACTATTTCTTAAAATAAGAAAATCTTTATTTTTTATATCTAATCTTTTAATTTGATTAAATAATATATTATTTTTTTTATATAAAAATATTGGTAATCTAGGATTATTTATATGAACTATTTTAAATGAATAATTTAATAATTTTTCCCATATTTTCATAGTGTATCCTGATATAATACATTCAGAACACCAATATAAAGCATTTTCTATTTTACCTTGATCAATTGATTTAAATAATGCTGATATTATATCTTTTTTTTGGAAACCTGAAAATGTTTTTTGTTTAAATTCTTCATTCAATCTATTATCTAATATTTTATATTTATCATTCATAAAAAATAATATATATTAATTTATTTCTTTTTACTAAGTTTTTTAGATTTATTTTTTTTAGATTTATTTTTAGATTTCTTTTTAGATTTTTTTAAAGCTTTATTAGATTTTTTTTGAGATTTATTAGATCTCTTAGAATATTTTTCCATTAAACCTTTGTATAAAATATATGCATTTTCAATATCTATTCTAAAAATATAAAGTGGCACAGTCATTAAATCAAATAATGAAAAGAAACTTTTTAACATTTCACTTTCTCCTATTCTTTCTAATAAATCATTATTATAAAATAGAATGGGAATTAACATACCTAAACTATATACGTCTAATTTAGTTATTATACTATTAAAATCAGGGACCCATACACTATCTAAATAATTATTAAATATATTCATTAATGATAATTTAGCATCTCTATTAAATAATTTATATATTGATTTATATGTATCGGCATTATTACGAAAATCTATAAAATCATGTTTTTCTAAATATTGTTTCATAGATACTAATTTTTTATCTGCTGTTTGTGAAAATAAAAACTCAGGTGGATACCATAAATATAATCTACTAGTATTTTCTTCATTTACTGCTCTTTTTTTAAAATGTTTTACATTACTATATTTACCTGATAATCCAAAATCTATAAATTTAAAATCATTACAATTTTTCTCTAATACAATATTATTAGGTTTTACATCTAAATGAGATATACCATTTCTTTTTAATTCGACTAATCCTAAAAATAATTCATCTAATTTTTCCATAATATCTAAAAATTTTTTCTCAATTATTTTAATATTTTCTTTAGATTCATCGAATTGATTCTCAAAATATGATTCTAATGTTTCACCACCATAATCACCTACTAACATAATACTATGCTTATCAAATAGTTCTCTTTTTTTAGTATTTTTCGTACCTTTTAATTTAATACTAGATCCTTCAACACTCGGATCACCTATACAATCATATAATCCTTTATCCATTTTTTTAGCTTCATTAAATGGTGGTGGCTTACATAATTCATCAAATACTAATGACCAATTATTATATCCTGGTATTTTTTTAATAATATCATCAATATTTTTCTCCCTATTAGTATATTCTTCTGATTTTCTACCAAATACTATTTTAGATATTTTTTTATCATCTTTTTTTTTATATTTACCATTTTTACAAGAAATATTAGGTTTTACAATACAACTACTAGATCCTGTGGCCAATAACCCACCACCTTTATACATATATATTATATATAATAAAAAAAATAGGTTATAATATATATATATATATATATATATATATATAATTCACTTACAATTCAAATACCATACTAGGGAATGGATTAGTTGTAAATACTTTCCATTCGTAATTAATTCTTCCATCTTCTACAAATCCAAACTTTTCATAAAACTTATATAAACCAATTTGTGATTGTTTTCCTTTGTTATACCAGTATCCTCCATAACCATGTTCTTCAATATATTTTTCAGTTTTTTCTTCTATTATTTCTTTACCACATGATTCTTCTTCATCTTCACCGTATCCTTCATCTTCTATATATGAATATATAATATCATTGATATAATCATCACAGATATTATAATATGCTATACCATCATTCATTCTGACAATCTTTCTACTAAATTCCCTACTAATTTTCTGTATTAAACCACCATTAACTGTTTCAATTTGTATTGATATTTCATCTGATTCATCGCCTGAATCATATTCTTCATATTCTTCATATTCTTCATCATCTGATTCATCATATTCTTCATCTGATTCTTCAGTCCCAGCATATTCATTTGATACTTCAAGGACAATATCAGTAAAATAAAATGATTTTTTTACCAATTTTATCATAGATTCCATGAGAATTGTTCCTACACCTTTCTTATTGGAATAATATGAAGAACATATCAAAGACAAAGATACAACTGTTTTATTCCTAGGAATATCTTTGTATCCTTTTTTCTCTTCAAGAATAATATATCCGTGAATTCTATTAAATACATTATCATAATGATATTTTTCTTTAATCTTTCTCCTCTTCGCACCACCAGCTCTATTTAATTTACGTCTTCTTTCATTAGACATAGTATGAGATACATTATCCCTGAAATCAATCAGACACAATATCTCATACGGTGTTGAGGTATTCCTGTGTTTTAAACACATGACTTCATCAATATTTTCTCCAGATATTTTTAAGAAATCAATTAATCTTACAATACTAAACCCCTTGAAACCAGTATTGTCTTTAAGAACTTCTTTTGAAACTTTTTTCACTTGTTCTTTGGTGAACATAATTAAAGTTGTTTGTCTAAATAATTTAAATATTTATTTCAAATTTATAAAAAAAAGATTTGTTTTTTTTTGTCTATTTGTTTTATATTGTTTTTGTTTTTTTATATGTTTTTATATATAATTACATACGGTCAAGAATTGCTTCAATCTGTGCCAATTTCTTCCGAACTGCTGGACGCTGATCTTTTCCTGGTCTGTTAGTAATCGAGAACGACTCTATGTAGTTCACTACATAGTTTGAGCCCGATTCCTCAACATTCTCCAATATATACTTAATATTGGCGACACAATCCCTGACTACTTCAACAGGAAACTCTCCGATTGACTTAGTAGAGCCTAGAAGGAGTTCTGTGGTAACGTATCCGATAGGATCGGATAGGAGGAAATAGTTCTCTTTCCTCAGTCTCTTGACAAGATAGTTCATCTGTGGTTGTTTGAAGTCTTCACCCAACTTTTCATTGAATATCTTGTTTTCAAGGAGAGCAATCTTCACATCGATTTCGTCATACATGTGTCCACTCTTGCACTTAAACAATGGAACATCCTCTGGTCCAACAGAAATAGGGACTTTCGGAACAGCCTTGTCAGAACGATTCTCCTCAAAAGTCTGAAAGACTGGTTCATCGTTGAACCTAAGAGACTTGACCTGCTTTTCGGGTGCTTTGGGAACTTCTATCAGATCTGCTTCAGGGAGAGTGGTATCTTCAATATCACCGTATTCACCGAAAGCGAAAGGAAGTTCACCAAAACTACAATCCAGAACAGGCATCTGTTCAAAATCAATGTAGCAAGGGACGATAGCTGACATATTAAGATTTATTTTGTTTATTCTTTATTCTTCTCAGTTTATTTTATTTATAAAAAAATATTAAATTAATTTCAAATTTATTCAAAGAATTAAAATTATTAATTATTTAATTCTTTTTTTTAAAATATTTATTTTTCTATAATAAAATTGTTTTTGTAGTGTATTTAATTCTTTTTTATTTATAATTCTATTAATTTCTAATATTAAATTATTTACAATCATTTTCTCTTTTTGTGAAACTTTTTTATTAGGTCTTGACCTAGGTGTTCTACCTATTAAACATTCATTGATTTTTGAAATATATGCCAAAGTTCCATCATCCCTCTTGATAAGGCACGGCATTATATATATTATACATTAAATATAATCAACTTTCAAATTTATAAAAAAAATTTTTTTTATTTTTTATTATTTTATATTGTTTTTTGTCTTTTATTTTTATATTTACATAGCATTATCATCTTCATCAGAATCCTCTTCTTCAGATTCTTCTTCAGATTCTTCATCTGAAGTTGGATTATCAAATACCGATTCTTCTTCTTCATCCTTTTCCTCTTCTTCTTCTTCTTCCTCTTCTTCTTCCTCTTCTTCTTCCTCTTCTTCTTCTTCTTCTTCTTCTTCTTCTTCTTCTCCCTCTTCTTCCTGAACTTCTACCAGTCCCACACCCGAACCAACTTCCTCATCTTCTTCCACTACCTCTTCCTCTTCAACAGGTGTTTCCTCTACTTGTTCAATTGTTTCCTGATCATCATCATCAGATATTTCGCCGAACAGTTCTTCCATTGAGGTATCCTTTGCTACCTCAATATCTGCTTGATAAACTGTATTATCCTCTTCAAGTTCCATTTGTGGTTTCACCTGAACAACTTCCTCAGACTTCTTAGATTTCTTTTTCTTAGACTTCTTAGGCTTTTTCACTATCTGAGGTTTCTCTACCAAAGACTTCTCTACCTTCTTCTCTTTAGAGACCTTGACCTTTTTCGCCTTTACTACTTTTTGGTCTTTCCATCCGTGAGGCTTTCCGTTATCAGGTCGGTTATCAGGACGAGGTTCAGTGATAATTCCACACAATCGTGGGAATTCATTGACATCGCCCTTTTCATGGTCCTTGCTAGAACGAATATAGACAGCGCCGTCCATATGGTCTTTACAGAATTCAATTCCATCAACCCTTTTCTTGCTGCATTGACCACCCCATCCATCATTCCAAACACGACACTGACATTTATCAGCATTGATAGGGGATTGTGCTTTCTCTTGACGCGAAAGTTTTCCCTGTTTGGATGGCGAAGGACTGTCTTTAGATGTTTTCTCAGGCTTTTTAGATAGACCCGATATAACCGGGTCATTCTTCAAATCCTTGAGAGAAAACTTCTTGCCAGAATAGTTCTTCACGATGTGTTTCAATATCTGCTCACCCATGAAACCAGATTCAATTGACATTTGCTTGAGAGAAGCCATTATCTTGGAGAAGTTTGGTAGAGTTTTGAGTATTAAGTTATATAAGAATTTACTTTAGTTGCTTAAAGTTAGTTCTTTTTGTTATCTAAATAATTTTAAATCTTTTTTTCAAATTTATTCAACGAATTCAATTTTTAATCTTTTACGATTTAAAATCTTTTACGATTTAAAATCTTTTACGATTTAAAATCTTTTACGATTTAAAATCTTTTACGATTTAAAATCTTTTACAATTTAAATCTTTTTCAAATTCATTCAAAGAACTAAATTATTATATATATATATATGGATAATATATTAGTTAAATGTCCTAATTGTGAAGATATGATTATTATAAATAAGAATGATTTTAATTGTAAGATATTTAGACATGGAGTATATAAAAAAGATAATAAACAAATTGATCCTCATTTAAATAAAGATGAATGTGATAGACTATTTAAAGAAGAATTAATATATGGATGTGGAAAACCATTTAAATTATTAGTAGAAAAAGATAAATATGGAACTGTAAAATGTGATTATATTTAATTAAATCTATAACATTCATTACAATATTTAAAATAAGATGGTTTATCATTTATATCTTTAAAACATTTAATACAATTTCTATCACCTGTTAATATACCACCAAAATTATTTACCCAAGGTTCTACAGTATTATTATTACATTGAGTAATGAAATGTTTAGAAGAACCACATTTTCTACATAAATCATACATTTCACAGTATAATTCAGCAGCTCTAATTTTATCAGAAGATGATAAATTTATTTGTGTAAACATTGATCCTCTAACATTATTTATTCCATATAATTTAATACATTCTAATGTTTCGATTAATTCACTGAATATACCTGTATCATTTGTAATTCTAGGTATTTGTTTAATTATTTTATTATTTCTGGTCCATTTAGAACCATTATTATTTAAATGAATCCATAATCTTTTTTTTATATTATCAGATTTACCTACATAATATTTATCATTTTGTAGTTTTAAAACATATACACCTTTATTTGATTCAGTATTAATATAATATTTTCTATAACATTTATTATAACATTTATTAAAACATTTATTAAAACATTTATTAAAACAACTTAAAAAAAAAATATACATTATCATAAATATAAAAAATATTCTTTAAATATTATTCCCATACCGGGATTTGAACCCGGGTCGCCTGGGTGAAAACCAGGTATCCTAACCATCTAGACTATATGGGAAAGCCTCATATGAGATTTGAACTCATGACCTTTCGCTTACAAGGCGAACGCACTGCCGCTGTGCTAATAAGGCAATGCACAAAGTGGGATTCGAACCCACGAAGCATAATGCAGTAGATCTTGAGTCTACCCCCTTTGACCACTCGGGAATCTGTGCTATATCCATGACGGGATTCGAACCCGCAACCCCCAGATTAGAAGTCTGGTGCGCTATCCGATTGCGCCACACGGACAAATATATATCTCCACAAGGATTCGATCCTTGGTCCTCCTGGTTATGGGCCAGGCACTCTTCCACTGAGCTACAGAGATATATCTCACTAGGGTGACTCGAACACCCGACAAATGGATTTACAGTCCACTACTCTACCAACTGAGCTATAGTGAGTCAAGGTTCTGCCGGGATTTGAACCCGGATCGCTGGATTCAAAGTCCAAAATGCTAACCTATTACACCACAGAACCATTATTATGCTGTATCTGGGACTTGAACCCAGGACCACTTGATTAAAAGTCAAGCGCTCTACCAACTGAGCTAATACAGCACGCCTTACTAACAGTCGTAAGGTCTTTTTAATGTCAGATGTGGGATTTGAACCCACGAAGCGTTTCGCATTAGATCTTAAGTCTAACCCCTTTGACCAAACTCGGGTAACCTGACATGGTAGTCCTAGCGGGGCTCGAACCCGCGACCTCGGGCTCATAAGACCCGCGCTCTAACCAACTGAGCTATAGGACTCAGTATTATATACATTATATATATATGTTTTATCTTTAAATACCTTCAAACATATATATATATATAAATATAATAGTTCTTTAATATTATTATTATTATAATATTTCAATTTCTACACATTATATATATATGTTTTATCTTTAAATACTATTAATCATTTATATTTAAAATCTTTAAAATTAATTTTTTGATCTTTAAAATTTATTTTTCGATTCTTTGAATAAATTTGAAATTTGATTTAAAGATTATTCATATTACAAAATCAATTGCTTTAATCACTAAGCAACTGAATTACTCTAAACTTATACAAACACTTACACTACTTACATACCTATGGCAGCATCCCAGCCGTGTATCAAGAAGTTCACTCTTCCGATTGAAGTCGCCGATATCGGACGTCTCATCGGTCCGAAGGGAACTTCTCTGAAAACACACGTTGTCAATAAGTCTGTCAAAATCTATAAGTCTGAAAACGACATTGATGAACAGACGAAAGTTCCATTGAATATCAATATCTCCAAGGAAGATAATATCGTTTTCGCAACGATTACAGTAGATAACGACACTCTACTTGAAATCGTTATCAAGAACATGCTAAAGCACACCGACATCTTCATGAAGAAAAAACAAAACGACGGAAAACCTAAGGTAATCAAGCATATCTTCAAGACCAAAATGGAATCTCATCATGTTGGTAAGTATGTTGGTTCTAAGGGAAAGAACATCAAGAATATTAAGGCACTTTGCGAAGAAAAGATCACAGAATCAAAAATTGATGCTACATCTGTCCGTGTCAATATCTGCGATGATCGTTTTCTTAAGAAAGGTTCTTACAACAAGCTCTTCAACATCAAGAATGACGTCCCTACTGAAAATCAGGTATTGATCACAGTGTCTTGTATCTATGGAGGCAATCCCAACGATATCTTCAAGGCTGTCAAACCCATCATCATTGATAGTGTTGTCAATCTCTTTCCGAAAGAAGAACAAGTCTTTTCTGTTGAAGTAGATTTCCTAGAGGATACATACGATATCTCACTTGAAGTGAAAGATCAAGCATCAGTATTTCTAGACAATATGGATGCGGAACCACGATACGAACCACAATCACCTACATACGAACCACAATCACCTACATACGAACCACCATCACCATCTGCTTAAATACAAATATAAAAACATAAAATAAAAAAACAAAAAAAAATCTTTTTTTTATAAATTTATAGAACCTATATTTCTTGTTTTATTATAATTTAAAAATAATGGTTTTGATAATAATCCTTGACCTTTCATATATTCATAATATGGATAATTATAGGCATGAACACCTTCTTCATTTTTTTCCTCTTCAATCCCTGCCATACTCAAATCATTAATTCTTTTATTAACTCTCAATATTTCATCTTCACTTAGAATTGGTGGACCTGCATCAATTCTTAATGCACTATAATCACAACAAAATTCAGCATTAGATATATCAATATCTGAATTATTTAAATCTTTATCATATTCTGACATATTATTTAATACTTGATCATCTACAGTATCAATTAATCCAGGTAAAAATAATTCATCTTCTTTTTTTTCTTTAATAATATTATCATAATAACCTTGATTAACATAAGTCATTTCATTTGAAGGTAATATATTAGGTTTATATATTTTACTAAATAATTTTGCTTGATCATCTGAATATGGAATATTCTTTGATATTTTATCTTCTTCATGAAATTTTACATAATGTTTTAAATAATTATCATAAGATTCTTCACTATTTAAAAAATTAATTGATTCACCTAATACATCTCTAATATATATATCATATAATAAATTTTCTTTTGATACATTTATCGCATCATTTGAATCAATATCTTCATTTTCATATTCTTTTAATTCAGACAACAATGCTAAATCATTTTTTATATCTGAATTATCTATTGCTTGTTTTAATATATCATCTATATCACCAGAATATTTATTTAAATGTTCTTTTAATTGTTCATCTAATGTATCATTATTAATTATAGGTTGAAATTCTAAATAATTATAACTTTCTAATGTTTGACCTTCTATATTTTTTCTAATATCTTTAGTGAATAATATAAAAATAAATACAATAACTATATATATCAATACTGAATACATATAATATATTATATAATATTTATTTTTTGTTATCTTTGACCTTCACAACTATTTTCAGGTAAATCAGGACATATTTCATGTATATTTATTTCTTCAGGTAATTCTGAGCATATTTGTGGAACATTATCTATTATATTTCTACATATACCTGGCCAATAAATATTATTACTTGCTGCTGGACATAAATTTGTTTGAAGACTTTCAAGATCTTCTGAACCTTGATTTGAATCAATCATATCCGATATAATATTACAATATGTGATTCTGTTATTTAATAGATTTATCTCATTTTGTTCTTCTTGTGATACCTCATTATCTTGTGCACGTAATCGGTCTTGATCACTAACAGCTAACATTACACCATGAACTGACTCTGCTGAACCATCTGAATTATATGAAACCCAATCATCCCATCCACCATATGTAGAAGTCCTTATATTTGTTTGTTTCTTGTAGTCGCTATGTAGTCCACCCATTACAGGAGACCACGGATCACCATCTGCTGGTTGAATACCACTAGTTTCTTCATCATGATCTATATACATATTCATATCATATTGATTTAATAATTCAGATTTATCATATCTTTTATTTATTTTATCAAAATCATATGCACCCGTAGCATCACCTCTACAAGAAAAATGACTCATAAATTCACCATTACTATTTAAAAATTCATAATTTATATCTCCATAAGCCCCTATAGCACAACCACTACATACTTTTACACATTTATTTTGTTTCTCACTCCACATATATTCCAATGGACAACATTTTTCTAAATTCACTCTACCAAAATTACTAAATCCTTCTATTAAATTATTATTATTATTATTATTATTTAAATTTGAACCATTATTTATATTAAAATTTAAACCATTATTAGTTCTTAATAGTTCACTTGAATTTTGATAACTTAAATCTATATAATAATTATTCATAGTTATAATATATTATATTAAAATTTGAATAATTATATAAACATTATTATAAATATTATATGGAACCTATAGAATATGATACACCTGAAATTAATAATAATGATTTAAAAGATTTTGATAATATTATTGAAGAAATATATTCTTATTTATATAATTTATTGAAAAAAGATATAAAAGAAAATATAGTTAATATTAATAATAATGAGTAGTTTAATAAGTTTTATAGATTTTATTGAAAGGATAAATAATATAGATATGGATATGGATATATTAGAACAATCTATTAATGAACAAGGTAATATTAGCAAACCTTGTTTAAATAGTTTTGTTGATAGTTTGGAGAAAGTAATCATTACAAATGAAGATATAGAACATGACTTATGTTGTGCGATATGTCAAGATAAATTTAAATTAGGTGATAAAGTTATTAAATTACCATGTAAAGACCCTCATTTTTTTCATTATGATTCTGATCCTGAATTATGTGATGGAATTCTTCCTTGGTTAAAAAATAACAATACTTGTCCCATTTGTAGAGAAGAATTTCCATTAGAACCAGATGATGACCCCGAAACTATAGATAATAATAATAATAATTTAGAACAAGATAATAATAATAATTTAGAACAAGATAATAATAATAATAATTTAGAACAAGATAATAATAATAATAATTTAGAACAAGATGATAATAATAATAATTTAGAACAAGATGATGATATAAATGAAGAAGAAGCTGTTGAACAAATATTAGAAACTATTGTTAGAAATATTACATCTAATCCTATACCTAATATGGAAATACAGCCAAATTTTAGAGAAATTCCTCCACCTATAAATTTAAGAAGAACTATATTATTACCATTTAGGTTTAATCGTTTACCTATTCATATGAATAATGTTTATCCACAAGAACCATATGATCCTGATTTACAAGAAGCAATTAGACGTTCATTAGAAGATTAGTTTATATTTAAAGAATAATATAAATTATAATTATAAATGAATATCCAAAATTTATCATCATTACCACCGTATCTTAATAAATTTGTAGGTAATAATAGTGCTCAATTAAATGATATATACATGGAAGCTAGAGAAAATATAGGTCCAGGTATTTTATCATTTAAATGTTCAGAATCTCAAAATAGAGTTGATGTAAAATATATGCCTGATCAAGAAATATTACAATCTATGGATATTGAAGCATTAGAAGGATTAAAAAGACAAGCAAAACAAAACGGCGATAAAAAAATTTATCTAATAGAAGATATGGAAAAATCTTCTATGTTTATTGTATATATTTAACTAAGTATTTTTTTTATCAAATCTAGAGTTTCTTTTTTATTTTTCCCTCGGTAATCATAACACCTCCTTGTTCGAGATTTACCGTATTTATCCCATTGTTTCATTATTCTTTCAGATTCGTCTGAATAATTCATATCCATATTCTTTTTACAACCCGAAGGACCTCTATGAGTTGATATTATACCAGGATGCGTATCTATACCTTCATTATGATTTTCAATTATTATAATTTTCTTACTATCATCTTTATTTTTTACAGTATAATAATGATTACTTTTTGTTTTATGTCTATGTGGAACAATCACCAATTCTTCAAGATTTTCTAGTTCCTTTATCATTTGATTAACACAATCATCATCATTACTAAAACAAGTATTTGGAATACTTGGAGTTGATATATTATCACCTGATACCTGGATAGAGAGGATAGACATATTACCGTCTTCTATATAATCAGATGTATCATCTGAAAATTCACATACACTTTCATAATCACTATCACTATCACTACTATCATCAGATGATAGAAGTACTATAGTATTACTTTTATTCGATAATGTATTTTCATCAACTACAGATTCTTCTTCTTGAATCCGATGTTGAGATTCTAATTGAATCTCATTTAATACATTTTCTATACATGATTTATCACCATTTAATCCATCATATACCATTTTTAATAAGAACTTAACCGTTTCAGTATTCATAGTAGTCATTGTAAGTATAATGACAATATTAATTAATTGAATAACCATTCTGATAATGTTTCAAATTTATATATTACAGATCAAAATTTTTCAGATTAAAAATATAATCTTAAATATATGTTATTATTCATTTTATTAATAATTGTTATCATTTTTTTAATCAGTATATCATTCATTAATTTATCAGATAATCATTCAGCATGTATTTATGATTCGATATCACAACAATCTTATATATATGTTGATAATATTAACACTATTCAAAATATTCAAAGATCTTTAAATAATCAAGATAATATATATTATATAAAAAATGATTCATTATATTATCATGATAAAATAATTAAAAAATTATTATTATGTGATAAAAATAATATGAAATTTATGAATAATAAATATGGTGTTAAAATATTAAATTAAATTATTCATAATACTTATAACGTTATCTATATTTTGTTTTATTAAATCATAATCATCATCCTCTGGCCATGGTATAATTGATATAACATCATTTAATTTAAATGCTGATTGTAATAATTCAGTTTTACAAGAATTAATTGTTTCTTTTAATTTCACAGCATTCTCTCTTTTAAATAAATGTTTGATTTTTTCTTTATGTACTTTTATATCATTTTCCAATTTAATTTCTTTATCTATCAATTGATTTTCTTTTTTAGATAATTCTTCGTATTTCTTTACATAATTATCTTCTAATATTTTTATTTCAATTTCTTTATCTTTTAATTTTAATATTTTTTGTTCTATTGTATATATTTCAGTTGCTTTAGGATGATATTGTTTATATATATCCATTATTAAAGAATATTGTAGATGATCAAATGTATAATTGTTATTACCATTATAATTATACAATTTTAAGGTTCTTAATATTTTAAAATATTCACGATTTAAAATTATATCACATTTTTGATCTGTATATAATTGAATAATACCCTGACCATTATTATGTAAATTAACACTTCTACCATAGTTTGAAATTAAATAATGACTGTATGTATGTTGTCCATGAAAATTTTTTGGTTCACAAGAACAAATAAATAAATATTCATTATCATATAAATTAGATTCTTTAATTTTATTTTTAATTAAATTATTTAAATATACTTTAGAACTACTTGGATGATCCACTTGCTCATTATCAATAAGATAATTTTTTTGGCAATATTCACATTCACCACAATATCTAAATAAACCAGAACCTTTTGGTTCTAAAAATTCTTCTTGACATACATTTAATTTTTCATAAAATATTTCTTTTTCTTTTTCTAATCTTTCATTTACAGCTACATTTACTAATGAATTAATATTATGTGAAAATAAGTTTTTAATTTCATTAGAAACATTTTGAACTATTTCTTTTTTAAATTCCATAATTTAATTTTAAATTTAAATATTGAATTGAATCAAATTTATTAATTAATATTTACATCTTTAGATTTTTCTTTATATCTATTTATTCCTGATATTAATTCATTTATAGTTCCTTTATTTACTTCTTTTATATTTAATTGTTGTGATATGATATGAACTATATCAAAATCTATTTTATATTTATTAGATATATTCTTTAACATAGAATACATTTCTGTATTATATTTTTCATAAATTAATTTTTTAAATTTATCTATATCTATTTTTAAATTACTCATCATTATTTTATTTTGATTTGCACTTTTCTTTAAATTATCTATTTGTATTTCATAATCATTATTCACAGATTTTATTTTATCATAATCATTCATTTGTATATATAGACTTTGAACCTTATTATTCAATGTTAATATTTCTTCATTTAAAGATTCTATTACTTTATTAGTTTCATCAAATCCGTGTCTTTTATTAGTAATATTCATCATATTATCATTTATTAATAATTCATTAGGTTTTATTTGCTGTGATTGATTAAATGATTTTTGTATACCTAATCTTGTAATATCTGTATTTGTTAAATTATTATAATGATTATGATTATTCATTATAAAATTTATATAAAAAAAATAATATATTAAAACAAATTATTTACTTTAATGATTTTCTTTTTTTTAATCTTTTATTAGATTTCCTTTTAAATGATTTAGATTTACTTAATGATTTTCTATTCACTTTAGATTTCTTTTTATATGATTTATTTTTAGATTTTCTTGAACGTGTATTTAATCTAGATTTGTTAGAGCGTTTTAATTTCTTAGATTTTCTTTTTCTTTTTCCACCACCTAATTGTGCAAAATCTAATGTAGAGCCACTTAATCCAACTACTTCTGCCATACCTCCCCCACCTATAGGATTATTTAAATCAAAAGTATATCCTCCTCCAGTATAATCTTCTATACAATTGGATACCATATATATAATATATTATATATTATTTTTTAATTTATTTATTATTAATAAGATTTAAGGGATTTAATTCTTTTTCATAATCAGGAAATTTACTTGTATGAGAAGTAGTTTCAGCTCTTCCACCAGATGAAATAAAACCATTAGGTTCAAAATTAAATGAATATGATGCGATATGTTGTCTCATATTACAAGTATCCCATTTTTTATTCTCATTATCAGAATTCGAATTAACTGGTTGGTATAATCTATCACTATTATAATTATTATTATTATTATTATTATTATTATTATTATTATTATTAGAATTATTATTTGGCATATTATAATTATATATTAGATTTTAATTTAAATAAATAATATTTATTTAGATATTTTATGTGTAAATAATACTTTATTATTTTTATTTAAGTAATCTATTTTTAAACTTGTAGGTTTCATATCAAATTGACAATATCCTAATTCTGTATTAAAATGTAATAATTTATATCCTCTTTTATTATTTATATATTCTGGATGAATGTGATCATCCGGGTCATCGAAATATTTCTTGGCACCAGCACCATTTACTACTTGTATTACATCTTTATTACCTATATTCATACTAGCACATGCTTGTAAATGATCATGGCCCGAGCAAACTAAATCTATACCATTTTTTATAATATTTTTAACATATTTTTCATTAGAACCTTTTAAACATCCGTGTTCACCTGGAGATACTAGTGGTTGATGTATCATTAGGATCTTCCAAGGATCAGAACATTCTCTAATATCTCTACAAGTTTCTCTAGACTGCTCCCTTTTTAAACTTGATTCCATTTCATCTAAATTACCATCTATAACAAATATCTTAAATAATCCTTTCTTTCCAAATGAATAATAGTGATACGGGAGAACAAATTTCATATCTTTTTCAATTGATTGTTCTGAATAATCAAATTGCGCTGTATGGCCTTCTGTATTGTAGATATCGTGGTTTCCTAAACATGAAAAAAATTTAATATCGTTTGGAATATCTTTGTATGGTATTTCAAACGCAGTTTTTACCTTAGGATCATTAACACTTCTGATACCATCTTCATAAAAATTATCTCCACCTAACAATACAAATTTAATATCATTATCCCTAACTAATTTAGATAACCCTCGACCAACTGCTCGTTGGTTATCATCACCAGTACCTGTGTCAGCAATAAACACACATTTCATATATATTATTATAATATATATTTATAATTTAAATTAATTATTCATAATAATAATACCATAAAGGTAATATTAATAAATATTATTATTTAAATAAATAATAAATAAATAATAATAATATATGCATAAAACTTTAAGACAAAAATATAATTTAGATGATAGACATCCAGCATTTCCTCGATATGATAGAAATCTAAATATAAAAGAAGATAAAGAAAATAATAAAACTACATGCTTTATTAGCACTGCATTATGTTCTATTACATTATTAAATACATTCTATGTTGGTATCGCTTTATATTTTTATAATAAATATATTCATGATACTTTTTTAAATGATCCTCAAGATATTGATACTACATATAATAAAATGAAACATTTAATTAATTTTTCATGTTCACATATTCCTAATATTAATTGTTAAATATATTTTAATAAACTATTTATAGATATTTCTAAATTTAATAATGATTTTTCTACATTATCTTTATCAGATATTAACGGATTAAATTCTACAAAATCACATGATTTTACTGAATTATTTTTACAAATATATTTTAATATTGTATATATTTCCCATAAATTTAATCCATAATTCACAGGTGTTCCCGTTGATTTTACATAATGTGGATCAAATATATCTATATCAAAACTAATATGTATTTTTTTATTATTTAATCTTTTTTGTAATTCATGTAATATATAAAATATACCTATTAATTTAATATCTTGTGATGAATATACTTTCATATTATATTCATTTAATATTTCTTTCTCTTTCATATCAATACATCTAGGTCCTAAATATGTAATTTGTTCAGGTTTTAAATCATATTGTTTATTTGTTATAAATGATTTATCTAATCCCATTAATTGAGATACTACCATACCATGTGTATTACCTGTTTTACTTGTTTCTTTAGTATTTATATCAGTATGAGCATCTATCCATACTATATGTCCATCATCTTTATATTTATCTAAAAATGCCTGACAACTACCTATACTAACTGAATGATCACCTCCTAATGTTATTATAGGTCTTGTATTTATCATATTATAATTATAATATTCATTATATATCATATTATATCCTCTATTATTAATAAAATATTTTTCATTTATTGATACTTTTTTTGTTAAATCTTTTTTATAAACATTTTTTAATAATTTATTATAAATTATTTTAGGAGATAATTCGGTTCCTAATTTCTTTTGTCCAAATCTACAATTCGCTAATATAATATTCATTTTATTTATAATAATTAAATTATACTTAAATTAAAATTTGATAATTATTTTATATTCATTTATAAATAATGGATAATATGGATAATCATTTTAATACATTAGATCATCAAGATTGGAAAACAATTGTTATCAGAAAAAATCCTAAAAATAATGTAGCTAATTCAAAGAAAAAAATAGATAATACAGTTCTTAAAAAAATATCTATTGAAAAAAAAGCTGAAGCGGATGATTTACATCATAAACAATTAACTGTTGAATTAAGACAATCTATTCAGAAAGCAAGATGTGCTAAAGCTTTAACACAAAAACAACTTGCTAATAATATCAATCTTTCTCAACAAATTATTTCTGATATTGAATCTGGTAAAGCAATTTATAACGCACAACATATTAATAAAATTAAAAGACATTTAAAACTTAAATAATAATTTAAAGATTATATAATCAATATAATAATATTTAAAAATAATGAGTTCCATTAAAGATAAACCACTTAAAAAAATTGTATGTGATAAAAGAATTACTATAGATGCTATTCATAATAATAAAATTAATAAAATAAAAGAAAATTTAAATATTAAATCTGAATTAGAATCTAAAATATCTGATTTACAAAATAAAATTAATAATGAATCTGATATTCATGTTAAAATTAATTTAGAAAATGAATTATTATCTTTGAAAAATGAATCTAAAAAATTTAATAGTGATGAACAAATTGATTATTATTTAAATAATGGTTTATTATTATCAGATTATTATGAAAAAGATAGTAAGTTTTTTTTTGAGGAAAAACCAGATAATAAAAAAAAGAAAACTACTATTCTAGATTATATGGATGATAATAATGGTGATAATAATAATAATAATAATAATAATAATAATGCTCAAGATAATAATTATGATCAAATCATATCTAATTATCTTATTAATACTAATGATGAATTTATAAATGATTTTGATATAATAGATATTAATTTATGTAAAAATTGTTCTAAAAAACTTACAATTAAATATATTAATAGTGAAATTGTATGTGAAACATGTGGATATACTGAGAAAATTATGATTACATTAGATGGTAATTCTTATAAAGATCCTATTAGAGAATCTACATATTTTGCATATAAACGTATTAATCATTTTAATGAATGGTTAGCACAATTTCAAGCCAAAGAAACCACTGATATTTCACAAGAAGTTTATAATAATATCCTTAAAGAATTAAAAAAAGATAAAAGTTTTAATATTAATAATAATTTATCATATAAAATTGTTAGAGATTGTTTAAAAAAATTAAAATATAATAAATTTTATGAACATATACCACATATTATTAATATAATATCAGGTGAAAAATCTCCTATTTTAACTAGATCGAATGAAGAACAATTAAGAATTATGTTCAAAGAAATTCAAACCCCTTTTATGAATAATTGTCCTGATGATAGAAAGAATTTTTTATCATATTCATATGTTTTACATAAATTTTGTGAACTATTAGAATTAGATCATTTATTAGTATATTTTCCATTACTTAAAAGTAGAGAAAAATTACAACAACAAGATGCTATATGGAAAAAAATATGTAAAGATTTAAAATGGCAATATATACCGTCAGTTTAAAAATGTTCTTCTTGATTTATCACTATACTTGGATAATATTTGTCTAATAAAACAAATGTTGTTCCTGCTAATAAACCAATATAAATAGCATGTTGATTCATTATACTACAATTTGGTATAAAAAATGTTGAAAATGTAACAATACTAAACATTATTAAATATTTTATTAAATTATTTAAATTAAAGTTCATTATATTATAATAATATAAAATAATAATGTCATTAAAATTAATATTAGGATGTATGTATTCTGGGAAAACTACTGAAATAATTAGAATAGTTAATTCACTAAAACATATCGGCGAAAACCCTATAATTATTAAACCTAAAATAGATGATAGATATTCTATTAATAAAATATCTACTCATAATAAAAATGTAAATGATTGTATAACATTAGATTCATTATCTGAATTAAATGATAATGATAATAAATATATTATTATTGAAGAAGCACAATTCTTTAATGATTTATATCAATTTGTTATTTATCAAGTAGATATATTAGAAAAAAATATTATAGTTGTTGGATTAGATGGTGATTCTAATAGAGAAAACTTTGGTGAAATACATAAATTATTACCTATCTGTGATGAAATTATTAAATTAAAAGCTTATTGCTCTATATGTAAAAATGGAACATTAGGTATTTTTTCTAAAAGAATATCTGATAATAAAAGTAAAATATTAGTTGGTTCTGATAAAGATTATATTGCTGTTTGTAGAAAATGTTATTTAAATTAATTAATTAATTAATTAATTAATTAATTAATTAATTATAAGTTATTTAAAGAAAAAAATAATATAATATTATAAAAATGGCAGACGAAAACGTAGATTACCTTGATATTGATTCACCTATCAATGGACAAAATTATTGTTGTTTATCTTTTGTATCTCCTGAATCTGTAATTGAAGATAGACACGCATTCAATGTAAGTAAATTCTTACAATCTATTTGTAAAAGTCAAGATATGGAGTTTGATAAAGTAATGAGTCAATATCAAGATTTCACTTATAAGCATGAAGATGCTCTTCAAAAAGAATTTGATGAACGTAATAACTTTAAAACATCTGTTCGTGGTGTAAAAATTAGAGGTGTATACCAAAGTCGTCAAGAAGCTGAATTACGTGCCAGTAAGCTTCATAAATCTGATTCTAATTTTCATGTTTTTGTAGGTCAAGTAGGTTATTGGTTGCCGTGGGATCCTAGTGCTGATAAAATTGAAGATGAAACATTTGCTGATACCCAACTTAATGAACTCATGACTAAATACAAAGAAAATAATGTTAATAAAGATATTTTCTATGAAGAACAAAAACGTGATAAAATTAAAGCCGCACAAGAAGAAAGACTTCGCGCTGATAAAGAACGTAAAGCAAAAGAAGCACTCGATAATGTTTCTGATGAACCATGTCCTGAAGGACCAATCCCAGAAGATGAACCATGCCCCGAGGAACCATCTGTTCAATCTTGTGCTGATAAAGTATCCGAGGATGAACCTTGTTCTGTAGTATCCGATGAACCCGCACCTGGTGGAGCAAGTGATCTTGAAAGAGCTCTTAATGATGAAGACCCATGGATGGCGCAGAAAAACAAAACTGCTTAATAAATTTATTTATATTATATTTATATAATGACTATTTACCAATTTTTTTTTATTATTATTTCTATTTATTTAATTTATAATATTAAACACCAAAAAAATATTATTAATATGGAATGTAATTAATATATTAAATATATATAATTATCTTCAAGGACTGATAAAAGCAGTATTTGATTGAGGTAATCCAGTAGGTGAATAACACAGATATTCATTTGTGCTATCACTCACACAATGTTTTTCCCAGTATTCACGAGTAAACCCCCACCCTGGTGTGAAAGATTTATCATCCCACGCATGATACCAGTCTATACCAGTTGCTCGCCCACACCTTCTGTATAAAATCGTCTCACCAGACCAAACTACTTCTTCATATAAATTATCACACCCTTCATTTTCTGAAGGATGATACTGACTACAAGAACGATTTGTACCGGCACCAGGATAATTTTCTACACCTATTACCGCATCACTAGGACATTCAGGATGAGCAGTATCTGGTTTACATATAGTATTAGTTTGTGTCTCTCCATTTGATACACATTCACTATCTACATACTGTCCATCTTGACAACTACTACAAGGGACTACTTGTCCATAGTCATTAACTATATAACCATCATTTGCTGAAGAGCATTGTTTATACATTGATCCATCATCCGTAATATCAACTTTCATTACACAATCAACCGGGTTCAGAACATCACCACCAGGAGCACAGTTTGGTTGAGATTCACAATCTGTAATGATACCATCACTATTAATGTATTTCCCTACCTCAGGTCCAGAAACACATCTCCTTACCCACTCACCAGATGATTGAATACAAGCATTCTCTAATAAATTATCATCTGAATGCACCCCACAATTAACTTGATCACTACAGTATCTAAATCTAGGATTATTAGCATCGGATCTAAACCAAGGAAAATTATCAGGTAGTTCAATACAAGTCAATTGATTTAATTCTTCTGACCTATCCTTAGGATCTAATGAATTTAACATATTCTGCGATTGATTTATATTTTCAAATTGAGCCAATATATTTTCTTGTTCGTTAAAATAAAAACCAATATCACAATCGCAATAATTTTGGTCGGCATCCCCACTATCAATATTGTCTATATAATCACCTCGACCACATGAAAATGCATTATTTCCACACGACACAGAACCTCGTCCAGACAATTGATTACCACATGTCATACAATCATCTGGACTATCACTCCCCGTATTTGGATTATATGTTTTTTCTTGACATTTACAAATACCAACACCTGCTTCATTAGATGAGCCCGGACTACATTCCACATCATTTCCACCAGGACAATAATTTCCTGGAAGACAATATTCACAGACATTACTACCTGAATCTAAATATTGACCCGGTGGACATATAACCTCTATAGATGACTTACATATAGTATTTCCCCACCCTAAGAACTTATCTACATCATTACATACATTTACTGAACAATTAACATTATTTAAATCATCATCATTATCCGGTATGTATCCATTACAATTAGTGGCATTCCTTATGTTATAATCTTGTTCACATAATTCATTCATACCTTTTGTTGTTAATAAATTGGGTTCACATTCTCTACATATCCCATCATCATACTTTTCAAACCATTGACAATCTGCTTCCCTACCATCGATAGTCCGGTTTTCAATACATTCATTATTTTCATTTAAAAATTCATTTTCTGGACATTTACATTGTATTTCATCTACAGCACCTGTTATAATACATGTATCACAAGCTTTATCTATATTTAATAATGTAGGTTCTGGTTTTCTCCCCAATACACATTTTGGATAATCACCATCCATTACAATATTTTCTTTTAGTTTACAACCACCCGTATCTGGATCTGAATTTTCATAATATGAACAAATTTGTTTTACAGCATATGATTCAGGATTTTCATAATTATATGAATATATATTTATATTTAATTCTTCTATCTCAGCAGGTGTCTTAAAAAAACATTTCTCTGAATTAGTTTCATATAAATATTTACCTTCTAATACATTTGAATTATTAATATTGTTTTCATTTAATATTCTACATTCATCTTGACTACAAACATGTAAATTTTCTTTAGAACAATATACTTCTGGACCACATGTTTTTTTATCTGGTTCACAATTCCCAGATCTACAATCTAAATTTACTTCACATTCTTCATTTTCATTACAATCTCTTATATAACAAGGTATTTTTTCTTCAACACCTTCATCTACTCTACATGCTTTACCATTTATACCTTTTTCTTGTGTAATTTCATATTTTCTTGTTTGATATCCTCCTGTTCCACAAGATTTATCACATTCAGAATATTTACCAAAACTTCCTACACAGTCTTGAGTATCACTTACAATTCTATTTAATAATTTATCTAATAATTCATTCAATACAGATAATTTATCATCTGATTTTTTATCTTTTAATTGTTCTTTCTTATAACTTCCTTTACCTTTATGAAATCCAAACTTATGTATATTTTTTGATTTAATTGCTTCTTTAGTATATATAGGTGGAATATAATTAGTATAATTATTATCAAAACCTTCTACTATTCTAAAATAAAATACTAATGATATTAATGTTAACAATAAAATGTAATATATTACATTCATATATTTATATAATATATTAAAAAATATTATATAATTCATTTATTCCGTATCTGATTTACAAATTACTCTTTGATGTTCGCCACCACGACCATCTATAGTAGATGTACCACCGGTGAGCCTCGCAGTTGCTGTATTTGTATTATAATAATATGTCGTATTGTTTACCGTAACTCCTCCCACACATCTATCACCACTCATACAAACATAACAACCACCCATATGTCCACGATCTAAATTCATATTACCGATTATATCCTGATCTTGATTATTTTCATAATTAAATAAGTCTTCACATTCACTGAGGGTTGGGTCAGTTTCGGGAGAATTGTTGTCATCATAATTACAACCTCGCATATCCTGCTGACCCGAATTCCAATTTACACCTACTATTCTGTAATCGCAAAACTCACCTACATATGTATCAAGTCCATTATTAATATTAACACAATCACAACTTACATCAACGCCTGGATCATTACCATTATTATCAGTAATGGTTCCATCACTATTTAAATTTTTACATATAGAACCATTCTTACAAAGATTTAAATCACACCAATTACCCATATTATTACAACTAGTTCTATCATCGGATAAAAATGGTATATCTTCTGGACAAGGTGTGCAATTTATTCCAGGTGTTGAACTAAATGTGTTATCTCCACATTCTACACAACTATCACTATTATGATCATATTCATATCCTGGATTACATTGTAAACAACAACCATTACATGATCCATTATCTGGGTTTCCACCACTACAGGCATCACTATTTTCCGCATAAACTCCACAATTTACACTATCTGGACAAACCAGATTAGAATCTAAAGCTATAGGGTCATTTTCAGCACAAACAGTATTTTTCCCTACAGGTAGAAGATTATATCCTTCATATTCATACCCATTAATTCTATATTGATTCCTTACTATATCATTACCATCAGAACAATTTTCACATATCCCATCCGAAAAATATCTATAACCATTTCTACATCTACCACATAATTCATCTATATTTATCCTTACATTTTGTGAACTATTTGATTCTTTAAAATATGATAATGGTGGCCAATTACCTTCAATACATAATACCTCTTCATTCCCAGGCATTAATTCAGTTGTCTCAATTGTATAATTATTATTTAGTATTTCATTACACATATCTTCTGATATTTGATCTTGTGAAGTGTAAGGTGTTTTATATCCTATATCTTCTTCACCTGAACTTTTATAACCAAATTTACAATATAATCCTTCATCTAAATTATCCAAACCATATTGTCTTTGTCTTTCTAATAAACTATCACCTTCTAAATAAACAGTATTATTCCCAATTGATCTACACTCATGTAAAAATGGATTATCAATAGATTCTTCTGTCTCTTGCATATACCAACCAATATCTTCACAATTAAACTCTGTTGGCATATTTATTATTCCATCTTCATTCGGTTGATAGTCATTTATATCTATACCTGAATTTTCATTATCATTTTCATTATTATTTTCATCATTATTTTCTAAAGTGCATTCATTATTATCATATTTAAATATTTTATCATTATATCCATATTGATTATTTAAATCTATACATTTAAATTCTGTATTACATAAATTTAAATTCTCTCTTGAACATACTTTAGTTGTTAAACAACTTTTACTACGTGGATCACAACTACCTGAATTACAATCAATCCCGCTTTCACATGGTTCTCCTATATTACATTTAAATACATAATCACTCGAATCACATTTCTTTTTTTTTGTAAATCCATCTTCTTGTATACATTTATTACCTTTAATCCCACCCCTATTAGTAATCCTATATGTTTTATATTTATATGATTCTCCACATTTCTTATCACATGGCCCATATTTAGTATAACTCCCTTCACAATCATCATTTATGTTTTCAAATACACTTACTAAATTTTCTAATAATCTATCTATATTAGCCATTTCCATATATTTTAATTCTCTTTTAGCATAATCCATATCATTACCCTCTATTATCCCTTTATTCAATAATAATAAATATGATATTATTATAATTAATATTATAAAACTATATTTTATATTATATTTTAAAAAATATATCATTATCATATTCAATATGAATAATTTCACCAAATTCATATAATATATATACTATATTATATTTTTTATCGTGAATCTTTTATTCTTTGTAATATTATCTTCATTTTCTCATTTTCATCACTTTTTAACTTTAATGATTTTGACATTTTATCTATTATTTCTTGTTGTGCTTTTATAATTGATTTTAATTCTAATACTTCTTCTGATTCTTTCTCTTTGTTAAAATTTTTATCAACAAAAAATCTTGATTTATAAATAATATCTCCTTTTTTATTCTTTAAATTTATAGGGACAGTCCATGATTTACCTGTATTTGATAAAACTATTTTATCATCCAATAACCTTATAAATTGTCCACCTAATGAAAATATTTCTTCACCATCTTTCAATGTTATATATTTTATATATACCTCCTTATCGAATGGATATGGTAATTCTATTTCTGAACAATCTTTCAAATGTTTCTTTATCAATGCTATATCTTTAATCATATATATTATTATATTAAAAATTATTTGTTAAATATAATATAGTATAATATGAATATTGAACCTCTAAAATCAATATTAGATTTAACTAATAATAAACAAAATTCTATTGTTTTTTTTCTAAATGATGATATTAAATCTAAATTAAATAATTATTATTATTATGAAGAAAAAAATAAAGATATATTTATAAATCAAAGAATTATTTGTGTAAAAAAAAATAATTTATTATTAGATGTAAAAGGTAAAATAATATCAATTAATAAAAATATAATTGGTATTAATGTAAATAATAAATATAATAAATATGTTGATAAAAATTTATATTATATATTTATTAAAAATTCTAATTCAAAATCTGATGATCGCGATTTCTTTGAAAACTTATTAAAAAATTTAAATTAATTTATGAAAAATATAATGGATTCTTATTCATAATATGTTGTCTACATAAAAAACATTTTTTACCTTCAGTAGATACTAATCTATCATAACATTCATCACAACATGTATGGCCACATGGATTTAAATATAACGAGACACTATTTGATAAACATAATGGACATATATTTGATATATTCACATTATTAATCTTTTTTATCATTTTCAAATATTTATTTATTTCTAATCTACTCATTATATATTCTTTTCTTGTTTTTTCTAATTTAGAATTATCTTCAATTTCTTTTGATAATGAATTTAAATTATTAATTGTATCTTCTACTAATTGATTATTACATACTTCTTGATCTATTTCATGCATAAATTTAACAATTAAATCTAATTTTTTTATATCTGATTTTGAATTTTCAATCTCATTATTAAATTGTTTTTCACATTCAAAATATTTATCTTGTTCTATTTTATATTTATCTATAAAATCACTATACATACTACACATTTTATCTATCATATTTAATTCAGGTTCAGGTTCATCGCTAGGTTCAGGTTCAGGTTCAGGTTCATCGCTAGGTTCAGGTTCAGGTTCATCGCTAGGTTCAGGTTCATCACTAGGTCCAGGTTCTGAGTTATTCTCTTTATATTCATTTATAATATTTTCACTAATAGTATTATCATTCAAAATACTTATTAATCCATTTTTTATTTTAATAATATTTGCTATATTTTCATTTTGTCCTGAATCACTACATACATCCATATTTAAATTACTATCTAAATTATTTATTACATAATCATAAGATACATTATTATTAAAATCATTCATAGGTATCCCTGATATATTACTATTATTAAAATCAATATAATTATAATCCATTATTACAATATAATATATATATTTTATATTTAAACCTTAAATATGTCTTCAATATCCATTACTTTACATCTAACTTTTGAATTATATTGTTTATTTTTTAATAATTTAATAATTTCTAAATAATTTTTCATATAATCCGTTGATATTAAACAAATATTATAAATACAATTTAATAATTTAAATATTTCATCATTTTCTTTCTCCAATATATTTCCAAATATATTTTTGAATAAATTATCTAATTTATTTTTTACAATATTATTTTTATCTAAATATGTCATTAACATTAAATAGCCTATTTTATTATCATTTCTTTTATTTTCATTACATAAATTATCATAAACATTATCAGATACTGATACATTTTCTTCAAATATAAATTTATAATATTTATTTAATGTATTATTCATGATCCGAATAATATTTTCATGTTTATTTATTTCTTCTAATATTTGTATATAAATATGAATATATGTATGATGTAATATACATTTTTCTAATATATTTTCTACAACTAAATTAATTAAATGTTTGTTTTTATTTATATCAGATACGATTAATTTAATTATTTCAGATATATTTTCATCTGTGCATTTATTAATATTTGATGTAATGTTTTTTATTGTTAATGTATCATTGTTTTTATTTTGAAATCTCTTTGATTTTTTTATATTCAATCGAAAATAATTCTTATTTGTTTCTATATCATCAAAAAAATTACGAAGCTTATCTACATCTATATTTTTTTTATAATTATTATAATCCCCAATAAATTTGTCAGAACTTATTAATTCATTCACTTCTTCTTCAGATAATTCTAACATATTAATAACTTATATTTTATTCTTTAATATTTAAATATATTTAAATATATTATTCTTTAATCTTAAAGAACAAAAATTGATCTTCAATTATAAATTTGAAAATTATTAAAGTAAAAATTTAAATAATCAAATTAGTAATCTTAAGAATAAATTATATCAAAACTCTTAAAACATACTAATAATCATGGAATTTCACCAAAATACAAGTGAACGATTCGCTGAAAAGATTATTACTATATTGTCAACTAAGTTTGATGGTAAAGTAATGAATTCACCTGATATGACTATTGAACTTATGATTAAATCTATTCCATATGAACCTGAAGATGATATTATTGATATTTCACCTACACCTGAAAAAGTAATCAATACAATTAAACCTAAGGATACATCCGAATCTAGTGATGAACCACAACCGGAAACTCCTATTAATAATGAAAATGTTGATACTCCTGTAATTGATGATGATGGTGAAGATACACCAGTAATTGATGATAATGAAGATAATTCTGTAAACAATACTAATGAAGAAATCTTTAAAGATGATATTGATGATAATGAAGTAGAAGGAAAACCTAAGAAAAAGAAAAAGAAAGAAAAGAAAGCAAAGAAAACACCTGATCCGAATAAACCTAAGAGACAAGCGAACGCATATATTAGATGGAAAACACATCCAGATAATATTGATATTATTGAATCAAAATCCATTGAAATTAATGAAGAAACAGGTGAACAATATGGTAAAACTAAAGCAGCAGGATTCCTATGGAAACAACTTGATAAAGAAGAACAAGTAAAATGGAAACCTACACCAATTTCTTAAATAATTAATATATTAAACATCACCTTAATATTTTTTCATTCTTAAAAATATTACAATATTAATTCGGTCAATTTAATTAATAAAATATAAATTTGATTTTTTTTTGTTTAGTTTTAATTATTTTTAAATTAAATATAATAAACTATAAAGAATATTTAATATTATGGAACAACAATCTGATGTAAATATTGCGGTAATTGCTTGTCAAAATCTAAGAGTAAAGAGACAAGAAGATAATAATAATAATATTAATGATTTATTATTAAAAGAAGGTTTATCTGAAAATGAATTAAAAAGAAAATGTAATGGTAAAGAATATGATAGATTATTATCAGATATTAATAAGGTCCAATTATATACATTCGATGACATTATTACAAAATGTAAAATAGATCCTGTTTTCAGAAATGTTATTTCAAGGACAATTTCTATTAATTCTGTTAGACAATGTGGTAAAGATGAAAAATATATAGTTGATAAATGTAATGAAACTACTAGTAAATACGGTGTAAATATAATTAATATGAATAATAGTGAATTAAGACCACTGAAGGGTAGTCCAATATTAGTATCAAAATTAGATATTAAAGAAAAACGATATTCTAAAGATGATTGTCTCAAATCATTTGATTATGAAATTTCAGGTAGAAAAGAAGGTTATGTCTTTGCAAAAGTATGTTATGGTAGTGGAGGCGGACAAGACGGAGTATTTATTGAAGCAAATTATTTTGGTGAATGGGCTTCTGAATATGGTATGGATGGTAAATTATATTGTATATTAATCGATACCGATCAAACTACAAAATTTAATAATTTAAAAAATAAATTTAGTAATTACAATAATATTCATGTAGTTGATCATATGGATTTACAAAGACTTCTAATTAATCAATAAATGTTCTGTAATTCTATATACTAAGTCGAAAGGCATACGTTTTCTAGCTATATCACTACTTTCTCTAAAATTAGGTAGGAATAATGAATTATATTTATCTCTTTTATTTTTTATATAATTATTAAAATCTAATACTAATTTTTTTTGTTGTTCAAAAGATATTGACGGTTCGATAATTAATGTCATATGTCCTCTAGCAGAATGTTTTTCTGTATTATCAATAAATAAATTTTCATCATCCTTAATTTCCATATTTATCATATTATTACTATTACTATCAACACATTTAACAACTATATTAGTATTTTTTTTATCCAAATTATTTGTCATTAGTCTTTTTATTTTATATTTTTCTAGTTTTGGTAAATTATATATTTCTCCACCAATAGTATAATTATTGTTTTTTATTAATTTTATTCTCATGTTTTTTTTTGAAGGATATATATCAATATTTATATCTGATTCATTTATATTTTCATTATTATTTTTTTTAATAAATTTCATACTACAAACTGTTGTGCTTGTATCTTCAAAAACAGATTCTTCAAATATATTAATATGTTCTATAACATATATATCTAAAAACTTTTTCCTAAGTTCTAAATCATTTTTTCTAACAGAACATATAAAATTTAATGGTATAATAATTATCCCACCTTGACATATATCATTTATAATATTTAATATGAAACATTTATATAAATCATTCACATCATATTTATTAAATAATTCTTTTTCATCTGATTTATTCCTTGCTAAATATGGTGGATTAGTTATAACATACTTATTTTTATATGAAGGTGGGTTCATTAGTGTATCTTGTTTTTTAATACTATCTAATTTAGGATCTATATCATATAATTCTATATTATATTTACCTTGTTTATTAATATATTTTATTAAATCACATGCTCCCGCAAAAGGTTCTATTATATCTTTTATATTTTCTGGTATATTAATTTTTTGTAATATATATTCATAATTTTTAGTATAAAATTGTCCTAACTCTTTTTTTACATTTATTTTATCATCATCTTCTTCTTCATCTTCTTCTCCATCTTCTTCATATCCTATATATTCTTCATCACCATTAATCATAGTGTTTTCATTAATAATTAAATAGTTTTTTTGTAAATCATATCTTAAATCTTTATTTAATCCACCTAAATCTAAAAACTCGTTATAATTTGTAGCTGATTTATATTTCTCATATCTATCATGAGCACCCAACTTTTTATTATTATCAATTATAAATTTAAATTTTATATTACACTTCCTTATATCTTTTAATATGTTTTTTTCATAATCAGTTAATTTAATATATGCCATTATGGTAATATATATATATATATTTAATTAATTATTATTTAAATATTCAAATTTATTTTTATTTCATATTATATAATGAAAATATATATTTATTTAATTATTATAATTTTAATTTATTTTTATAATTTACAAAAAAATATATATATATTAACTCGTAATCAACACATTTATTTCTGGACAAGTATATTTATAATATTAATCATATGTTATTTAATGAAATACCAAAAGTATCATTTATACAAATTCTTACAAAATTTAAATGTAGTTCATCAGAAACCATACGTTCATAAATGATTTAATTATCATATGAATCATATGAATCATATGGGTCATGTGAATCACGTGGTTCTAATTTAATATTTTTACTTTTTAAAATATGCTTCATAGTGTTATATTCATTAATTATATCTTCAGAGACGATATTTCCTTTAACCTTATTTATTATAGAATACATACTCCATATCACTGTAATTATAAA